AGTGCTAGAATTGGCCTAGCGTCTTGAGACTGCTAACTGGCATATCCCAAACTTTACGACTCTCTACGCCCTTTTCCTGGGCAAACTTCTTAGCATCACAACAGCCACAAACATGATAAACATCATTGTTTAGTCGGCTAGGACTCATTGAGCCTTTGGGTCTATTAAACACTTCTTGGCAAGCATCGCATCGTAAGACCACTACAGTCTGCTTACGATAGTAAGCATGTGCCTTACCACAACTGCTGAGTCTAACATGCTGAGTTTGTCTAAATTCTGTTCCGATATACATGACTGTATTTACATTAAGGTTATAAAATGGGTTTGATAAATATCATGTTAAAGGCATTTCATGATTACAATAACCGACTCGGCTAAAGAAAAGATTAAAGATATCCTCTATGAAGAAGGAAATCCCAATCTAGGCCTGCGTACATTTGTACAAGGCGGAGGGTGCAGTGGTTTTAGTTATGGCTTCACTTTGGATGAAATACAAAATGAAGATGATTTTGCCGTTCCGTTAGATGAATTTAAAGTACTGGTAGATGCAATGAGTATGCAATATCTAACAGGAGCAACAATAGACTACAAAGAAGAACTTATGGGTAGTTCTTTTACAATTACAAATCCAAATGCAATAACCAGTTGCGGATGTGGATCAAGTTTCGGGGTATAAACAAAAATGGCACAACAAGAAATTGATATTGGCTCACAAGGTAATGACGGTACCGGTGATAGTATTAGAGAAGCATTTCGTAAAGTAAATGAAAACTTTAACGACATATATGCTATATTTGGGGCGGGAGGACTAATTCGTTCCACAAACCTAGACGACTTTCCTCGTAGCTATACCGGCAATCAAATATTTGTTACACAGGGTGCCCGAGGTGCCATAAGTGAAAGTGTGTTGGCCAAAGATCTTGTTGCAGGCACAGGCATCCGTATTACGCAAACTGATTCTACACTGACCATTGTCAATGCGGGGTCTAGTTTTTCAGCTGATCCGAGTCCAAGACTAGGTGGTCCATTAAATGCTGCCAGTGCTCCCATTGCCAACATTGCAGACCCAAGTGATTTATCACTTAGTCAATTTATCACATCACATCCTACAGTAACTATCAACGGACAAGCGCCGACTCAAGATGCATTTGTCATTACCAAAGGGTACGCCGACAAGCGATATCTACAACAAACCGGCGGAGGCAGTACCAGTGGCACTATTCGTATCAGATCCGAACCGTCAAATACCACCGGCTATACTAAAACTATTGTTAGCTTCACAGGCGGCAATGCTGCCTTTGCTTCTAACACTAGTCCGTTAAGTGACAGCGGCGGAGACGGTGCAGCCTACACATATTCTACAACGGGTATTGTTGCTACTAATTTGGTCAACAACTCTACCTATTATCTAAAATACATTGATTCTACTCGCATAGGATTTTACCCAACAGCATTAGATGCCAAAGCAGGAACTAATAGAATTTCAGTATCCGGCGGAACTGGAACACAGACACTAACTGATGCCGCATATGATGCTAACCTGGCCGGCAACTGGCTAGCAACAGAAGCATTGCCTCGTAAGAGTGTGGTTCGTCGCCAAGGCGACACAATGACAGGATTACTGACTTTAAGTGATCATCCTGGCAGTCTTGCAGGCGCAGGCAGTCCTAACGGTGTTGATGATTTACAGGCCGCAACCAAATACTATGTAGACAATTCTAGTTTTGCTAGTAGTGTAAACCTGTTTGTTACCACTACAGGAGATGACACACAAAAGAATACCCCAAATGGTAAAGAGGGACGAGCATTTGCCTATGCATATTCTACTGTTGGAGCTGCCTGTCTCAAAGCACAGGAACTGATGGATCTTGCACAGGTTGAGCCGGGCCCGTATCGTCAACGTATTACCTACACAGTGGCCACGGTGATAAGTCCAAGTATTTTACAATCAACTGGTATTGTAAATGGTCCTGGATACTTGACTGTAAAAGACAACTTACAGGCCAACAAAGAATGGATCAAAGCTGAAGTTGTTGGATATATGAACACCACTTATCCAACACTTATCTACAATAGAGATGCTTTTGCTAGAGACATTGGCACTATCATTGATGCAGTTGGCAACGATGTAGTTGTTAACGGAAATTATCAAAGTATCACTACTGGTAAAAATTATTTCAAAGCAGTGTCTATTGGTACACAATTGGACGAAACTGTGGGTGGCATTACTTATGCTAGGATATTGTGTGAAAATGTTTTAAACAATATCAATCCCACAACTGCATATCAAACAGCCTATTCAAGAACTATTAGAATTATTACCAATGGCAATGTTACCAGTCCGATGGTAACAGCAATGGACAGCCGATTTAATATTATTTTAGGCTATTTGCAAAACGGTTTAGCATGGCAAAGTGCTCCGACTCCTAGCTACGGCGTTGGCACTTATCGGTTGGTGTTTAGCAACGGTGGGCAAGGATTTGTTGATCAAGGTAATCCCAGTAATGTTGATATTACTTCTGGCAAAATTATTCGTGGATTGACCACAGGTGCTGAAGCTAAGATTGTCAGCTATGCCAGCGGCGCTACCAACGATACTGTAACTGCCTACTTGCTGACCACACAGGAATTTTTACCATCTGAACAGTTGGAATATGCTGAAGTCAATAAGAGTTTACAAATTACCATTCGAATTGAAAGTGGTATCTACTACGAAGACTTGCCAATTCGTATACCTGCAAACGTTACCGTCAAAGGCGACGAGTTCCGCCGTACAATTATTCGTCCAAGAGGCGGTGCCAGTCGCAGTGTTGCTGTTACTACCTATTTCTACAGAGATACAACCTATGACGGATTGACATTAACCACTACTAACTACGGATACCATTACTTACAAGATCCTACTAAAGTTTTGAATGTGGGTCCTAGTTATAGTAATGCAGGCGGGTATGCCAAATCGGCCAAAGCCGTGTACGAAAATAAACCATTCATACAGGCAGAAGTTGTGGCATTCATCAATGCAAATTATCCTAGCTACAGTTATGATCCTATCAAAACTCAAAGAGATACAGGTTTTATTATCGATGCAGTTATTGCAGACTTGCTAGCTGGCGGTAAAAATAATATTTTAGATACCGCACTGGGATTTTATAATTCTGGTGCAGTAGTAACTAATGCAGCTAATCGAGCAGGCATCACTTACATTGCCATTATTGCTCAATTGATTATTGCACAAACACGACTGACTGATGCAACTACTCCCCGCAAATTGAGCAGTGCCACACAGATAGTCGACACTGCGTTGATCGCAGAAGCCAATAGCGGTGCTGCCATTACTAACTTGATTAGTTCAGTGGTATATGCAATCAACCCTGCCAATACAACCTACAACCCTCCAAAGAACAACAAAGATCTTGACATGTTCTTCATGAATGATGCTGTTAAGATTCACAACATATCAGGTCAAGGGCAAGGCGGATTCATGTGTGTACTTGATCCATCTGGTATAGTTGGCAGTAAAAGTCCCTATGTACAAAGTTGCTCATCGTTCTCCGGCAGTATCAATGCACAGAGGTTTGCCGGCGGTATGTTCATTGATGGATTCTCAGGAAGACTACAGGCAACCATTGCTAACAACAATGCTGTTACTGATGGTGGATTAACCATAACTGTCACAGGACTGACCTATCGTCAGCCACAAGCACCGACTGCGTTTTATCAAAGCGGTTATCGTTACCAAGTTGACAATATAGCCTCATGGGATCCTGCTACAGGTGTTGCTGTGTTGAATATAAATCCAACTACTCCATGGCCCGGTGCTGTAAGCCCGACTTATCCCTATTCCATGACTTTGGAAACTCCGGGCAATCGAAGCATGCTGGCCAACGACTTTACACAGGTTAATGATCTGGGTTACGGTATTGTCGCACACAATACCGGTTTAACTGAGCAGGTGTCAACCTTTACTTACTATTGCTACACAGCCTATATGGCCAGCAATGGCGGACAAATTCGTTCAGTAGCAGGATCAAATGCACACGGGGTATACGGCTTGCGTGCCCTGGGTTCAGATCCAACTGAAGCACCTAATCAAATTAATTTGGCCAACGACATGGTCCAAGCTATTAAAGTTTACAAGTACGGCTCATTGTCTACATTTGGCGCACTAGCTGATACCAATTTCTATATGCAAAGGTATCAAAGCATTCCAACACAGACTAGTGAATTAGAGATCTATCACTCAACTGGTCCAACAAGATACGAAGTTAAGACGGTTGTCAAAACTGGTTTGGCATTTAATAATCATACACAACGAGTATCTGCAATCAGTCAAGCTACCCCTGCTGTAGTTACTATCATGCCAGATGTTACTATTACAGGTGTTACGCTGTCTAATCCTTGTGTAGTCACTGCTGCATCACACGGTTACCAAACAGGTGACTTTATTAAGATCACAGGTGTAGTTGGCACAACTCAATTAAATTATAGAAATTATTATATCAGACGTATTGATGCAAATAGTTTTAGTCTATACACTGATGCTGCAGCAAGTGTTGCTGTTAATAGTGGAACATACACTGCCTATATTAGTAGCGGTACTGTTAGCCAACGACATGTGTTCCATTCAGGCGATCCGGTAGTATTTTCAAATACTACCATGACACAGATCAACGGAAACATTTATTATGCTAATCCTATTAACGGAACACAATTTGCATTGTACACTGATAAAGCATTAACTACTCCTGTTAACTCTGGTACATATACCACCTTTAGTGCAGGATCAACTACAGCTTCTAGCGGATTTACAAGTGGTCGACAATATACTATTGAAACAGTTGGTACTACTGTTTGGACATCAATTGGTGCTTCCTCAACAAGTTCGTTCAACGGTTATATCAGTAGTGGTGTTAGTGGTGTTGCTGGACAGATACTAACTGTAACCAGTACTCCTAGTACTGCACTAACTGTTGGACAACAAGTAAACGGTGTAGGTATAACCGCGGGTACTGTGATTACCGGATTCGGAACTGCTGTTGGCTATACTGGAACTTACTCCGTCAGCGTAAGTCAGGCCGCTGGAACTTCTGGTTCTCCGCTGGCTATAACTACAGTTGCTCCGGGCACAACATTTACTGCTTCAGGTGCCGGCGCTGGCACAGGCACTGCCTACTACGGCGGTACAGTCAGCAACAAGGTCAATTTTACAATTACCGGAGCTACACTGGCTAATCCATGTGTAGTTACTACATCGGCGGTTAATAACTTTAAAAACAGTGATTTGATTACCATTTCTGGTGTTACTGGACTTACCAATATCAACAGTACTTTTTATGTTAAGGTGTTGACTGCACAAACTTTTGCGCTGTACTTAGATAGTGATCTAGTGACTAGTTTCAGTACAGTTGGTCGAACCGCTTATAGTTCAGGTGGTACCGCAAGTGGTGGCCAAGAAGTTTTACAAATTCAATTAAGTACTTCTAGTAACGACAATCGTGTGTCAACTGGTTTATCGGAAACACTTAGCGATGATCAAAACATGACCATGCGTGTGTTACAAAACTACAAGTTCATAAACATTGACAATGTTAAACCTACAAGACCTAGTACCGCGTTAGAATTCACTGCTACAAAGAACTACGCTAGTGGTAGTTTATATCGTGTAATTGCCTATAACTTAAACGAAGCAACAGGATCTGGACTCAGCACAGATGGTCATACTGCTATTCTAACCGTTGATCAATCATTTGCTTATCTCAAGCCCCTAGTGTTGGTCAGTGCTATTGGTATTATCGATCCGTTAAACAGTCGTAGAACTATGGGTGCAACTGCTGGAGATGTAAACATTGCCATTGATTCAACCAGTATGACCACTGACAGTATTGCTGCATGTAACAGTGGCGTTTGGGAATTTTCATGGGATGGCAAATTACATAAAGTATTGGGCTACACTGCTGCAACTAACTCTAGCATAATTACTGCTGGAAATTTTGTAGCTGCAACCACTTATACAATTGCCAGTTTAGGTACTACTCCTTGGACATCAATTGGTGCTACTGCCAATGCTGTGGTCACTGCTACGATCGCAGGAACATTGATGAATGTAACTGGTGTTACCAACGGGGCATTGGCAGTGGGACAACAGTTAACTGGTAGCGGTATTCAACCGGGCACTGTAATTACCAGCCTAGGAACGGGAGCAGGTTATCAAGGAACCTACAACATTAGTTCAACAGTTAATACTGTAAATCCTATTACAGTTAGTGCTATCACAGTAGGCAGTGTATTCATAGCCAATGCTGTTGGTTCTGGTACAGGAACTGCAACTGCAAGTGTGCCTGCTTACATTACCATCGACGATATATACGACAATAACTCTAATCAAAATCAAACTAGTGCAGGAAGTTTTATTGTAGGTCACAAATATACTATTACATTTACAGGCACAACTACTTTTACTTCAATAGGTGCTAGTTCAAGTTCAGTAGGTACAGTATTCACTGCAACAGCTAAAACTTATAATGTATCTAATTCAGGTGCAAGCGCATACACAATAGATGGTAACAGCAATCCTACAATAAATTTAGTTAGAGGATTTACTTATAATTTTAATGTCAGTGCCAGTGGACACCCTTTCTGGATTAAGACATCCCAAACTACAGGTACAGGTGACGCTTACACATCAGGTGTAACAAATAACGGCACAGCAGTGGGAACAGTCACTTTTACTGTACCCTTAGACGCTCCGGCTACACTATATTATAATTGTCAATTCCATAGTTCTATGGTAGGGCAATTCAACATAACTGACCCTGGCACTGGTCGAGCAACACCGGTTGGTATCAACAGCACATTCCCCACTGACCAAAGTGTCACATTAAGATTGGGTCTGCCAAGCGGATCACCAGGTTATGTTACAATTAAAATTTCAACATGCCGTGCTACCAGTCATGACTTCTTAGATATCGGTACCGGTGGTTACAACACCACCAACTATCCTTATGCAATTTATGGTAACCCTGCAATCGCAGCCACGCAAAATCAAGAAGTCAAAGAAGAAACCAAAGGTCGTGTATTCTATGTGTCAACAGACCAAAACGGTATTTTCCGTGTGGGTCCCTACTTCAAAGTTGACCAAGGAACTGGTGCTGTTACATTCTCAGCCAGTATTGCGCTGAGTAATTTGGATGGCTTGGGATTCAAACGCGGTGTAGTGGTTAGTGAATTCTCAACAGATGTCAACATGACCAACAACGCCACTGACACTGTATCTACTCAAAGTGCTGTTCGGGGGTACATTGATAAGAGATTAGGATTGGATAATAGCGGTGTTATTATTGCCAACACTAATTTGATTGGGCCAGGCTTTATGGCGTTGAATGGTTCGTTGTCTATGAAAGGCAATATGAATCTTGGCGGATTTAACATATTGAATGTGGGATCTCCAAGCAATGCCGGGGATGCTGCCAACAAGTCATATGTTGATACTAGCGTGGCATCAACTAACCAATTGAACAAACTACAAGATGTACTTGAGATGGTGCCAGTGGCTGGAGATATATTAGCGTTTACAGGTGCTAATAATTCATCGGTGACAGTTACTATTTCTGGAGACATTGTACCAACATATACCAGCACTTATACTACAACACTATTGGGTGGTATTACCAATAGCCCAACAGTAGACAGTGGTATTGTGGGCACCGCGCTGATTAATGTCAACGGCGGTATTGCAGTGTTAAGCACTACAGGTTTCTCTACTAGCGGTTATCTACAAATTGACAATGAAATATTCAGTTATAGTTCAATTGCCAGTAATAAATTTATTGGAATTGCTCGAGCATTGAATACCAGTACTGCGACAACACATGCTGTCAGTGCAACTGTAATTTCTTTGAACACTGCACAACTGCAATTGGCAGTAGGCGCAGGAGCAATTGTTGATAGTAAAGTGTCTGCAAGTGCTGCCATTGCACAAAGTAAACTGGCATTGCTCAATGCTACGGCTGCGGCATCTGCAGGAGCTGCCGTAAAAGGTGTTGCTAAATTTAACAGTACTAACTTTAGTGATGACGGTGGTGGATATATTAGTATCAAGACCAGCGGTGTTACCTTGGCAAATATTGTCACAATTGGTAGTGGCAGTGTGTTGGCCAACTTCTCAGGAAGTGCGGCTGCTCCGTCAGAAACCACTGCTAACACAGTAACCAGCTATGGTTTAGAAAGCATTAGTGGATCAACCAATGGTGTTATTAATAGAACAGGTGCTAGAACATTTGGTGTAGTAGGTGTGTCTGCAACAGGAGCAGCCAGCAATTTAGTTCAAATGGACACCAGTAGTAATATTGTGGTAGGTGCTGTTAAACTAGGTAGCGGTGCAAGTGCTCCTACAATACTAGCACTGGCATTGTCGGGTACCAGTTTAAATATCAGTACTCCAGGTGGGTTATCTATTATATCAACTACAGGTACTGGCGGCGGTACAACACAGGCCAATACCACTGTGACATTAAACGGACAGTTTGTACTAGGTGCTCAAAGTACACTATCAGGAGCTGTCACTGCTACCAATGCAACTAATGCTGTTAATGCAGAAAATTTAAATCTTGGCGGTACTCCGGCATCGGCTTCGGTAGATAGTATTGGCAGTACCATTGTTGCTAGAAATGCCAGTGGTAATTTTTCCGCAGGTACTATAACAGCAAGTTTAACAGGCGGAGTAACTGGTAATGTTACAGGTAATGTTACAGGTAATGTTACAGGTAATGTTACAGGTAATGTAACTGGTAACATTACAACCAGCAGTATCACAGCTAGCGGTGCAGGCAATCCGGCCACTGGCACAATTAACGGTTATTGGTCGTTGGGTGCCGGCAGTAGATTAACTGCTACCTATGCCGACTTGGCAGAATATTATTCAAGTGATCAGGACTATGAACCCGGTACTGTATTAGTATTTGGCGGTGATGCCGAAGTGACTATCACTGACACATTTGGTGATGCACGACTAGCAGGAGTAGTTAGTACCAACGCTGCCTATGCTATGAATAATGACCTAGCTGGTGCTAGAGCATTAGTTGCACTACAAGGCCGAGTACCAGTTAAGGTATTGGGACTAGTCAAAAAAGGTGACATGCTAACTACAGCAGGTATTCCGGGATATGCTGTTAAGGCAATTGATCCTAAGATAGGAACTATTATAGGTAAGGCTTTAGTGGATAAGACGACCCCCGAAGCTGGCGTTATTGAAGTCGCAGTGGGGAGAGTATAATGACTAAGCTAATTGTTAACATAGGTAATACCGCAGATGATCGTCGTGGCGATCCCATAAGAATTGCATTTGATAAAATTAATCAAAACTTTACAGAATTGTATGGTAACTTGACCAATGCAATACCCACTGTTACTGGCAACGGTGGAAAGATTTTGAGCACCAACGGTGTTAATCTAACTTGGATTGATGGCAATCTCAGTAATGCAATATTAACTCTTAACACAATTCCTCCGACTAATCCTACAGTTAATAATCTTTGGTATGATACAGTTAGTGGAAGAATTTATGTTTATTATAATAGTAATTGGACTGATGCAAGTCCACCAATTGCCAATTATAAGCCAACTCCCCCCGCTACCTCAAAAGGTGTTTACGGAGATCTGAGAGGTTATTGGTCTGCAAATAGTACATACTACTATTATTGCGCAGAAAATTTCACAGGCAACGGTGATGACATTTGGCGGCGTGTTGCATTTGATGGATTGACTTGGTAATGGTTGCACTAGTTTTCCCGCTAACCCCTAGAGTAGCTGAATTTTTTACTGCTACTAATAATGTTATCTACCAATGGAACGGTGTTACTTGGATTGTAATTGGTAATGCTAATCAAGGCAATTACATTTTGCCCGTAGCCAGTACCTCAGTGCTAGGCGGTGTTCAAGTTGACGGTTCTACTATCACTGTTGACGGTAATGGTGTTATTAGAGTAAGTGGCAATGATATTTCTTATACAGCGTCTACTCCCAGCAACTGGAGTTCTACACCGCCAACTACAATAAAAGAAGCTATAGACAGATTAGCGGCTGCATTTAAAATAGCCAATGGCATCGGAGCATAAATGGATCTACTAATTTTTACATTGATTGTAACACACATTACTATCATTTGCGTGACAGTATTTTTGCATAGAGGGCAAGCACACAAAGGAATAGAATTCCATCCAGTGCTAGGTCACTTTATGCGATTCTGGCTATGGCTGACTACTGGTATGATTACTCGCCAGTGGGTGGCCATACATCGAAAACATCATAGATTTAGTGATGTGGAAGGAGATCCACACAGTCCGCATGTGCATGGCTTTTGGAATATCTTGTGTCGAGGTGTCATGTACTATGTGCGTGAAGGTAAGAATACGCAGACTATAATGAGCTATGGCAAAGGTACTCCCAACGACTGGATTGAACGCAGACTGTACACGCCATATAACTTCTATGGCATTCTTTTAATGCTGGCTATAGACCTAGCGTTATTTGGACCGTGGGGTTTACTAGTATGGGGCATACAAATTGCATGGATACCATTCTGGGCTGCTGGGGTAATCAACGGTGTTGGTCACTGGTTTGGCTACAAGAACGGCGACACAAGAGATCGGAGTACAAACATTGTGCCATGGGGCATACTAATTGGTGGGGAAGAATTACACAACAATCATCACATCAATCCGGCCAGTGTTAAACTAAGTCGTCGTTGGTTTGAGTTTGACATTGGTTGGATGTACATTCGTATATTTCAAACGCTTCGATTATTAAAATTACGCACAATATGACAACAGATATTTTATCACCTACCGCAACCTCGGTAACTGTAGGGCCATTGGCCACTAAAGTAGTTATCAGCACTGGCACAGCTTCAGTAGTATCTATTGGGCCTACTACTAGTACATGGAATAGTCAATTTACAGTTGCACAGATAGGATCTGGCGCAATTACAAGCTATACTAATAAAATTTTAACTATCAGTAATAATCTGTGTTTTGATAACAATAATCAAAATGTCTACATATCCTCCGGGTATGCTACACAGTATCAACAAAAAGAAGGTGCGCATCGTTGGTGGAATTCTGGTCCAGGGACTGGAGTAGCAGGTGCCGCAGTTAGCACTTTGACCAACGGCATGACATTGGATACTAACAACAACTTGTTAGTAGGCACAGTTACTAGTCCTGTAGGCACTAACGGATTGGTAGTTGGGGGCAATTTAAACATTGTTGGCGGATCTCTGTTTGCTGGAACAGGAACATTTAACAATGCTATCACAGGCGTCACTACGGTCAACGCATACCTTAGTGCTGTTACTATTAGAGTGGGTGCAACATCTGGAACATTGACAATAAACAATGCTAGCCTACAATTGCCCAATGCTTCTACAATTACCGTTGACGGAGCTAATCCTACAATATCAACTGCATCATCAGGCACTGCTAGTGTGTTCAATACCAATGCATCTATTGGTCAGTTGTTTGGTAATGCTAACACAGTAACTATTGGTAAGAATACCGGAACTGTTATCACACCTGGAAATTTATCAGTTGCTGGGCTATCAAAACTAACACGACAACAAGAAAAAGTTCAAACCATTACTGGCGCTACTGGTACAGTTATACATGATTGTACCAACGGTCAAACTTTTGTACACACTGGTATATCTAGCAATTTTATTGTCAATCTGGTCAATTTAAACCTCAACATAAACAGCAGAACAAACATAAATTTGATTTTGACTCAGGGCAGTCCAGCATGGACTGTTGTAGGGTTACAAATTAACGGATTATCGCAAGCTATTTCTTGGCAATCGGGCACAATACCACCAGGGTCGTCTAACAAGCAAGATCTAGTAGTTTTCACCATTATCAACACCGATAGCGGCTATTTAGTTTTATCACAATCTACTAGATTCGGGTGATAGCTAAATACTCTATAAGAGAGTATAAACATGGCAATTCAGAATATTAATCTAGGTACTTATGCCAACGACGGGTCAGGCGATGATTTACGCACGGCTTTTCAAAAGGTTAACGCAAACTTTAGTTCATTAAATACTACCACTGTTGTAGGAGCTGTAAGTTTGGGAGCAGGTGCCCCTGTTTATTCAGGTTCAATCACAACCGGTGCAGGGTCAACTTTAAATTTTAGATCTATTATAGCTGGCAACAACCTTACCCTTAGCTACAACGGCGATGCTATAATCTTGGCCACACGCAATAGTATTGCCAGTGTACAACAAGACATAAATCCACAACTGGGTAATAATCTCAGTTTAAATTCTCATAATATTACAGGAACAGGTAATATTGAAATTACAGGATCTGTTACTGCTACAGGATTTACCGGACCGTTGACAGGTAATGTTAGTGGTAACATAACCAGCAGCAGCTTTAGTATTTTTAATAATATCTTTGCATCGGGTAATGTTACAGCAAATCAATTTTTAGGGATTTTGCGCGGCTCAGTAGTCGGGCAAATCAGCGACATCAGTAATCGAAATTTATCAGACTTGGGAGATGTTTCCAATGCAACACCTGCAAGAGGAAATGCTCTTGTGTGGACTGGGACACAATGGGCACCTAGCGCATCCAGTGGTGGCGGGGGTAGTCTTGATTTTGGCACTATTAATACGCCTGGCGGAATTGGTTTAGATTTAGGAACATTTTAAAAGTTTTAGGAGAAGATAATGGCATTACAGATTCGTAGAGGTGCAGAAGCACAAAGATCATCAATTGTTCCTGCAGAAGGAGAATTACTGTATGTAACAGATACACGACAATTATATGTGGGCGACGGAACCCAAGCTGGCGGTCGACCAGTGTCTGCTAGCGGTGGGGATATAAATGGACCATTTACATCAACTAATAATTCAATTGCAGTATTTGATGGTACTACGGGAAAACAGTTACGAAATAGCAATGTAACTGTAACTAGTAATGGTACTATTACTGCCCCAAAAGTTTCTAATAGTATTCCATTTTACTATAAGGACACATTTTCATTTCCAACTGCGTCTAATGTTACAGGAGCTGTGGCATTTTCAGACTTTGACAACAGAATATACTTTGCCGGGAAAACTCGTTGGATAGGAATACTATCAGCAATAGAACAGGACCTCAATCCAACCTTAAGTGCTGACTTAGATATTGTTAATTATATTATAACTACCAGTGAGACGAATGGCAACATTACTTTGGCACCTAATGGTACAGGAGCTGTCAATATTATCAGGGGTAACTTAAATTTAGTCGGTGATATTTCTAAAAGCGGAACATTGAATATTAATGCCGATCAAGTCAATCTACCGAGTAGAATCAGTATATCAGAAACTAGTTTTCCAGTAAATGATAATTTACTATCATCTACTATATCAATAACTCAAACACATACAACCGTACAATCTATACCAATTACATTTAAAAGAAGTAGAGGCAATCTTCTTGGTATTGCCTCAGTTGTCAATGCAGATGAATTAGGATCTCTTAGATTTGATGGGCGCAATAGTTCATCATATGTTAATGGTGGAAAGATTGCCGCAGTTGTAGACGGTAGTCCAGGTGCCAATAGCATGCCTACTAAGTTCCAATTTAGTACGCATAATGGTAGTAGTGTTGCTGTTAGAGCAGAACTGTCATCTGGCGGTATATTGAAAGTAGATCAAATACAATCATTAACTAGTTCGCAACTAACTTTTAACACTGCTGTAAAATACAATGTCACTGCATTAACTGCATTGACCTCAGCTGATGTTACTCTAGTAGCAGCAGACATCACTGGAAATATTTTAACCTGCGCACCCAGTGCCGATAGAAATTTAACACTGCCCGATGCCACCATTACTAGTTTGAAAGGACTATTTGTAATTATTAGAAACACTAGCGGATTTGCAGTCACAGTGAAAAATAGCGGCGGCACTACACTAATCACATTAAATGCCACCAGTGCAGTACGAATTGCCACTGATGGTGCTAGCTGGTTTGTATATTAATAAGGATTAGATTGTGTCATTATTAGTTTGGTCCCAGCCGTCGGGTTATAGTTTTGGTACCGTTGCCCAGAGACAAACAGTAACACAGCTTTTACCAATTACTGTATACGGTGATTTAACCAAAACTAAATTCTCTGTTATATCAGGACAACTTCCTCCCGGCCTGAGAATTGTCAATAATTACCTAGTCGGAACTCCGTTTACTGTTGCTAGACAAACAACTTTTAAATTTGTTATTCGAGCGCAATTGGCCAATGAGATAGCTGATCGAACATTTGCACTTACTGTATTAGGTAGCGGTGCACCAGTATGGGCCACGCCTGCAGGAAACTTACCAGTTGGATCAAATCACACCTATTATATCTTAGATGACTCTTATGTTGATTTTCAGTTGGGTGCAGTTGATCCGGGAACTGTTGCCGGCCAAACATTAAAATACTTTGTTGCCAGCGGTGGCGGAGAATTGCCGCCAGGACTGATACTAACTGATGCTGGACGATTGGTTGGGTTTATACAACCAGCATTGGTAATTCCCAATGACGCAGGCAATGGTTTTTTTGATCAAACGGTCTATGACTATGTGGCTTACGATTTTGGTTACAGACCCAGCAACGGATATGATAGTTTTATCTACGATCTTACCAACTTTGATTTCAGTACTCAAAGCAAGGCGCCCCGTACTTTAAATCGCAACTATCAATTCAAAGTTACTGTAACAGATGGTGATTACTCTGCTACACAAGTTTTTCAAATATATGTTGTTGGTGCAGATTTTTTCCGCAGTGACAATACAGCCAGTAGTGTAGGAGCGGGAATATTCACCGCTGACTCAAGTTATGTTAGAAGTCCTATTTGGGTCACTCCTAATAATCTTGGAACTGTTAGGGCCAATAATTATCAAATAATTCCTTTGGAAACTTATGCCGGATTAGAAATAGGACCCATTACCTATAAATTTATCAGCGGAACCTTGCCTCCTGGTTTAGAGTATGATACCAAAACTAGTACAGTCTTCGGAGCCATACCGTATCAAACTCCAGTAACCCAGACCTATTCATGGACTGTGGGTGCTATCGGTGTAGGCGACCGGACAGAGACAAACACCAGTACTAGAACATTCTCATTAACTGTCATTGGAGAAATTGACAGCTTGCTACAGTGGAAAACTTCAGCCAATTTAGGATCAATCTCTGCTAATTTTATTAGCAACTTATCAGTGGTTGCTGAACATACTCAAGGATTTGTTTCAACAATTCTGTATTATATAACAGATGGACAACTACCTCCCGGACTAACTTTAAATCTTGACGGAGAAATTGTGGGTAAAGTTCCGCAGGCTTCATTGATATCATTAGACAACGGCTCTATGACTTTTGACGGTAGCACAACTTCTTTTGATAGACACTATAAATTTACTGTTGAAGCAAGAGATTATGCAATGTTCAATACTATTGCTAAACAATTCAGCATTGATGTTATAAGCATTGACGATAGAAACTATAGCAATTTAAAAGTAAAACCTTATCTAAAACAACAACAACGAGATTTGTTTAAATCTTTTATTAATAACAGTTCAATTTTTAATATTAATTATATTTACCGACCAACAGATATAAATTTTGGAATACAAAAGAATTTACAAATGTTAGTATATGCCGGCATTGAAACTAAATCAGCTGCCGAGGTAGTATCAGCAGTGGGTCGAAATCACAAACCAACAAGATTCTTGGCGGGCAAGATTAAGAAAGCACGAGCTACCCTTCCGCAAACAACAACGGTAGTTTATGAAGTTATATATTTAGAGATCTTAGATCCTTTAGAAATTGGTAAATTGCATTTACCCCTAACTATAAAAACCAGTCGTGGGCCCGGCAAGGCAGTCACTGTTGATCAAACAGGCGAAAAACAAGATCCATTTACTGTAACGCTGGACCGAAATGATATGTTTGCGGGAGATCCTTACAACATCTACAAAGAACCATCAAGTGTTGCGTTATGGAGATATCGAATCAGTCAGTTAGGGCTAACTGAAAGAGAGTTTTTACCTTTATGGATGCGTAGTATTCAACCAGGTGAAGTTGTAGAATTAGGCTATGTCAAGGCGATTCCATTATGCTACTGCCTACCTGGCACAGCAGATAACATATTACTAAACATCAAATATAGCAAATTTGATTTTAACCAATTAGACTTTACCGTGGACCGATACATAATAGATTCTGTCACCGGTTATAGCAGTGATAAATATATCGTATTTAGAAACGACAGGACAACAATAACATGACCAGCCAAGTTACCAATTATTCAGCAAGTATAGATCCAGCATTTCCCGTTGCAGGAGTTGACAATAACAGTCAGGGTTTTAGAGATAACTTTGGTTATATTCAAAGTGGTCTAAATATTGCAGCCACCGAACTCACTCAGTTGCAGGCTAACACTGCCAAACTTAACTCTGCCAACAATTTCAACGGGCAACAAATAGCCAATGCAATTACGCTACGGCTTTACGGCACTGTTATTAACAATACTTTAGTCTCAGCTGCTACTAATATTATTGTGGCCAACGGTGATTATCAAACCTATACAGTAGGTGCCGGGTCTTCTGGCAGTCCTTTAATTTTTACATTTACACAGTGGCCACAATATAATTCCGTTGCTAGAATTCGTGTACAATTAACCAGTGATGGCTCGGCACGATATGTGTCGTTCAGCACTGTTAATGCAGGTACTGTGAAATTTGATACTGCTACCATCTATCCATTGTTGATACCTGCTAGCACATCGCGCAGTGTTTTTATTGAAGCATGGACTTACAATCAAGGTGTCACAGTGTTTGTCAAAGGACTAGGGGAGTTTGTCTAATGCATCCATTGGCAGAAGACTTTAGTCTACTCAAAGATGCTGAGGTAGAAGAACGCATCCAAACACTGAGTAAGAAATACTGGATGGCCGGTAACAATCCCAATGTGCAAGAACAGATCAGCATGTTTTTGGAACTGTATAACGAAGAATTAAAGAGCCGTCGAGCAAAAATGTGGCAGCAACAATACCAAAAGCGCGATAAAGGCCTTGACAATTTAATCAAAGTCAATTAAAATATAGGCTATGCGCCTAGACAAATATAGTAATCCCATCTTTAGTGAGCAAGATCTGTTTGATGCTATATATCATGGCTATCAATTCAACGCCAATGACACCATGCTCATTGAGCGTACAGATGCTGTCAAACAGTTAGAAACACAGATAGGTTTTAAATTATTAGAACCATATGAAACTCACCCCACAGTAGCAGACTATGACAAGGCCTGCCAAACTGTTTGGAATATGCCCAAAGATTATTGTTCAAATTTGGTAGAAATGCTATACAGCATGTGTACTACAGCAGAACAAACTGACAGAGTAAGCGAAGAACTAGAAGCGTTCATCCAGCACGGAATGATGGATTTGCTGTTTTATCTAAAATATTTAGTGGATGTCATGCGGTCCAACAATGTAGTTTGGGGTGTTGGGAGAGGATCAAGTGTTGCCAGCTATGTGCTATTCCTAATAGGAGTACACAAGATAGATAGTATCAAATATAATTTAGACTGGCAAGAATTTTTGAGATAAGTACATATATAACAGGAGATAACCATGTCATACAAATCGATGCAAGGTAAAGAAATTGACTTAGATAAACTGCGTTTACGCAACGAAACCACTGTTGCAGTGGGCAATGCTCGAGTAAATGCTCGAGGTGATAAATTGGGCCCAGGTGGCAAAATTATTAAAAGGCGTGAAGATATCATGGCCGAATACAGCATTCATCCGGATGCAGTTCCGGACGGTGTAAGAGCTTCACCTGTCTCTGAGGTTGTTGTAGAACAAGCACCCAAGGTAGTTGAAAAAGATCTAACTATTGACGACGATATTGAATCGGAGAAAAAATGACTATAGGTGTTGTAAAGGGCAAGTTGCGTCCTATTCGTAATCATGTACTAGTATGTGATATGGAGTTTGAAGCAACTGTTACTTCGTCCGGTATCTACATTCCCAGTCAAAACGGTAAAACAGAAGGCATTAAACCTCGATGGGGCCGTGTCTATGCTGTTGGCCCTGAACAACTGGATGTCAAAGTGGGTGAATGGATCTATGTAGAACATGGTCGTTGGACTAGAGGAGCCATAGTTGAAGATGACGCTGGCAATGAGCTCGTTGTGCGCAGAGTAGATAACGATGCCATAATGCTACAAGCAGATGAACCACCGAATGATGTGTATATACCAAAATGAATCCATTCAGAGACCAAGAAACATTCATGAAGGCTTGTGATCAAACGGTTGATAGCTTTAATCAAGAACAATTTAAATTGTATCTTGGCTTAATTGAAGAAGAATACAAAGAGCTTAAAGAAGCTATTAATAATAATGATCAATTAGAAACTCTAGATGCACTTGTTGATATCCTAGTTGTTACCATCGGTGCTATCCATAGTGCCGGATACAATGCCGAAGGTGCGTGGAAAGAAGTTATGGCTACGAACTTTGCCAAGATTGATTCAGAGACTTGCAAAGTTCGCAAGCGTGGGGACGGTAAGGTATTGAAACCCGTAGGGTGGATGCCTCCGGAGTTGGGACAATATTTGTCCAAATAACTCAAAGGGTCTCAATAGACCCTTTCTTTTATTAATATTTAAAGGAGATAAAATGAAAGTTGGCGGTTGTCAAATTCCAGTATCGTCAGATATTGGACAAAATGTTATTACACTTAAAGCTGCCATTGACTGGGCGGCTAATGACGGAGTTGATATTTTCCTCACCCCCGAATGTGCGTTGAGTGGCTATCTGTGGCAGGCAGAAAATGCCACAGATCACAGGTTGAACAAATTACCAACAGCATTGGAAACTGTAGTTTCTTATGCTAAAGAAAAAGATATTGATCTAGTACTAGGTACAGGTATCTATGAAGATGATTCTTTTGAGTATAGTCCAAATAAAAAATGGTACAATCAATTGAGATTCTATGTAGGCGGCGAGCTGGTACACAAACACAACAAGATACTTACCACAATTGATGAGCCATATGATCCGGGTACCACCTTGGATATTTTTGAATATCAAGGCATAAAAACGGCCGGACTTATCTGTAACGATTTATGGGTATGTGGTTTTCAAAGTCCCGGTGATGCTGGAAGACTAGCTAGAGAACTGAAAGATAAAGAGGTTAGGTTATTGTTTGTAGGAGCCAATGCCCCTAAAATGCCAAGCGACCCTGACTATTTTTATGCATGGAGCGATATCAATATACAGACTTACAGCAGACAAGGTCATTATGCTATTGCGATAAGTGAAAGTTCAAGTTTGCAAAACGGTATCCCATATACTGGAAAAGTTGGTACACCGAGCGGTATCATGGATTCAGTAAGAGGATGGGTGGCCAAGACTGCAGATAACAGTACTCATTATTACAGTTATGAATGGAAATAATATTTTTTAATAACTCCAATGGGCCTTGACAGGCCCATTCTTTTCATCTATAATAACACAAAAGGACATTGTATGGACATTCAACCTAAAGATACAAGCCGAGGACATTTTTATGTTAGTGTTTGTAAGAGTGCTGTGCGTATTGCGGCAGGTGCTGGACTAATTATGGGATCGCTGGCAGTATGTGGATGGTTGCTAATCTTAGCAGAACTGTTGGGCATTTTAGAGGAGATGGTGTGAACCAACGAATCCGACAACTTGTTAGACAGGCTGGGCTAGATGATGCTGACTTTCCTATTGAGAACTGGGATAATGTTCCCTTGGAAAAACTCGCCGAGTTGATTTTAGACGATGTCATTACCATTATTAACAATCCTAGAAACTACAATGAGTGTGTATACACTACATTTGATCTAGCACAGGGCAAAGCAGTAGCACATCAGCTTGCTACAAAAATTAAAGAACATTTTAAGGATACACAATGAAACAATTATGGGTAGAAAAATATCGTCCCGATTCACTAGACGGTTATGTTTTCAAAGATGATCATCAACGCTCTCAGATTGAAAATTGGATAGCAGAACAATCTATTCCGCATTTGTTGTTTAGTGGCAATGCAGGTGTGGGCAAAACCACACTGGCCAAAATCTTAGTTAACTTGTTAGGTGTACAAGACACAGACATCTTGATGGCTAATGCATCTAAAGAAGGTCGTAAAATTGAATGGTTAAATGACAAGCTCACTGGATTTTGTCAAACTATGCCATTCGGTGACTTTAAGGTAGTTATTCTCGACGAAGCTGATTATTTGAATCCGCAGTCAGTTCAACCTGCACTGCGTAACCTAATGGAAGAATATAGTCATAGTGTTAGATTTATCTTAACTTGTAACTATCCAAATAAGATTATTCCGGCCCTACACAGTCGTTGCCAAGAAATGAAAATTGAAAAAGTTGACCTTACAGAATTTACTGCTAGGGTAGCAACTATATTGGTAACTGAGGGTGTTGAATTTGATCTAGATACCTTAGATACTTATGTACAATCAACATATCCTGATTTGCGCAAGTGTATTAACAATGTGCAGATGAACAGTATTGTTGGAAAATTGCAAGGAGTTGATACTGCAGCCACTAGCACAGACTACAGATTTGAAATGGTAGATCTGTTTAAGAAAGGTAAGATCAGTGAAGCCCGCAAGTTAATCTGCGGTAAAGCTCGTCCTGAAGAAATGGAAGATGTTTATCGTTGGCTGTACGACAACATCAATATCTTTGGAGATGAAGTCTTACAAGAAAAAGCTATCCTTGTTATTAAGCAAGGACTAGTGGATCATACACTGGTAAGCGACCCAGAAATTAATCTGGCAGCTACACTGATTCGATTAAGTTATATTAAATGAAGCCTAAACTTGCTGAAGCATACATGAGGACTGCGGAAACATTTGCAGAACTTAGTCATGCTAGGCGTTTACATGTAGGTGCTATTGTAGTTAAGGATGATCGTATTATCTCTATCGGCTACAATGGCATGCCGGCTGGTTGGGACAACAACTGCGAACTTGAAATCTACGAAGAAAATGGTGACGACGAACCTGAAGTAATTTTAAAATCCAAACCAGAGGTGTTACATGCAGAGCGGAATGCCCTAGATAAGTTAGCAAAAGGCAACGAGAGTGGACTAGGTTCTACGATGTTTATTACACACGCTCCTTGTTTAGAATGTGCCAAAAGCATTTACGGAGCAGGGATCTCTCATGTATTTTACAGGGATTCATATCGTAGTGAAGATGGAATACAGTTTCTTACAAAATGCGGTGTAAAAGTAGAACAAATATAAAAAGGACCCGAAGGTCCTTTTTTTAATCACCGTATAGTGCTAATACCTCCCGAACTGCATCATGTCTTTCGATATCATGACTGTCAAAGTATACCGCATCAATATGATCTAATTGTTTGTTTTTGATCCTTTCAATAAACTCAACTAGACCGTTGTCTTTAATTCTGTCTGCTTGATTAAGGTCTCCAGTTACTACCATTTTGGAATGTTCTCCTAGGCGGGTTAGTAGCATCTTCATTTGATTTGCAGTTGCATTTTGCATTTCGTCTGCAATAATGTAACTGTTTTTAAATGTTCGGCCTCGCATATAAGCAAGTGGGCTGATCTCTATGACTCCTTCATAAAGCATATTTTCTATATCTTTTTGTTGATAATAATCTCCTAGTACATCAAATATAGGTCTTGTCCATGGTGCCATTTTTTCATTTAGCGTACCTGGCAAGAATCCTAAATCTTCATCAACGGAAACGGCGGGTCTAGTGACTATGATTTTATCCACCTTGCCTTCTTGAAACAACTTGATGCCCATTTGAACAGCCAACAAAGTTTTACCCGTACCTGCAGGACCAATAGCAAAAAGTATATTTTTTGCATCGTCATTTAGTTTGAAAAGGTAAGTTTCTTGGTGTTTGTTACGCGGTAACAAGGTGATTTTCTGCTTTTTTGCAGGTAGGTATGTATGGAAATCAATCACATTCACATCTGAAGTAAAACGCTTTTTCACTCGATTTTTACTCATTAAGTTATCTCCCACTTTTAGTAAAGTAGGACATGTAGCGACCGCCTCAGTAACTACAGAGGTCCTACACAATTACTTATACTTTTGGGTTAAAAGTAAACTGTTATGTTATCATTTAAGGCCAGCTAAATAAGTATGTAAATTACCGGATCATATCATGCATGACATTTTAGAAGTTATTAAGAATATAGAAACTATCTACAGTACAAATTCCAGCTTATCCACGCTTAAAGACTTTGAGCGTGTACTAGACGAAATGAATATGTATGTGTATGACAATTGGCAAGACGGTGAACTAGCTGCTGGGCCCAAAGTGGAGCGGCACTGGGTTACTGCTAGTTTTATGTGGCCTAGAGATAAGATGCCCGACCCATCAGCGGCCAAGCGACTGTTAGAATACGGTTGCCAAGTAAAATATCAAAAAACACACTTGATACAACCAAGACACATAAAGACTCCGGAAGATATACGACCCGGAACTAAAAAAGGCAAGCTAGATCACAAGCCTGTTTGGGTAGTAGAAATTACTATGCCTAAAAAACTTGTAGAAGATACATTTGAAGGCTATATGAGTAAGATGAAAGAAAGCATGGGCATTGGCCGTACTGAGAGAGTAGACGGTAGCCCTGCACAACCTGCAGATGTAGCAGCACAAGCGCCTACTGCTCCGGCAGCTCCGGCAGCACCAGGGGGTGCAGCATAATGTCATTACTAGCTGGCGATCTACGCATGTTGGTCAACAACATTTTTGAAGTTGACAGTTATAGCAGTAAGATGGGTGACGACAAAGATATTGTTGTACTGTCTTTTACAGTTGAGCAACAAGAACCTGCAAAGGATCTAGTAACTTTTATCGAACGCGGGTATCCATTTGTATTGGATGCAGATGCCAGTGCAGGTGAATTGTCAGATGGACGCTACAAAGTGTTTGTTGAAATAGAGCGCAATCGCCGTATTCATGAGCAAATTTTAGAAGTACTCGACGGTGTTGGCAAACTGGCCAGTGTTGATAATTTCAAATTTCGTTACTACAAAAGTTTTAAAAGCATTGATGCTAATGAAGCTAGCCTATTAGAAACTGTCCCTAAAACCAAAGCCGAATACGAGACTGCTGTTCGAGAGCGCATGGTTAACAACTATGCCAACTTCTTTGGACGAACTTTTCTCGAAAGTGTCAAAGTAAGCAACGATCAAATTACCTTTGAAAAGAAATTTGCAGGTCCTGTTACACTTAACATCAAAGACTTTGGTACCAAGCGTGAAGTATATGATCGGTTAAAAGGGCCTATCATGCTAGAAAGTAAAGATATGAGTGAAGTATTATTCTATACCAAATACATTGGCAATTACAATATTACTAAGATTGGTTCTTCTTTGGTGTTTGAAAGTCAAGGACATGCTGTAGTGTTGGAGAAATAACATGTGGCAATTGCAGTGGGCACTTAATTTAATTCCGGACAGCATACTTATATGGCTGTTTTATTTGCTGTTCTTTAGCGGAGTAGCAATGATTGTTGCCAGCTGGTTAGTCAAATGGATTCCAATGATTTCCGCCTATAAGTTTCCTGTAGAGCTTGTGGGCATATTGCTCTACGGTGCAGGAGCGTTTTTCCTGGGCGGACATAGTGTAGAAATGTCATGGCGTGACAAAATTAAAGAACTACAGGCTAAAATAGCACAGGCCGAAGTACAGTCAAAAGAAGTTAACACAGTTATACAAACTAAAATTGTAGAGCGTGTTAAAATTGTTGAAAAACAAGTAGAAGTTGTTCGTACTCAGATAGAGCGAGACAAAGAAATTATCAATGCTGAATGCAAAGTTTCAGATATTGCTATTAAAGATTACAACGATGCAGTTGCAGATCCTCTAGAGGAGAAGAAATGAAAAAATTGTTATTAACACTATCAATAATCTTATTAGCAGGGTGTACCACTGTTCCTGTCACAATGAAGTTTCCCAACGCACCTGATGTGCTTAAAGAACCTGCAGGAAAACTAACACCGTTGGATACTAGTAAAAAAATAGAATTAAGTGATATAATAGAAAACGCTAACGAAAATGCTGGCAAATACTATGCACTTAGAGAAAAATACAATGCATGGCAAGAATGGTACAACGGTCAGAAGAAAATCTTCGATTCAGTTAAATAAATTAGCACATTAAGGAGCGAACCATAAATGGCACTAATAGATTCAGTATTAAATTTAATTACCAAACAACCAAAAGATCTGGATGCCCCAAAACCGCCAGTGGGATCCCGTAGCGAGCGTGAGGCAAAACTAAAAGACAAAGCAGGTATGGTCATTTCCGTATTTGCATTACTACTAGCTGTTAATAGCTGGTACGGTGGCAATCTAAGCAGTAAGACCTTAAACAACACAATTTCAGCAAACAATGTTTGGGCATTTTATCAAGCCAAGAGCATTAAACAAACTTTAGCAGAACAAAGTCTTGACGATGCTACATACCGCAAAGATACTGAAAAGATGGCCAAATTACAGGCCAAGATTGATCGTTACGAAAGCGATCCCAAAACAGGCGAAGGTAAAGTTGAATTAATGGCCAAGGCAAAACAGTTAGAGGCAGATCGCGATGAAGCTAAAAAGCGTAGTCCATGGATCGGCTATGCCAGCACAATGTATCAGTTGAGCATTGTTGTTTTATCTGCAAGTATTCTTGCAGTCAGTATGAGCATGTTCTGGGGAAGTTTCTTTGTTGCTGGCTTGGGCATATTGCTGTCAGCACAAGGTGTATTTCTACTATTTTAAATAAAGTTGAGGGCAAACCATGTCAGAAGAAATTAAAATCGGTAGCGAGCAAAAGAAAGAAGATTGGATGAATTCAAAATGGCGTCCGGCAATGGGTTGGATGTACATGGTTGTCTGTATGATGGACATGGTTATATTTCCAATACTATGGAGTTTGTTACAGACATTTACCCATACACAAATCACACAATGGAATCCACTAACACTACAAGGTGCTGGCTTATTCCATATTGCTATGGGTGCAGTTTTAGGTATTGCAGCATTTGGACGAACACAAGAAAAATTAGGCGGAGCAAACAATGGCGGAGCACAAACACCAGCAACAGGATTTTCGAGCGGGTCAACAGCACCTAGCGCACCTACAACAGGAGGCTTCGGCTCATCCAGTTCGTTTGGTTCACCAGCACCATCATCAAGTGGCTTTGGCGGAGGCGGGTTTGGAAGCGTATCTGCAACATCAAGCACTGGTGTTGCTCCAGTATCAAGTTGGGGCACAACACCAACAACCGTAGCCCCAACATCGGGTATTCCCCAATTGGGCAAGCCTGCTCCTAGCAGACCACCGTTGGACGAATATCATCCACCTTTAGATTGATCAAAAAATTTAGAGGATATATAATAGTACTAAGGAAGGTACTATGGATTATTATCAAACACTCGGAGTCGCCGAGAACGCAGATCAGGAAACGATTAAACAGGCTTACAAAAAATTAGCCATGAAGAACCATCCTGATCGCGGCGGTGATACCCAAAAATTTCAATCTATATCACAGGCGTATGACACGCTAAGTGATCCACAGAAAAAACAACGATACGATGCTGAACGCAATGGTCAGCATGTACATATCAACATGGGCGGAGGACCGTTTGGTCAGCACCCATTTAGTGATGTGTTTAATCAATTTGGATTTAGTTTTGGTCCAGGATTTCAACAACACAATGTTCGTAGAAATAAAGATCTAACTATTCGCGTATCAGTTAGTACAAAACAAAGTTACACCGGAACACAATTAGAAGCTAAATTTAATACTCTAACTGGTAGATCACAAACAGTGGTTGTAGATGTTCCTGCAGGTGTAATGAATGGTCAGACAATTAGGTACGAAGGATTAGGTGACGATAGCGTTCCTGGCATTGCCAAAGGCAATCTCAATGTTACAGTTGTTGTTGAGGAAGATCCTAACTGGTCTCGCAGAGGACATGACCTAATTACATTTTTAAAAATATCAGTTGTAGATGCCATGTTTGGTTGTCAACGACAAGTTGACTGTTTAGACGGAACAGCTATGAATATAAATTTACGGCCAGGAGTTACCCACGGCACTGAATACGCCAGTGGCGGTCGAGGTTTTAGAGATTTACAATCAGGATATATTGGCAATTTTACCATTGTGGTTAATATTGATATTCCTGCTGTAGCTGATAACTCATTAAAATCGCAGTTTGAAGATTTATATGCTAAAATTAGTTAAGCATCCTAACCCTATACTACAAGAAACTCTTCCAAATTTTGATTTTGATAATCCTGTAATGGATCCTCATGATCTAGAAGAACAAATGGTTAAGCTAATGGCCGAGGCCAATGGTAGAGGACTGGCAGCTAATCAAGTAGGCATTCGTGCTAGAGTGTTTACTATGATCACACAAAATTTGGAAGGTGTCATTACACCGTTTGCATTATTCAATCCTAAAATTATTGCAGAAGATACAGAATCAATTTTAGGAGATGAAGGATGTTTAAGTTTTCCTAACTTGTTTTTTCAAGTTAAAAGACCAGAACATGTTGTAGTCGAATTTCTTGACAGAGATAAAAATCCTGTTATAATAAGACTGGACGGTATTGATGCAAGATGTTTCTTACACGAATTTGATCACTTAAACGGTATTTGTTTTACTGACAAGATCAGTAAACTAAAATTAGATATTGCACTTAAAAAACAGAGGAAATTAAATGGTAGAACCAAGTCAAGAACTACAATTGGTATTTGAAAAAGCCATAGATGTTAGCAAAAAACTCAAACACGAATATCTCACTATTGAGCATTTATTGTTTGCCATGCTATGCGAAGAAAGTTTTTCCAACTGTTTAACAGGATATGGCTCTGATCCAGAGCCTATTAAAAAGAATTTAGAAACATATCTTAAAACACAACTAACTGAAATTACCACTAGCAACGAAGAAACTAAACCTCGTAAAACACAAGCTGTTGAGCGTGTGCTTAATAGATCGTTTACACAGGTATTGTTTAATGGTCGTCAAAAGATCGAACCTACTGATGTATTTTTAGCCATGATGAGCGAAAAGCGCAGTCATGCTAACTACTATATTCAACAGGCCAATATTGATAAAGATAAATTTGCTGAGTATCTTAACAGTGAAGGCGTAACTGTGACTAGCAGTAATGACGAAGAGGGCATTGAACCCCGTGATGTTCAAGGCGAAAAAGCTCTGCGGGCATTTACTACAAATCTTAACGAAGCGGTCAAGAAGAATAAAATTGATCCGGTAATTGGTCGTGTAGAAGAATTAGAAAATACAGCACTGGCGTTGGGTCGCCGCACAAAATCCAATGTACTACTAGTGGGTGATCCGGGTGTGGGCAAGACTGCTATAGCAGAAGGACTTGCTCATAATATTGTTAATGGTGCAGTTCCCGAATTTCTTAAAGAATACACAGTGTACACCTTGGACATCAGTGCCATGCTTGCTGGTAGTAAATATCGCGGTGACTTTGAAGAACGATTCAAAGCAGTTATCAAAGTTCTCGAAAAGAAAGGCAAGACTGTGCTGTTCATTGACGAAGCACACATGATCAGTGGTGCAGGTGCAGGCGGTCAAAACAGCAGCAACGATCTTGCCAACATGATGAAACCTGCATTGAGCAAGGGCAATATCAAAGTTGTAGCGTCAACTACTTGGGAAGAATATCGCAAGTACTTTGAAAAAGATCGTGCGCTTATGCGTCGATTCCAACGCATCACTGTTGACGAGCCTACAGCAGCAATGGCTATTGAAATCTTACAAGGCATTAAAAAATATTACGAAGAATTTCACAAAGCTACTATCAGCGACGATGCTATCAAAGTGGCTGTCAAGTTGTCAGTAAAGTATCAAACAGATAAAAAGTTACCGGATAAAGCTATTGACTTAATTGATTGTGCTTGTTCAAGATTTAATCTACAATTAGAACCAAGTCGAATTGTCAACGAAGCCAGTATTCAATATGAGATTAGTCGTATGCTGAACATGCCTATTGAAACTATTGCCGAACAAGAAAGCAGTAATCTAGTTAATCTTGAAGCACAACTTAATCAAGAAGTCTACGGGCAAGAAACTGCTGTTACTGAAATTGTAGATAAAATTCTTGTTAGCCAAGCAGGGTTAAAAGCAGAAAACAAACCGGTTGGATCTTTTGTATTCATGGGCCCGACCGGTACTGGTAAAACAGAAACTGCCAAAGCATTGGCCAAGCACTTGGGTGTTAAACTTGTACGATTTGACATGAGTGAATACCAAGAAAAACATTCGGTGGCTAAACTTATTGGTAGCCCTCCTGGTTATGTCGGCTTTGAAGAAAATGCAGGATTACTGATTACCAAGGTTCAAGAGAATCCCAACTGTGTATTGTTGTTAGACGAGATTGAAAAATCACATCCAGATGTTTCAACTATCCTATTACAAATGATGGACAATGGTTTTATTACAGGATCAAATGGAAAACAAGCAGACTGTCGTAATTTGATTCTTATTATTACAACCAATGCAGGAGCACAGGACTCTGAGAAAAACGCTATTGGGTTCGGTAGTCAAGAAAAGTCATATACTGATGAAGCATTGAAGAAGTTTTTTGCTCCTGAGTTCCGAAACCGTTTAGATGCGGTAGTTACCTTTGGGAAGTTGACCAAAGAAGTAATGATCAAGATTGTTGGTAAATTTATGGTTGAGATTAAAGACCAGATCGCCGATAAAAATATTAAAATTAACATTACTAACGAAGCTATTGATTGGTTAATTGAAAAAGGATTTGATAGCAAAATGGGTGCCCGACCATTACAGCGAGTTATTGACAAGGAAATCAAACGACCAATGAGTCGCATGATGTTGTTTGGTAATTTGAAAGGTGGTGGCAGTCTAAACATTGATGCAGTTGATTCCAAATTGGTATTAACTGATACATCAATTGAAGCAAGGATCACTGTTGATGAAACTAGACCCATCGATAGTTATTAAGCCCACTAGCAAGTTATTTTTTAACAAATACAAATACAAAATTGTAGTTGTTAATAAAGGATCGTCTTGGTTTAGAGGTAATGATCTTGATCATGTAGAACAACGATTAGGAAATACCACTTCCTCCTTAACATGGGAGAGAAATCTAGACAAGACTGATCGTGAATATAATCAAAAATTGTTGTTACTGTTTAGGCAATGTAATGATTATGAGTTGCGAATAGAAAATCCTTATCTGAGCTTCTACACCAATACTGAAAAGGATGTTGGCAAGTTGGCTAAAATTGATGTTCTTAAGGTAAAATATGCAGTAATGCCCGATGCTAAAAGTCAACTGATTCTTAACCAACACACTGTGATTGTTAAGAGATTGGATTTTGCTTACAAAGTCAGTATGGGGCGTACTACACAAGAATTTGTTAGCTTTATCAATTGGTGTGAAGATAACCCTAAAATACGCATGCCCAGGCGTGTAAAACAGGATTTAGCCAAGTCATACAGTTGGGGTGGCGGGCATTTCTATGTCAAAGACGAAAAAACACTACTTATGGTTAAGATGTTTGTAGGCAGCTGGATCAACAAAGTCGAACAGGTAGTCAAAGCATAAATCAAAGCTAGTACCAAAGACTCCTTTTGCGATAAATATCATAAGAGGAGTCTTTTTATGACTTATGGGTTTTATGCGTTTATTTGAACTATATCACAACAATGTACATCGTAAAGAGTTTGATCTTAAAGATGATCTAATGTACTTTATGAACAACGATCCTGATTTCTATCGTCAGGAAATGCATCCTTTTGCGCACAAATTCAAACAACATGCTCTAGCAGGCCGGCATGTGATACCAAAGGCATTTGCACCTTTAGTCAAGCGTGGATTTGATCATTATAAAAATACCTTTCAAGTACACGGGATCGAAGATCAATTAGATGATAACGACCTCGAAGAAATATGTGAACAGTTACACGGACAGGAAATGAAAAACTTCCACGACGAAACTGCAAAGGCAAGTGAGTCCAAATGAGATTAAAAGAACTGTATGAGGCAGTGGCTGGGGTAGGTCGTAAATATCAGCACATTGAAGACCTAGTGTTTACCAATGGATCTACTGGCGGACTACATGCTATTGAAAGACTGCGCCATATGACACAAGCAGGCGGCAACATTGAATTAAAATGGGACGGAAGTCCTGTGGTCTATTGGGGCAAGGATGATCAAGGCCGTTATAGCCTGATACCAAAAAATGCCTGGGAATACCTAAAGCGTGGCAAGACTGAAACTGCCGACGGTACCAGTACTGTAATGAACTCGGCCGAAGATGTTCGCAATTTTATTTTGAAGACTGGCAAAGTAAAACCAGGTGAAGAAAAACAAAGACAAAACTATGCTAAGAAAATGGCCGACCTTTGGCACTACTTTTCTGACGCTAGTCCTCCAAAAGGGTTTATAGAAGGCGGTATCTTGTTTAGTCCAGAAAAGCCTGCTGTGCTTAATCCCAAAACAAAAGAATACGATTTCACTCCCAACATTACCAGTTTTCATATTCCCAAAGACAGTGAGTTAGGCAAGAGCATTGGCAAAGCCAAAGTAATGGTAGCGGCTACAGGTTTTTATCCTACCTTGGGCAGCAGTGACGAACAGCGTTTTCCCAATGCAGAGCAACTGTCCACAGGCACTGTGATTGTGCAAGGTACAACTTATGTTGAGCAACCTCCACAAACTGACGGGAGAGGATTAGACTATGCTGAACAGTTTATACAACAACACGCTGCAGAGATAGACGGATTTTTACAAGGCCAGCCCGGATTAACCAAACCCGGTGATGTGTTATACAAATTCTTTAATCAAAATTTGCGTGTGGCCGGAGTCAAACAAAAGTTTGTTGACTGGGTCACTCAGAACTTGTCAGCGGGCCAGGCAGAAAAAGTTATTCGAGATCCTAGAATTAATGTTGTACTTGATGCTGTTGAAATGTTAACTGCTGAGAAAATGAAAATTATTGGCGAGCTGAGCCAAGGTACACACGGCAACATTAGACAAACTAAACCTGAGGGATATGTACAAGCGCATCCTGGCACAGGTTTTAAAAATGATTTACCTGGACAATTTGTCAAAGCAATTGATCAAGCCAATTGGGCTCCGAGGAAAGACTAATGCTACTAAGAGAATTATTAAACAGAACCGGAGAAGGCAAGTCCGCAGTAGTAGGATGGGGTCGAGGTATGGGGCATCGTGGACATATGATGTTGGCCAGTAGTGTTATTACACAGGCTGACGAAACAGATGCCGATCCTTACTTTGTTGTTAGTCGTACTGTAGGTAAAGACGATCCTATTACACCTGACGAAAAAATGGACATCTATAAAAAGGTATTTCCCAAACATGGCCATATTTTCCATACAGCCACAGACGAAATGCCCGACCTGACTCGAGTGTTAACCAAACTAGCCGATCACGGATATACAGATGTAACTGTTGTTGTAGGTGCTGACCAAGTCAAAGCACTAAGTTATGTAAAAAACTATAACGGTACTCCAAATAAAGCAGGCGAGATTCCCTACAATTTTGACACATTAAATGTTATTGCTCGTCAAGAAACTAACGACCCTAGTCGAGAAGAAGAAGGTCCTCGTGCTACGCCAATGCGCAGTGTGCTGATGGATCCCAAAGCTAGTGAAGAAGAAAAGTTTGCCGCATGGCGCGATGCTATGAGTCCAGAACTAAGTGATGACGAAGTCCGTGATTTGATGGCCAAAGCACAGACTCGTATGAGTGATCCTGCATTTGGCAAGAAGACAAAAGCCGTGGCAGAAGACGACCTCATGGAAGGTCCAGAACTTGCATCTACACTTAAACACATTGTAGACAACGGCAAGTACATCACACAGGTATACGACAATTTAAAACAGATGGCCAAGAAGTTTGTTGACAGCCGCGGCGACCTAAAAGGTTTTGCCATGATGGCGGGCGGTGTTGGTAGTCGTTGGTATAATGATTTTTACTTTAACAAATTACAAACAGAGCTGTATGCGCTAACCAAACAATCATCCAAGTATGCTAGCGACTTGCATGTGTTCTTAAAAAGTTCTACCGAAGATCGAGATAGAAAAATCAGCTTTACTGAAATCAGCAGATCACTTCCGCCTATCCTATACAAAATGGGACAGCGTATGGGTAACAAAGAGTTATCACATTTTGCTGCCAGCTGGAATAATCGTAGACAAGATTACGAAGCATACTTGGATCAAATTGAAGCAGAAGCTGGTATGGATGATGACAGTGGCTATTATGAGCCTAAAATTAAACCAGAACGCGATCATACTAGCGGCAAACAAAATGCACAAGCAGATACATTGATTAATCAAGCAATTAAAGATCATGTTCCCGTCAGCCATCAGGGTGAAGTTAGAAATATGATTAATAAATTGCCCATGAATAGCAGATTTGCCGCACTAGAAAAAGCAATTAATAAATTTAAAGCAGTGGAAGAAGAAGCAGCTGGTGTTGGCATTCTTACTAAACAAAATACCACTGCTGATGTAGGTCCAGGTACATTAGGAAAAATGTTAAGAGCATTTAAATTATAATGGATGAACTTGACTATATAAAAAAATTAGCCGGTGTTACACCATTTCCAGGTCTTAAAGAATATTCTATCAATGACGGAAGTAATGTTAGTGTTACTGGAAATCAAAAAGCACAGCTGATGAAACAACACGATATTAGGCCGGGAACTAAAGAGTGGTTTAAGTTATGGTTTAGTCGACCATACCTAACGGGCGAGAAGCCAATAGGAGACTAAGATGAGTTTTGAATTTGATTTTACAGTTGAAAAATTACATAACTGTGTACACAAGAATAAAGAAATTAATTTATGGTACAATGCCATGACAGAATACTTGCCTAAGTTTGAAATTACTACGCCTGCCCGTGTTGCAGGATTTGTGGCACAATGTCAGCATGAAAGTGCAGACTTTACTGCGCTACAAGAAAACTTAAACTATGGTGCAAAAGGATTAATGAGTATTTTTAAAAAGTACTATCCAGATGAAGCACTGGCCAAGGCACATGAGCGCAAGCCAGAGTTGATTGCTAATCGAGTATACAGCGGCCGAATGGGCAATGGTACAGAAGCATCAGGCGATGGATGGAAGTTCCGTGGTCGTGGCATATTACAACTAACTGGTCGTGCAAACTATACACAGTGCAGTCGTGATTTGTTTGGAGATGATACTCTAGCACAAGATCCAGATTTGTTACGCACACCTGAATATGCTATATTAAGTGCCTGCTGGTTCTGGCACAAGAATAGTCTTAACGCTATTTGTGACAAAGGCGATATTGTATTGCTTAGTAAAAAGATCAACGGTGGTACTATTGGTTTAGAAGACCGTATCAGTCACTGGAATATTGCTTTAGATCAATTTGAAGAATAATATGTTTTTAAGAGAGCTAACAGAAAACTTTGCAGACGGTCGCAATCCAGAACATAAGGGCGACAGTCGTAGACACGGCATTCCTAAACATGCCAGTCTAAAGTCATTAGATAAAATTGCACATCAAGGCGGACGCAAAGGACAGCTGGCTCATTGGCAAGCTAACATGCGCAGAGGTAGAATGAAGGAAGACATTGACAGTCCAGACCTTGTTGATATACTGGCTAAATTTTTACCTTTCTGCATGAAGTCATTAGAACTAAAACAGTTGCCTAAGATCAAATTAGAAAAGCAGATAAATGCAGGACCACAGCCTACCTTTGGCATGTTTGATCCAGATGCTAGTACAATTACACTAGGCATTAGTAATCGTCATCCTTTGGATATTATTCGAACACTGGCTCACGAACTAGTACACTATAGACAAGCTGTTGAAAATAGGTTAAATGACGAAAGTGGTACTACAGGCAGTGATGAAGAAAACGAAGCCAACGCAGGTGCTGGTATATTACTGCGTAGTTTTGGCAAACAACATCCGGAATTTTTTGCGGTAAAGCCTATATCACTCAGTGAGGAAATGATGAGAATACAAGAACTAGTACAAGAAGATGCCACCGCAGGCGGAACAAGTGCAGGAGCAATTGCCACTGTGCCTAATCCGCATGTGGCCATTGGAAATGTTAAAAAATATGGAAAAGGTGCGTCTGCAAAGCCACCTAAGGCAGCACAGGCTTTAAACAAAGACGGCACTGCTAAAAATGCCCTAGATTTGCCAGGCGCAAGTTTAATGGGCGGCAAGTTACTGAAACGATAAATATAAAGATATTGGAGAATTCGCAATGCAAGACACTTTTAACCAACACCCAGATGATCACGAAGCAAAAATGGCGCGTGCTGATCTATTTAAATGCGCACAGTACAGCTTTAAACTATTCAAAATGATCCACGAGGACATGGAACTTGAGGGCTGGGTACAGGCCAAGATTACCAAAGCCGCTGACTATATTGCTAGTGTATTCCACTACATGGAATACGAGATGAAGATCAGCGAGTACGGTGACAACTTAGAAAATGCAGACATGTACTCAGAAAGTATTCGTCGTGTGTTTGAGCAGAAACTGATGGAAGCTAAAACAAAAGCTGCCAAAGTTAAAGCTATGGAGTCTAAGTGTTCAGGTTGCGGCAAGCCGATGCCCAAGTGCTCATGCGATGATAAAATAGATGAAGAACGCAGTTCAACTGGTGGTGAGATTACAAAGACCAAAACAGGTCTACGCCATGCACACAATCCAAATCGTTTCAGTGACGAGCCACATGCAGAACCTGCAAGCAAGGTCAAATCAAAATCTGCAGCAGAAAAGGCAAGCGACCGAGCTATGGACAAAGCAGACGAGAAAGACTCAAAAGCATTTGGTAAAGCTAACCCAGGCAAGCAGACTATCATGAAGGGTGGTGTAAAAACTACTAACGAAGGTGTTACTGACCACAAGCCATGTCCGCCAATGTCGCATGTTAAGAAAATGTGCCAAGATGGAAAGAGTGTAGCAGAAATTTGCAAAATGCATCCAGATTGTGATCAAAAAGAACTAAAACAAATGGTAGCTGATTGCAAAAAGAAATTGTCAGAGAGTGCCAAGCCAGATTTCCTAGACATGGACAAAGATGGCAACAAAAAAGAAACAATGAAGAAAGCAGTTGCCGACAAGAAAGCAGGTCCCAAGAAAGGTGTCAATCCATTTGCTAAAGTAAAAGAAGGAATGGCTCCTATGGATCCAGACGGTGCCACTGCGCCTCCTCCAAAAGGTAAAGACGGACAGTACCCTATTGTAACATCGGGACCACACAAAGGCAAGCGTTGGAGTCCTAAAACTCCAGGACCAACAAATGCAGCATTTAAAGAAGCTGCTGCCAAGTGCAATCACTCACCAAAGGGCAAAAGTTGCCCAGTTCATGGTCTAAAAGAATGCAGTGGCATGTATGAAGGTGACAAATTTGATCCGTTGAAGCATGTTAAGAATCCTACACAAGGCGAGAAAGATGCTGCCAAAGATGTCAAGCGCGGTAGCTACGCAGATCGTGCAGCCATGTTAAAGTCAGCAGAAGCTGACGGTCGTTTAAAGAAGTAAATGTATGGACATGCGACGAATTCTACAAGCAGTTGACAGTTCAGCATCAAAGCCTGTAGAAGGCGGCGAGACTATGAAAAAGTTTATGACCATTGTTGAAGGCAAGAGTTCTAGTAACAGACTAACTACTGCCGAATCAATGGTAATTGAACAACCCGCTATTGTTACACGCAAAGAAATAACTAGTCCAGTATTGAATGTTGCTAAAGATGCTAGCCCCAGCATGATTGGCAAATACTTTAAAACTATAGAACAAGAACTCAAAGAGGCTGAGGATCGCACACGGGATCGTACCAAGCAATTAGCTGAGCGTGTGGCCAATAAGATCAACAACCAACGCATTGCAGAACTAAGCACTGACACATTGGCCAGTTATAAAAAGAAAGCAGGTGCAGATGCCAAAAAGGCAGATGCAGATGGCAACTATGCTCGTGGTGACAAGCGTTTCAAAGGTATTAACAAAGCTACCAGCAAACAGTTTGACAACGATCTCAAAAAACATGGTCAACAAAGTATGTCGGAAGCAGAAGGTACACCAAGTGGTGTTGCACACCTGACCAAAGAGTTGTTGACACACATTGTACAACAATCTGGTAAAGAAGGTGCTCACGCTGTTGTCAAAAGCCTAGAGTGGGGCGACGGTGCTGCCAAAGAACTTTTACATTTGCTAATTAGCGATCTTAAAGACGATATCGCAGGTATGGATGAAGCAGTTAATCCAGCACAACAAGCAGCCATTGCCATTGCAAAGAAGAAAACGGCAGGTAAGAAATAATGGATGAATTAAAACAAGCATTGAAAGTGGCATTTGCCAGCGAATATTCATTTGCGATTAAAACACAGAACTTTCACTGGAATGTTGAAGGCAGTGATTTCTACGAACTACACTTGATGTTTGAGAGAATTTATCTTGAGGTATACGGAGCCATTGATCCATTTGCTGAAAATATTCGTAAACTAGGTTCATACACTCCAGCTAGCTATAGCAGATTCAGTATGTTAACTGAAATTGATGACGAGACACAGATACTTGCGCCCGGTGCAATGGTAAGTGAATTACTCGGTGATAGCGATAAGATGGTTAAATTATTGAAGATGGTGTATGATGCAGCCGAGAGAGAAGGCGAGCACGGATTAAGTAATTTCCTTGCCGAACGCATGGATGCACATCGAGGACATAGTTGGATGTTGAGGGCAACACTAAAGAATTCACCTTAGGACCGGTACTCGTTACCGTAATGTGAATAGGCGGCTGCTGCCTGTACAAACGATTCGCTACCGTGGAATACCAAGTGAGCATGAACAATTAAAATTGGGGTTATTAAATGGATATCAGATCATTAATCAGTGTGTTAGAAAACATTGAAAGTTTAAATCGAGCACCTGTTGTGGAGGCTGAAGATCCAGCGGCCGTTATTGCCAAATATACAGATAAACCCGATATGCCAGCATACATTGACAGTAAAGACGGCAAAGTCAAATACATGGATAACAATATGGATCGTGGCAGGGCCGGACAAGCTAAAGTTATGCCTACAGATTGGATTGAGCGTTATGCGCCGGATCTAGCTGCCGCATTAAGAGCACAAGGTGGTAACCAACAAGGTTACGGTGCTCAACAAAAGGGCGGATTGTTTGGCATTAAAGGTCTTGGTAATTTTGATCAAGGAACTACTGTTAATACTAAACAAGCCGGTGCCGATGCTAGTAGTAAATCATACAAAGCAGACAAGTTAAAGCAATTAAGTGATCTAGTAGCTAAACTAAATGCAGAAGGCGGTGGCAACACTGATCCTACTGTTGGTAAGGTAGACTACAGTCTAGGTGGCGGAAGCTCACCTGGTATGAAATTAAAAGAAAGCATTCTTCGTGAATTTGGTTACGAAGTTGATGAAGGCGGCATTACATTAGGTGCTGATGGAAAAGTTGACCCTAACGGACATACTCCAGAAAAACAAATGGCATTGAGCAAAATGGTCGGCGACAACATGAATGCCGCCGCGGGTAAAGATGCAATTATTAAACAAATCCAAGCCATTATGGCCGAACTTGGCCAATCAGACCAAGCATATGCTACTGATCCAGATGTTATCAAAGCATTAGGTATTGCACAAAAAGCTATCGATGCTGCTAGCAAGAAACCAGATGCGGCAAAACCAACAACAGATACTCCGGTAGCTGGCAAACCAGATGCAACTGCAGCTGCCAATTCCAGTGGAGAAGCTGTTGGAAAGAGTCTTCAAAGATTTAAAGAATTATTGGCCAAGGCAAGCGAGCCTGCAACGGCAGCAACACCTACGGCTCCAGCAAAAGAAAACATATCTTATTTCTTAGAAAAGATGAGAGTGTTAGAGTCGCAATTAAATGAAGCGTTAACTCCTGACGAACAAAAAGAATTAGATCAGTTGGCACAATCATATGGTGACAGCGAAGATCCAGAAATTACAGGATTACTAAAGCAATATGGCGATGCTAAGAATGCCGCATTAAATGCTACTCCCGGTTCTAAACCTACATCTACAACAGCCACTAAGAAGAAATCAATGACTCCTGTTGATCCAAAGGTACAAGCATTGCAAAACGACATTTTGGCAATTGATCCAAAAGCATTGCCTAAATACGGTGCCGACGGGCGTATGGGCAGTGAGACACAGACTGCTATGAAAGATGCAAGATTCAAAGTTGCACTGGACAAATACAATGGTGATGGCTCTACTGCAACTAAACCTAGTACTGGTGCCGCGGGCGGTGCAAGTGCTGTTCCAGCAGATGCTAGCACAAAAGAACCATACTGGGTAAATGGCACACGCTACGAATATAAAATGTCAGGTGGTGGACGAGGTCAGGCAGCTACTGGAAAATGGGAACCAACGGCTACGCCAACTGATAAACTTCAATGGAATAGCACACGAGCTCGTTCTATGGCCAAGTACACTGGGCCAGACTCTGCATATGGTAAAACAGATGCTGCCAATCCAACTGATACTACTGCCGCTGAACCAACGGCATCTACTACCGCAACTAAGCCTGCAACTACAACTTCCAATCAATCGGTATCCGGAACATTAAAAATGGGCAAGGCAGATGGCTCAATTACCTATAATGGTAAGACTGTAAATCCAGGTGATCCAGAATATGCTACAGCTGAACAAGCTCTTATTCGAGCACAAGGAAAGTCTCAACAAGCTAGGACAAGGCAACCAAATAACCCTGCGTTAGCTAGTACACCTGTTCAGCAAGGTGCATCACAACAAAAAGATATTGATTTTGAAAGTGTTGTTAGAGAAGACAATGCTATCTTAGCAATGATCCGCGGTATTAAAGTCTAATCAGTGCCACTGCCCTTGATAGCAGTGGCGCATTTCATGCCCTATGTCATGTTGAGTAGGGTTTTTCTTTGTGATAATAGTACAACTGTTCTTTTCAACTTCCCAGAAGCTACAAGCATCAACAGTATAACCTAGAGTTTTACCGTCACGCTTTTTGATTTCTGCGGCACAGGCCTTTTGAACATTATCCACAGGTAGCCAAACAATAGTCATTGACTGCGTCTTGTTAGACTTAGTACTAAATGGCAGTTCAGGATTGTCCCAATTTGCGTGAGCAAAATTAGACACCAATGCTAGTATCAAGAGTGTGTGTTTCATATTGTTATTATACTGCCAAAACGCATAATTGCCAACTAGTTTGGTAATATTATTTTTGACATAGCTCATTTGTGGCTATATAATAACACATTATTAGGAGAAACCATGTCAACTCGCATGTACGGACCAGAAGAAAAAGCCAAACTTGAACGACTAATTAATGAAGGATCTACTGTTCTTCGTGAAATCGAGGACCTTAAAGAAGGACTCAAAGAAACCGTCAAAGCAGTAGCAGAAGAATTGGAAATCAAACCTGGTGTTATTAACAAAGCTATTACCATTGCACATAAAGACAATTGGAAAGCTCACGAAACCGAATGGGCAGATGTTGAAATGATTTTGGGTGTTACTGGACATTTGCCAGAAGACAAATGAATGAACTATTAAAATCAACATTTGATTGGATACGCGATGACTTTAAGTCTAACCGAATTCGCTTTTGCATTGAGTTGCTTGCTTGGGCTATTAGTATTGGTTGCTCCGTCACTATGGCGCTTACAGTACCCACGCCTCCGCTTCTTGCTCTTTATCCCGTATGGATCACTGGTTGTGCTATGTATGCTTGGGCTAGTTGGACTAGGAAATCTTTTGGCATGCTGGCTAACTATATACTGCTAGTCAGTATTGACAGCATAGGCCTAGTCAGGATGCTAAATAATTTATAACAAACAGTTTCGATCAGCTATAAATGATCAAATAGGTATTTGTGAGCCATAAATCACATAGGAGAAAACAATTTGTATGTAGATGCGTATTTTCAGCGCGATGCTGATATCATTAAAGTGGTAGAGCGTAACAAAGAAGGGCAAAGAATTTTTAAAGAATTCCCCACTCGTTACACTTTCTACTATCCAGACCCAAAGGGCAAATTCCAAAGTATACACGGAGATCCATTAAGCCGTGTTGTTTGTAAAACCTCAAAAGATTTCCGCAAGGAAATGTCCATACACAATAATAAAAAGCTGTATGAGGCCGACATTAATCCCATATTCGTTTGCCTAAGCGAAAACTATCTCAATCAAGACGCTCCAAATTTAAATGTGGCGTTTTGGGATATTGAGGTAGACTTTGATCCAGAGCGAGGCTATGCATCACCCGACGATGCGTTCATGCCAATTACTGCAATTGCTGTTCACCTGCAATGGTTAGACACGCTGATATGTTTAGCAGTTCCTCCCAAAAAAATGAGTGTGGCCGAAGCACAAGAACTAGTTAAAGATTTTCCCAATACTCATATCTTTGATAACGAAGCAGACATGTTGGACACATTTCTTAACCTGATCCAAGATGCAGATATCTTGAGTGGTTGGAACAGTGAGGGCTTTGATATGCCCTACACTGTCAATCGTATTACCAAAGTTCTCAGTAAAGACGACACACGCAGATTATGCCTATGGGATCAGTTTCCCAAGAAGCGTGAGTATGAAAAATATGGCAAGGCAGCTACAACTTATGATCTTCACGGTCGTGTGCATCTGGACAGTCTCGAACTTTATCGTAAGTATACCTATGAAGAACGCCACACATATCGACTAGATGCCATTGGAGAGATGGAGGTAGGCGAAAGTAAAACGGTGTATGAAGGCACACTGGATCAATTGTACAACAACGACTTTAAAAAGTTTGTTGAATACAACAGACAAGACTGTGCATTGTTGGACAAACTGGACAAGAAACTAAAGTTTATTGACTTGTCAAACAAACTGGCGCATGAGTGTACTGTGTTGCTACAGACCACTATGGGCGCTGTTGCTGTAACTGAGCAGGCTATCATTAACGAATGCCATCGTAGAGGCATGCAGGTTCCTAATCGTGTCAAAATGGATGACCGAGAAGACAACGAAGGTGCCGCTGGTGCTTATGTTGCCTATCCCAAAGAAGGCATTCATGATTGGATTGGTTCATTAGACATTAACAGTCTTTATCCTAGTGCCATTCGTGCGCTCAACATGGGCCCGGAAACTATTGTTGGACAGTTGCGACAAAAGGCAACACAAGAATACATTGATAATCTTGTGATCAACAAGGGTAAAAGTTTTGCGGCAGCATGGGAAGGTGTGTTTGGATCCGTTGAATATACTGCTGTAATGAGTAAAGAGATTGGCACAGAAATTACTATAGACTGGGAAGACGGCAGTGTTGATGTATTAAGTGCTGCCGAAGTATACAAATTAATTTTTGATAGTCAGCAACCCTTTATCTTAAGTGCAAACGGCACTATCTTTACCTACGAAAAAGAAGGTATCATTCCGGGATTACTTAAACGCTGGTATGCAGAGCGTAAAGAAATGCAGGCCAAATTAAAAGATTGTATTAAATCAGGAAATAAAATTGAAGAAGAATATTGGGATAAACGGCAGTTGGTTAAAAAGATTAATCTTAACAGTTTGTATGGTGCTATTCTTAATCCTGGCTGTAGGTTTTTTGATAAGCGTATTGGTCAATCAACCACACTTACTGGGCGAGCCATTGCAAAGCACATGGCTTCAAAGGTAAATGAAATTATAACCGGAGAATTTAATCATGTGGGTAAAGCCATTATCTACGGTGATACTGACTCATGTTATTTTAGTGCTTACAAGACGCTGAAGAAAGAAATTGACAAAGGATCAATTCCTTGGACTAAAGAAACCGTTGTACAACTGTATGATCAAATTGGGGAAGAAGTCAATACCACATTTCCGCAGTTTATGCTAGATGCATTTCATGTGCCAAAGACTCGTGGTGAAGTTATCAAAGCCGGTCGTGAGATTGTGGGATCAAAAAGTCTGTTCATTACCAAAAAACGCTATGCAGTCTTGTACTATGACAAGGAAGGCAAACGCAGTGATGTGGATGGAAAACCTGGCAAGATCAAAGCCATGGGCTTGGATTTGAAGCGTAGTGATACCCCTGAATTTATTCAAAACTTCTTGAGTGATATATTGGAGAAAGTTCTAACAGGAGCAGACGAACAGGCAGTATTGAACTTTATTACTGACTTCCGTACAGAATTTAAGAGTCGTCCTGGTTGGGAAAAAGGTAGTCCTAAACGAGCTAATAAGATTACCGAATATCAAGCCAAAGAAGTCAAAGCGGGCAAAGCTAACATGCCCGGTCATGTGAGAGCAAGTATCAATTGGAATACACTCAAACGCATGTTCGGCGACAAATATTCAATGGGTATTACCGACGGTGCCAAAGTAATCGTTTGTAAACTCAAAGAAAATCCATTGGGGTTTACTTCAGTGGCATATCCAGTAGACGAGTTACGCTTGCCTAAATGGTTTAAAGATCTGCCATTTGATCACGAAGAAATGGAAACCACGATCATTGACAACAAATTAGACAACCTTATCGGTGTACTTAATTGGGATGTCAGATCAACCGAACAGACAAATACTTTCAATAAATTATTTGACTTCTAAAGAAAAAATCTATATACTATATTATAAAAGGAAAAATCATGCAAGACATTTTAAAAGACCTAGTAGCACATACACACAGTTTGGGTGTTATCCCTGTAATTAAAATCACAGGCAATAGCAAAGAGACTGTTATTGAATCAATGGCTGAAGATCGTTCAGTTATTATCAATGCTAAAACACATGCGCCAGTTGCTGAGTTTTGTGGTACATTCGGTATGTCTAACTTAGACAAACTATCTTTACACTTGAAGAATCCAGAGTACAAAGAAAATGCAAAAATTCAAGTTGTACATGCTGAACGCAATGGTGAAGAAATCCCAGTCAGTCTACACTTTGAAAACGAAACAGGTGACTTTGAGAACGATTACAGACTCATGAGTCAAGAAGTTATTGCTGAGAAACTTAAAAAGGTCAACTTCAAAGGTGCTCAATGGTCCATTGACTTTGAACCTGCTGTTGCCAGTATTCAAAGACTGCGATTGCAGGCCGCGGCACACTCAGAAGAAAACTGTTTCCAAGTTAAGACAGAAAAAGATAATCTTGTGTTCTTCTTTGGGGATGCAAGCACACACGCAGGCTCATTCACATTCCAATCAAATATTGATGGCAAATTGAAACAGGCATGGTCATGGCCCGTGACACAAGTTATGAGTATTCTTGCTCTTGACGGCAACAAGACCATGCGCATTGCAGATGCAGGTGCTATGCAAATTACTGTTGACAGCGGTCTTGTTGAATACAATTATATTTTACCCGCACAAAGCAAGTGATGAATAAAAATCTAACAGCTACACAAAACGACTACGCATATTTTTTGCCGGCAACTAGTGGCTTTTACAGCACTTTTATCGGCAAACAACGCTACGGGAATTATGTGGATCCTGCTCGTGTTCCGCCCAGTCTAACTAACAGTGTAGAAAGTCTCAATTATCTAAATCCAGATAAAGGTGCATTTTACTTTGATCATTGTTTATATTCGGCAGGACACGCCAACTTAGATTTGACCAAACCAGATGAAACCGAAGACATGTTTCGTAATAGAGATCGTAGCACAAGTTGGGTGTTGGGCGACTCGGGTGGATTCCAGATTGGTAAGGGTGTGTGGGAAGGCGAGTGGCGTGATCCTACAGGACCTGAAGTTGCCGCCAAATGGGCAGAAGTCAATGCATTAGGCATTGAACTGGTACCACAGTTCCATCCTACTGGTCATCCCAAGACTGACAAGAACGGCAATCAAAAGTTTACCCGAGTAGATCATCCTAAGCTCTATCAGGCTCGTTTAGATGCCGCACAAAAGAAGCGTGAACAAGTGTTAACTTGGATGGATGCACTGATGGATTATGGCATGGTACTTGATATTCCAGCTTGGGTTGAGCGTAGTCCTGCAGGTTGTAAGGCAACTGGTATTGAATCATATCAACAGGCAGTTAATGCCACTAGGTATAATAACGAGTATTTTATCAAACATCGCGATGGCAACTGCAAGTTCCTTAATGTGTTGCAAGGCGAAACACACGATCAAGCAGAAGATTGGTATCATCAAGTCAAAGACTTTTGTGATACTAAGATCTATGGTGACAAAGCATTTAATGGTTGGGGTATGGGTGGACAAAACATGTGTGATATTCACCTTGTACTCAAACGCCTAGTGGCTCTACGCTTTGACGGATTGTTAGAGCAGGGTCAACATGACTGGATGCACTTCTTAGGCACATCAAAGTTAGAATGGGCTGTGCTGTTGACTGATATCCAGCGAGCTGTTCGCAAGTATCATAATCCCAACTTTACTATCAGTTTCGACTGTGCTAGTCCTTTCTTAGCCACTGCTAATGGACAGATTTATATCAACACAGAAACCGAAGATCGTACCAAATGGGTTTATCGTATGCAGGCGTCGGCTGATGATAAAAAGTATGCCACTGATAGCCGACTGTTTAAAGATGCAGTATTGCAAGATAAAATATTTGAGAAGTTTGAATCAAGTCCAATTATTGATCAACTTGAAATGAAAGATATTTGTATCTATGCTCCGGGCGATCTAAATAAGAATGGTAAGGAAGGCGCAACCAGTTGGGATTCATTTAGCTATGCGTTAATGATGGGTCATAATGTGTGGATGCATTTGAACGCAGTACAAGAAGCCAATCGTCAATATGATTTGGGCAAATTGCCTGCCATGCTAGTTGACGAACGCTTTGATAGAGTGTATTATAAAGACATAGTAGAAGCAATATTTGCCTGTGATAACAGAGACGATGCTAACGCTATTGTCGAACATTACAGTAAATTTTGGATGATGATTATCGGTACACGAGGTGCAACTGGTAAAAAGACAGTTAATGCACATACAAAGGCAGAAGAATTTGGTATTCCTATGGTGGATTTTTCCGATTTAAAAATAATTAAAAAAGAAGAATCTAAAGAAAATAACTTTGCAGAACTATTTGAATGACATTACCAGACGAAAGATATCGAGCAGTAGTACAGACTCAAAAGTTTTTACTTGAGATTTTGTCTACTGCTCGAGTTCCTAAAAAAATTAAAGATGATGCTAGGTGGTGTTTGCGTCATTATCCCAGCGAATATGATATGCAGATTGCGGCAATAGGTGCTCCCGAAGTGTTTCAAAAACAGATGGAACCTGTGACTAGATTGTTTAAAGTGTACGAACAAACAAAGGCTGAAAAAAATGAAGCGTGATTATGCCAGTGGTCAATCAGAAACTGCTGTATTCTTCACAGGAATTGAAGTAGAGCATACACCTGCGTTTGGCATGCCTACACTGTTTGTCACAGGAGTTCAATCAGTAGATGAAATTGCATCAAATTTAAATGAATGTAAGCATATCTTCTTTGGTGCTAATCACAGTTTCAATCCACAGAACAATCTAGATTGGCAACGCTGGGAAACTATGATCACATACTTTTTAGATAAAGATTACCTGTGCAGTCTAGACATTCCATTATCAGCAGTTGAAGAATTCAACGACGGCGGTATGAATGACTACAATAATTTTATCCCACAGATAAGAGTGCCAATTCCTTATGTAAAACTGTGGAATTATAATACAATGCTTAAAATAGATGACAAAGATTTTAAGGCAACAAATCCAGGCGTGTGGACTCATAGTCTACATGATTTAAAAACCCGTGATAAGTTTACCCCTTGGAGTGCTTACACAAATGACACTATTATTAAATGATTATCAAACAGGACATCAGACCTAATAAAATGATTTGGACTACCTTTTGCAAAGAAGGCATGCACAAATATCCAGCCGCACTTACAGATCCAGCACTTGCTACAGGTGATGAATATGATGTGAGTTTTCTAGGCTATCCGCACCGTCACATCTTCCACTTCAAAGTTTGGATTGGTGTCACACATGACGACCGTGATATTGAGTTTATTCAGTTCAAACGATGGTTGCTAAATCTCTACAAAGACAGTATACTAGCGTTAGACTACAAGAGTTGCGAAATGATTTCAGGTGATTTATATGAAGTCATTTCACAAAAGTATCCCAATCGTGAGATTTGGATTGAGGTCTCCGAAGACGGAGAAAATGGTTCATTTATTAAGTACTAAGGAAAAGCTATCATGGCTAAAATTAATTACAGAGATTTTTCATATTTTGACAACCGTCCGGACATTGTTAAAATCTTTGACGATTTAGAAAAACTACACAACTTCTGCCGTATTGAGATGTTGCCTTTTAATGAGGCAGATTTGTATAATCGTAATAGTCAAGTTTGGAACAGCTATTACCATAGCACACGACCACGCAAGCCACGCGGTGAATGGCAACAACGCGGTGAATACAATCGCAGTGGGAATAACAATCGTAACTATCAACGATGATTTATATAGTTGACATTGAAGCGGTTGATACTATAATTTTTTGATAATGTATCGTTTCTTAAACGGAGTTGTTTGATAACTAGCAGCCCATCTAGCAGACGATACAGAAAAATTATTGTTGATAATCTTTTACCTTACACAGTTTCTTAAACTCACGGAGGCTTATTTAATGAAACCCACAATTTGGATTTTCTCCCTTGAGTGTTTGGAGACCCGTTATACAAAACAATGGCACGAACACATTCCAAAATTACTTAAACATAAGTTAGGCAATAAGTTTAATGTTGTTCAGGTCGACGGCGTTCAAAAGAATAGCCAACTCACTCCCGGTGCTTTCTTGAATTTTTCAGATACCAACTATTGGAAAAGTTCTCAGTTATGTAATTTTTTAGAGCATCACAATAGGGGCGAGACTTCTACTGACGATCACATCCTTTTTACAGACGCATGGAATCCTACAGTTATTCAACTCAAATATATAAAGGATCTATTAGGCTTTAACTGGACACTCCACGGACTATTTCATAGTGGATCATACGATAACCAAGACTTTTTAGGTCGACTAGTTGGCAATAAGCCTTGGGTTAGAAACGCTGAAAAAAGCTTCTTTCACGCATTTGATCACAACTACTTTGCTACCAAGTTTCACATTGAATTGTTTCATAGAGAACTGCTCAACGGTGGATTGCAAACTGAAAACCCATGGTACGAAGACGAGCTTGCAGAAATAATGAATGGCGAATATCCAAGTATTGTTCGTACTGGCTGGCCCATGGAGTATATGGATTCAACTTTGACCATGTATAAAAACATGCCCAAGCGTGATCTTATCTTGTTTCCGCATCGCATTGCTCCAGAAAAGCAAGTTGATATATTCCGTGATTTAGCTACACACTTGCCACAATATGAATTTGTAGTTTGTCAGGATCAACAACTGACTAAAAACGAATATCATAATTTGTTGGGAGAAGCTAAACTAGTGTTTAGTGCTAACCTTCAAGAAACACTTGGCATTAGTTGTTACGAAGGTGCTGTAGTAGATGCCATTCCAATGGTGCCTGATAGACTTAGCTATACAGAAATGTATTATGATACATTTAAGTATCCAAGTGAATGGACAGAAAGTTTTGAAGCGTATGACACTTGTAGACAATCTTTATGTTTCAAAATTATACAGTATATGGACAATTATACTAGTTTTGTTCCACAAGTAAAAAAACAAGCAAAGGACCTACATGACAACTTCTTCAGTGCCAACGGACTACTCAACAATATTAAGCAGTGACACTATTACTATTACTGGGTACGAACCTAGTAATTTTAGCACTATACAACCACTGACTACTAATCAAATAGTTACTATCGGTTCAAGTAATAGTAGTGTGTATTATACTGCACCCAGTATGACAACTATGTCAACTATTAACTCTGGTTCCATTAATACTGTCTCTATTGACACCAACTTGTGGAATACATCTTTTAATTTGCCGATTGATTGGGTAGATGCTTTTCCGTCTTGGGATAAAGTTCAAGACATGTGCAAGCAATATCCCAGTTTAGAAATAGCACTTAGAAATTTTCAAACCATCTATCAGCTTGTGAAAGACGACTATGATAATCCAGCGCCTAAAAAATAAGTTTTTTTCTTTTTTAGAAAAGCACGACCGTAAACGAATAATCATGGATCGGCAATGCGACGAACCACTGTTGACTCGTTACTACTTGTTTTTGAAAGATCGTAAACAGTTTCCTTTCAATGTGTTCTTACACAAGTTTCACAAAGGCGATCCTGGAGATGTGCATGATCATCCTTGGCCATACGCTACATTGATACTGGCAGGCGGCTACTACGAATACACTCCTAATTTTGAATACGGCCAAATGGTCAGTGAAACCAAACACTGGCGTGGCCCTGGGCATTTTAGATTTTGCAGTGCCAACAGCTATCACCGCATAGAATTAAAAGAAGGCGTTACTCCTTGGACACTGTTTATGCCTGGTCCACAACGACAAGAATGGGGATTCTGGGTAAACAACAAATGGATTCATAATGACAACTACCTCGAAGACCGTAAAAACAGTTAATACTGTTACAACTACACATGGCACAAGCCACCCATTATACGGTGCGGTACCGCCCGCAAGTCCGTTCCCTATTGGAAAAGTTTATACAACTAATAATACAGGATCGGCTGGACAGTTTTTAACAAGTGGGTCTAACGGAACTAATTGGACTAATTCAACTGACAATGTATTGGTTGTCAAACAAGATCCTGCTATTTTAGAGGTTAAAGGTCGGATGATACTTAACGGACAAGACTTAGAAGAACGGTTAAACACAATAGAAAAAGTCTTGCGTATTCCCGAGCGAGATGTTATACTTGAGAAGAAGCATCCAAAGCTAAAAAAACTGTATGATGAATACATTCAAGCATTGGGTAAGTACAGAACATTTGAAGCAATTAAAGGAGATGAATAATGAAACTACATGAATCAGTTGCGCAATCGCGCTACAAAATGACAATCAAAGAGTCAGAAGGTTTTAGATTGCGGTTGGAAAAACACGAAGTGCTTAGTCCTAAAGGACTGTATAGTGTTGATCTTATCAACGAAATGTTAAAGGCAGACGGTACAATACAAGACTCTAGCACATATAACTTCTTTATGACTCGAGAAGAATTACAAACATTGGCTTACGGTTTAACAGCATGAAACAGATCTACTACTCTTGGTCACAAGTAGAAGGTGCCTGTTTAGATATTGCTAGACAAATGTCAATGCACAACTGGCAACCGGACTACATTGTAGGTATTGGGCGTGGTGGGCTAATACCAGCTAATTTATTGAGTCAGTACACTGGCATCAAGATGAACAGTTTGGATGTCAGTCTTAGAGACGGAGGCGACACAGTTAGCAATTGCGGTATGGCTGAAGATGCATTTGAAGGTAAACGGATTCTTGTTGTAGATGACATCAACGATCAAGGATCCACAGTTAACTGGATCAAGAATGATTGGCAATCCCTTGCATTTTCCAATGACTCTAAATGGGAAACAATTTGGGGAGATAGTGTTAGGTTTGCAGTACTAACACACAATCAATCGAGTGAGTTTAAAGACCCAGACTACTATGCGTGGACTGTGAACAAAGCTGAACAAGATTGTTGGCTAGTTTATCCTTGGGAAGAGTTTTGGAAAAATGACAACTGATTTAGAAAAGGCATTAGATGAAAAACAAGCACCTTGGACAGAAATTGAATACCGAACAAAAGAATTCTGGATCTTCAGAGATGCATATCCAGTTACCCAAGGGCATCTGTTATTTGTGCCTACCAATCTGCAAAGTAACAATCTCTGGGAGTGCTATAAAGCAGCCTACAAGTTTGGCTACGAAGGCGTTGCATCGGAAAAGTGGGATGCTTTTAACATCGGACAAAATGTTGGCGAGGCTGCTGGACAAACAGTGATATACCCCCATGTGCATATGATACCTCGAAGAAACGGTGATATGACCGATCCCAGCGGTGGTGTTAGACATGTTATTCCAGAGAAAGGAAACTACAAAAAATGACATACGAAAATAGAGTTAAACATCTTGAAGAAGCTCATCATAGTCTTGATAAAAAGATCCGCGGAATAGAATCTACCGGAGTATTTGATGACGAACAACTACACGAATTGAAAAAACAAAAATTGATACTTAAAGATCAAATTGAAGAATTGAAAAAGAAGCAACACGAATAAAATATTCAATTGTGGTTGCAAAAATCTAAATAATACTGTATAATAACAAAAAGTCATCCACGACACTAACTCGGAGAACAACAATTGACAAGAGAATTTACACCAGATCCAGTGTTCCATTCAGATACTGACAATAAATTTGTAGCAGACGAATACACGCCGTTAGGCAAAGAAGTCTATATTAAAGCAGGCGAAGATATGGGTGACAAAGGCTATCAAGAAGGGTATATGGGCGATAACATTCGCTTCAAGATGAAACGCGAAGGCAAGCGTTTTTGGGCTGGAGACAATATCAGCGAATATCTTAGCGGATTCGATAAAGAAATACTAATCAATGAAGCTGCACTGGCATTCGAAACAGTGTTAGATAGATTGCTGATTGACCGCGAAACAGATCCCAACAGCAAAGGTACAGCTCGCCGATTAGCCAAAATGTATTTCAACGAAGTAATGGCAGGAAGATATGAACCGGCACCAGATGCAACAGCGTTCCCAAATGATTCGGCAGACCGATATGAAGGTATGCTGGTGGTTAGAAGCGAGCTACGAAGTATGTGCAGTCATCATCACCAACCTGTCACTGGTGTGGCTTATATTGGTATTATTGCTGCCGATAAACTTATTGGTTTATCTAAGTATACCCGTATCGCACAGTGGTGTGCAAGAAGAGGTACTCTCCAGGAGGAACTTTGTAATGACATTGCTAGGGAAATCCAAAAAGCAACTGGAGCAGAAAACTTAGGCGTATACATTCAAGCCACACATGGATGTTGTGAGAATCGTGGCATTATGGCACACTCTAGTTTGACACAAACTACAGTGTTAAAAGGTGCGTTTAAAGACGACATGGGCACTAAGAAAGAGTTTATGGATAATATTAAAATGCAACAGGAGTTTGCCCCACGATGAGATATATTACTAACAAATTTGACAGTATTCGTTTGCCGGTTGAGTCCGGTTTATTAGAATGGTTGCAGGCGCAATATCCTGCATCAAAATATTATATTAAGGAGAACTAAAATGTTTGGCGCAAATTATATGAATAGCGGTATTTTAAGTTACCGTAGTGCTAGTGAGATTAATGAAGCAATGGGCCGTGTCTACGGTCACATGAGCCTAGCAGTTATTGTATCAATGTTAGTGAGTTATTTTGTGGGCACAAGTCCAGAGCTACTACAGTTCTTTTTTACAGGCGTTTTAAAGTGGATTGTGATTTTTGCTCCACTTGCGGCAATTTTTGGCATCAGCTATGTGCTAGGCAACGATCCGAGTAAACCAGTGGCCCGGTTATGCCTGCATGGTTTTGCGGCCTTGATGGGTTTGAGCTTTGCCACAATCTTTGCCATATTCACCATGGGGTCAATTGTGTCAGCATTTATGGGTGCGGCTATCTTGTTTGCGGTAATGAGTGGCTATGGCTACTTTACCAAACAGAGTCTTGACAGCCTTGGCAAGTTTATGTTTGTTGGTTTAATTGCAATTGTTATTGCCAGTATCGCTAATATTTTTATCGGCTCAACTGTAATGCAAATGGTTATCAGTGCATTAGCGATTATCATCTTCCTAGGTCTAACGGCATACGATACACAAAAGATCCGCGAAGAACTTAGCGTAGGAACAAGCCCTGCGGTAGAAGTTCGGGGTGCATTAACTCTATATATGGACTTTATCAACTTGTTTATCAACTTATTACAACTGTTCGGAGATAGAAAATAATCATGACCACTGCCAAAGAGATGACTGATAATTTGATTTACCGTGCAAAGAACATACAAGAGTTTGTGGTCAACCGATCGATGCCAGATATCCCAACAGGGCTAGTCAAATTCAGTTTTCAACACACAGCTGGTGAAAAGTATGCTCGTATTTTTGTTCCAGCATTGACTCAAGAAGAGGCGGAATCAATGGTTGACCAATGGTTCCGGGAGAATGTATAATATGAAATGGTTTAAAAAACTAGTTGCCGGTTGGGCAAGAGAAGGTAGAAATTATGAAGAAGATTGCGTACAGTCTAACAGATTGATCAGTACTGCTGAATGTGCCTCAATCAATGATGACCCTGTACTAAACTTTAAAGTCTACTCAGCAGTGGGTGGCAAGGTTGTAGAGTTTAAACGCTATGATCGCAAAAGTGATCGAAGCGATTCGACTACCTACATTATTACTAATGATCAAGACTTCGGTGATCGAATTGCTAAGATTGCAACAATGGAACAAATTAAATTATGAGTAAGATTAAGATAGCAGAATTATTTTATAGTATACAAGGCGAAGGACGCTACATGGGAGTGCCCAGTGTGTTCCTTAGAACTTTCGGCTGTAATTTCCGCTGTGCAGGTTTCGGCATGAGTCGAGGCATGTTTAGCGAGGAAGCTGATGAGATTGCCAGTGTTGCTCATATGTTTGAAAAATACGAAAACTTGCCACTAGTCAGCACAGGCTGTGACAGCTATGCCAGCTGGCATCCCAGTTTTAAAGAACTAAGTCCAATGCTCACTAGTGACGCTATTGCAGATCGTATCTGCGAAATTATTCCACACAACGAATGGCGTGATGAACATCTTGTTATTACAGGTGGCGAACCCTTGTTGGGTTGGCAACGGGCATATCCAGACTTGTTGAGTCATCCTAAAATGCAAGGTCTTAAAGAAATTACATTTGAAACTAACGGTACTCAAAAACTAACTTCAGAGTTTAAAACATATCTGGCAAATTGGATTGACGGAGATGCTAATGGGCATTTACGAAATGGCAACAGTCTCACATTCAGTGTAAGTGCCAAACTTCCAGCAAGTGGAGAAAAGTGGGAGGATGCTATTTGTCCGGAAATTGTTTGTGAATATGAACAAGTTGGTACAGCATATTTAAAGTTTGTTGTAGCAACAGAGCAGGACATTGCTGATGCCGAATGTGCAGCAGGCGCTTATCGTGCGGCAGGATTTACTGGACACATTTATCTAATGCCAGTAGGCGGTGTGGAAAGTGTTTATACCTTAAATGCAAAGAATGTAGCTCTAGCGGCAATGAAGCGTGGCTGGAGATATAGTGATAGACTACAAGTGCCACTATTTAAAAATGAGTGGGGTACTTGATGAAACAAATAATTAAAAAACTATTTGGCATTGACAAAATTGAAAAAGAAAAAGAACAAGTCATTGCCAGATTAGAAGAAGCCAAACAGGCAGAAACAACTGCCAAAATGACTCCAAAGGAACTGGCCACCGCCAAAGGTGAGCCGTGGGTAGCAGTTCTTGATACGCATGTTAACAAAGAGAATGTTAGAAATGGCTTTTTTGAACTTGACTGGAATGACCTATTTGTAGTACAATTGAAGCAAGCAGGATATGGATTTGATGGTGATCCAGACGAAGAGATTGTGGATCGTTGGTTCAGAGACCTCGCCCGTAATATGCTTACCGAAGAAGGGCTTGATCCTACTAGACGAGGAGCAGGTTTTATTAATGTAATTCCAATTGACAAAAACAAAAGCGAAGTTTCATGACATATATTTTAGTTGATACTGCTAATACATTTTTTCGTGCTCGACATGTTATTCGCGGTGACGCGGATATTAAATTAGGCATGGCCTTGCATATTACCTTTAACAGTATCAAGAAAGCATGGCAAGACTTTGATGGTCGCCATGTGGTGTTTTGTCTCGAGGGGCGTAGCTGGCGTAAGGATTTCTATGCTCCGTACAAACGCAATCGACAAGAAACTCGTGCGGCTATGAGTGCCAAAGAACAAGAAGAAGACAAATTGTTTTGGGAAACATTTGATAAATTTAAAGAGTTTATCTCTGATAAATCTAACTGCACAGTACTACAAAATCCTCGACTAGAAGCAGATGATTTGATTGCTGGCTTTGTTCAAAGTCATCCCGATGACGATCATGTGATTATTTCGACAGACGGAGATTTTGCACAATTGATTGCTCCAAATGTTCGACAGTACAACGGTGTAGCAGATACTACACTTACACACGAAGGCTTGTTTGACAAGAAAGGCAAAAGTGTAATTGACAAGAAAACTAAAGAGCCAGTTAAAGCACAAGACCCAGAATGGATGCTGTTCGAAAAATGTATGCGTGGCGATACCAGTGACAATGTGTTCTCGGCCTATCCAGGTGTGCGTACCAAAGGTACAAAAAACAAAGTTGGTCTTACCGAAGCGTTTGAGGATCGTAAGAGCAAAGGCTATGCGTGGAACAATCTCATGCTGCAGAGATGGGTTGATCACAATAAAGTAGAACACCGCGTTATGGACGACTATGCTCGAAATATCACACTGTGTGATTTGACTGCACAACCTGCTGATATTAGAGAAATAATTAACACTACTATTGCTACAGAATTAGCAAAAGAAAAGAATGTCACTCAAGTTGGCATTAGACTGTTGAAATTTTGTCAACTTTACGATATGAAAAAGATCATGGATACTATCCAATTGTATGCAGAACCATTCCAAGCGAGATACCATAAATGAATTTAAAAGCTAAACCCATTGTCGACGGCAAATTCTGGATCGTTGAAAACGACGGAGAAAGAGTTGCCACGCTACATAAAAAAGAAAACAACAAGTTTATGTTAAGCAGTAAAGAAGGCGAAGCATATTTTAACAAAAAAGATGACTTGGTTAAACAATTTGGTATTGACTTTTTCCAAGTCAGTTCAAAAACCAAAGTATCAGATATTGAAGATCGTGATGTCTACGGCTTCCCTACCAGTTGTAAACCCTACAATCCCTTGTACAATGTACAGAGAAAACTTCCCCTGTTTACCAAAAGCAATGCCAGTAAAAGTCTCTATTGCGCTGGATACTATACTGTTAAATTTGACAAGGGTTGGGTCAAAAGTTTCTGTCCTAAACTGATCACTGTTGAGAGATATCCATATAAAGGCCCTTTTAAAAGCGACCTAGAAATGAAACAGGTGTTGTCTAATGCAAAATCCAATTAATACTGTACCCATTCAGCAGTTTATACAGCAGGTAAAGGCCGCTGATCTAAGTCAACAACGAGAAATTAAACTGGACATTAAAACTGCCAAACTGCTGGCACTTACTCTAGGCGAAATTTCAGCAAAACTGTTGGAAGATTACGATATCATACTGCGCAAATTAGAACAAAATGCAGGCGGAACTGTGTCTGTGCAAATGGACGGTGGTGGGTTTTTGAACAATTAAGTGATAAATATATGCGTAGTTAACAGGACGCATATCATGTCAAGACCAAAACCAAAAGTTTTATTAGAGCATATTAATAAAAAAACCTATAAGAGCGAGCAGATACTCGAGGCTGAAGCTATTTGGGCAGTGTTCTATAAAAATTTGCCTTTCAACTTGAAAAGTGCAAACAGTCTTACCAGCTACCCGGGTCCTAAATACAAGAAAACTAGTTTTTCAAATCCAGGACATGCGATCAACCTAGCTAAAAAGTTAAACACAATGTTCAATTGTGCAGACTTCCAGGTGGTCACATTGACTTCCGGTGCAGTATTGAAATGATTTCAAAAGAAACATACACTAAAATATTTCTTGAACAAAAACAAAGAAGTACAGACAGTGCCAATGTAAAATTACATCTATTCAAATGGTGGCAAAGCCACAGATCAAAGGACAGTGGTGGTCTACGCCTTAGTGACGAAGGCTACACTTATTTGGTAAATGATTTGGAACTTAAAGAATACGAAATCCCATTTACCGAGCCAATTGATCTAAGTCCTCAAACAATCATCTTTTTTGATCGCACAATGGACAGTCCATATTATTTGACTAACCAAAGTATTACCGTATTTTCGGAGAAAAAGCATTTTGAGCTTTGCTTGTTTTCGGACGATATCCGTAGATACGGACTGGTCAAAGCAATAAACAAACAAAACAACGAAGCTCAAACGGACTAAAAAAGTTAAAAACCTGTTGACGAGGTAGCTGTTAGGCAGTATAATAGAACATAGACAGTTAATTCTTAACGCTTTTTTAACCAGGAGTAAATATGAGCGAGATCGTAAGTCGTACAGTAGGTCCCAAAAGTGCCAAAAAATCACTTCGCCGGGCGTTTAAAGCTAATCGTCCAGTGTTCCTTTGGGGCCCTCCTGGAATTGGCAAGTCTGATATTGTTAAGCAAATGGGTGTAGAGCTTGATGCTCATGTGATTGATATCCGTTTGAGCTTGTGGGAGCCCACCGATATCAAAGGTATTCCCTACTTTGACAGCAATGTCAAAGCAATGGTTTGGGCTCCTCCTATTGAGTTGCCAGATGCTGCATTGGCCGCTAAACACAAAAAAATCATCCTGTTTATGGATGAAATGAACAGTGCGGCTCCTAGTGTGCAGGCCGCGGCTTATCAGTTGGTCTTGAATCGTCGTGTTGGTACTTACAAGTTGCCGGACAATGTGCTGATTGTTGCCGCAGGTAACCGTGAAACTGACAAGGGTGTAACTTATCGTATGCCTGCTCCGTTGGCAAACCGCTTTGTTCACTTGGAAATGACAGTTGATTGGGAAGACTACTTTGGTTGGGCTACTGACAACAAGATCCACAAGGATGTTGTAGGCTTTTTGACCTTCAGTAAAAAGGACTTATACGACTTTGATCCTAAGAGCTCAAGCCGTGCGTTTGCTACTCCACGCTCTTGGACCTTTGTTAGCGAACTCCTGTTTGATGACGATGAGGATACTGATACATTGACCGATTTGGTGTCGGGTGCGGTAGGTGAAGGTCTTGCTGTTAAGTTCATGGCACACCGTAAGATTGCCAGCAAGTTGCCGGATCCTACAGACATTTTGAATGGCAAAGTTAAGAAAATGGACACTAAAGAAATCAGTGCCATGTACTCGCTGACTGTGTCATTGTGCTACGAATTGAAGGACTCCTCTGAAAAGAAGGCTAAAAATTGGAATGATCAAGTTAACAACTTCTTCCAATTCATGATGGACAATTTTGATACAGAATTGGTTGTTATGGGCACTAAACTTGCTCTTACCCAATATCAATTGCCATTGGATCCAGACGAAATCAAATGTTTTGATGACTTCCATGCCAAATATGGTAAGTATATTGCGGCGGCAACAGAAAAGCGTTAAGCTAACCAAAACCAATTGACACCTCCTTCGGGAGGTGTTATAATATATACTATAGCAAAAAGGAGCAATCATGTCACATTTAGATCCCGTAATTGATAAAATTATTATAGCTCGTGTGGGCCTGCTACTGCGCCATCCATTCTTTGGTAATATGGCAACCCGTCTTAAAATTGTAGACGGTTCTGATTGGCTTACTACTGCGGCAACTGATGGTCGACATTTGTTTTACAGCCGTCCTTTCTTTGAAAAACTCACAGTCAAACAGGTAGAGTTTGTTGTTGCACACGAAATTCTGCATAATGTGTTTGAGCATATGCTTCGTGTGGAAGGCCGTGATCGTGCAATTTGGAATGCCGCGGCAGACTACAGTGTCAACGGCACATTGGTTCGTGACCGTATTGGTGAAGTGCCGCCAGATATCAAAATCTATCACGATACCAAACACTACGGCAAAAGTACAGAACAAGTGTACGACGAGATCTACGAGGACGAGGACGAGAAATCGTTGCAAGCTCTGGGTCAATTGCTGGACGATCACATTGATTGGGAGAAGGACGGTAAAGACGGACAGCCTAAGTACAGCAAAGAAGAGCTCAAACAAATTCGTGATGAGATCAAAGAAGCTACCATTGCGGCGGCACAGGCAGCTGGAGCAGGTAATACACCTGCAGAAATCCAACGCATGATCAAAGATCTTACTGAGCCTAAAATGAATTGGCGCGAGATCCTGCGTCAGCAAATTCAAAGTACAATTAAGAATGACTATACATTTATGCGTCCTAACCGTAAGGGCTGGCACATGAACGCTATTCTTCCAGGTACTAACTATGACGAGACCATTGATATTTGTGTAGCCATTGACATGTCAGGATCAATTAGCGATAGTCAAGCTAAAGACTTTATCAGTGAGATTAAAGGCATTATGGACGAGTACAAAGAGTACAAGATCAAAGTATGGTGCTTTGATACTAAAGTCTACAATGAACAAGACTATGACAGCTACGGCGAAGATATTTCAGACTACGAAGTTATGGGTGGTGGTGGCACTGAATTTGATGCCAACTGGGATTACATGAAGAAACATGATATTCAACCTAAGAAGTTTATCATGTTTACAGACGGTTATCCCTGGGGCTCATGGGGTGATGAAAACTACTGTGATACAGTGTTCATTATCCATGGCAACGACAAAATTGTTCCACCGTTTGGTACTCATGCCTATTACGAAGAAGCCAAGTAATGGCTCTTAAGAACGGTAAGGTAAACGCTCTTAATGCGCTGGATTTGAGAAAGGTTTCTTTTCCAGCGCATCATTTTCACTATGCACTATTAGACAAGTATAGTCCTTCATACTTAAAACAGATAGATACATGGATTTACCATAATCTTAATAGTCGCTACTACGCAGGACAAGCTATTGATCTAATAGACAATACTATTGTTTTTGTAACAAAAATTGGATTTGAACAAGAAAAAGAACTTAGTTTCTTCAAACTTGCGTGTCCACATTTAACATAACAGATAATTAATATACATATATAATTTTTTAAGGAGACTTATATGGCCGATGAAAATCAACAAACAGCAGAAAACGCACCCGCACAAGACAACGGTGATTTGACAATTAATGATCTTAACGCAATGAAACAAATCATTGATGTTGCCAGCTCACGCGGAGCCTTTAAACCAGGTGAAATGGTAGCAGTGGGACAGACCTATAACAAATTAGCCACATTTTTAGAAAATGTAGCAAAACAATCACAACAAACCGCACCCGCTACAGCGCCTGCTCAAGGAGCATAATATGTCCGAACTAAAACATGTAGGCAGGATGAAAAATACAGGGCGTAAATGTCTTGTTGTTTTTCGTACCCTGCCAGGCGATGCATTTAGTTGTTTAATTATTCCAACAGAATCATTGCCCGATAGCTATCATGATTCACTTATCAGTCTAGTAGAATCTAATGCCGCTCAATCGACTAACGAATTTAGTGAAGTCTTGGCCCGTGCTGTATTTTCAGACGGATCCACTATGTTGCCAACTTTGCATGTCAAAGGTTATTTGAGTAAAGTAGCCACTGACGAAGTAGAGATGACACCTAATAATCAAGCAAGTGTATTGTTAAGTGATCTTAATCAACTGATTGCAGAACAACAAGGTGTTAGTGTTCAAGATTTGGCTATTAAATCTTCGCAACCTGATCCTAATGTTGAGATTAAAGAAGTTGCCAGTGCTAAGGATATCAGTCCCAAAACTGGTAATACTGATCCATTAATAGATCAAGTGGAAGACTTTGGTCGCACAACCAGTGCAAGTGTTAATCAAGAAACGCCAGTTACTAAATTTGATACTCCCGAAGCTGAAGCCAAATACTATCGTAGTCAGGCAGATCGATTGGCCAAGCAGGCAGCAGAAATGCGCCGCAAAGCCGAAGAAGTCTTTCCTACTAAAAAGAAAACTACTAGCGTATTGTGACCCCGGGGAGAGTTTTCCCTAAAGATGTAGTTGAACACTGGCCCGAGGTATTTGGGGAAATCACACTCAATGTGATCCCCCTCAAATATCTTGATTCAATTACTGTAACTTTTAAAAATAAAAAGATTTGGGAAATCAAAGTTAGCGACCAGCAAGCTCAAGAAAATTGGGAATCATTTGAAATGAATCTCAAAGAGATGCTGAGTTCTTACGAAAGTGAGATCGACAATGTTGACTTTAAATTAGATACAGAGCGTGTCAAAAAAGACATGATTAAAAATACCAATAATTTTTTACGAAAGAAAAAATTAAAATGAATGTTAAATTGTTATCCTATTCACAACCAACAGCTGAATTTGCATCCTTGGGCATTGCAGATGCACAAGAACTCATTGCGTATTGCGCCCGTGTCAGCAATCCCAGCAATCAGCTCAATACAGAAACAAGCGAAAAACTCATACGATACCTCATCAAACACCAACACTGGAGCCCTCTTGAAATGGTTTCGGCTTGTATTGAAATTACTACTACTAGAGATATTGCTAGACAGATACTTCGACATCGTAGTTTCAGCTTTCAAGAGTTCAGTCAACGCTATGCTGATCCAACAAAGGATCTAGACTTTGTTACCCGAGAAGCTAGACTGCAAGACACAAAGAATCGACAAAACAGCGTAGAAACATCTGATGCAGAGTTAACTGCTTGGTGGGATGCACAACAAAAGTTTGTGATTGAGAATGTACAAAGAATCTATACAGAAGCAATTGAACGAGGCATAGCCAAAGAGCAGGCTCGTGCAGTATTACCGGAAGGACTTATTGAAAGTCGGTTATACATGAACGGTACACTGCGTAGCTGGATACACTATATTGACTTGCGGTCAGCTAACGGAACACAACTAGAGCATCAAGAAATTGCCCTAGCCTGTGCCAAAGTTATTGCAGAGATATTTCCTCTAGCTGACCTTCTAGAATAATCAAATTTATATATGGAATAAAAATAGGCCTCTAAGGCCTATTTTTTAATAGCCGTTGCCGGTGGCTTGGTCTTGTCGCACATTAAGATATAATGGTTTATCACCAATGGCCATTGTAAAGTTACCGTATCCCAGCTGCAGGTTAGTTCTAGCTTGTATAGTATGTGTACCGTTTTGTAATGATGATAACTGTCGACCATCAACACCGGCAATGGTTCCGCCAGGTGAGGCAAAATCTAATCCAGGGCCATGGCCGTATTTAGCACCATAGTCTAATGTAACACCGCTAGGATAACCACTTATGGTTACAGTAAATTCTACTACATATGAATAGGCTGTATCTATAGTTTGATATTGATCAAATGTAATTGTTGGTATATCAGCTGTTACTACCATAAGAGCGCTGGTTTCTTTGCCAGTTGACGGCCATTTTATCCATAGATAATAAGTGCCAGCGGTTGCGCCTTGAAATGCGTTGGGTTTTTCCCAGGTAGTGTATCCGCTTTGTGGTGGAGGGCCAACAAAACCAGTACCGTCAATATTAAGTGTATACGCTGGCTGGTAGACTGGAACAGTGTAAGGGGCAGCAATTGCAAATATAAATGTTTCTCCTGGGATTCCGCTGACTCTGATCAATGTTCCAGTACTAGCAGAAAAAGTACTAGGACTTACATATACTGTTTGAGGGTAATTGCTAGTAACAACCGTAGACTCTGCATTACCTGGAAGATTAAACTCAAAAACACTTGAACCGCCACTACCACTTGCTGTCACTTGAATTTTGATATGATTACCCAAGGCAGCCGGTAACAATGTTCCATAGACTGCTTGATATCCAGGTCCAAATGTGCCATCGAGACTCACAGTATTGGCCGGAATTACTACAGTTGTTGCATTAATTGAAGCGTTGGTAATATTGAGATAAAGTACAAAATTATCGCCAACATTGCTATAATTTCCGCCAATACTGTATTGACTAAAGGTCGGTTTAGGTAGTACAGGTGCTGCTGGCAGGCTAAAATAGAAATATCCAGTTCCAGTCTGACCGTAACTATCAGTCACCGTGATTGTGCCGGTATACTGCTGGCCGTAGGGCATACTGCCGTCTGTAGTCATTAAGAAATAATGATTGTTATCAGGTATTCCTGTTTTGGGTCTGCCAAGGTAGGTATTTTGTATTGAGTATTGTGAGAACAGTACATCTGGATATCCGTTCAACACGGCACTGATACTGGTAAGAGCAGTCACTCCGGGTTGTGTTCCGTTAGTAGCGACTTTTATTGTGCTTGTATGGAATGTGATTGCATTGGTTGCATTAGGAGTAAGTTGGCTGCTGAAACTGTTAGGTTTTCCTGAGAATGGTGCTTTAAAAATCTGAGTGTTGTCTTGTAGACCCACACTGTCTATAGTCAATGCCGGAATAGCCACAGTATAACTCAATGTCAACACTTTGCCATTGGTAAAAGTAGCAGTGTATTGGTAAAATCCGTCTGCCGAACAAACACCTAAATAGCCGCCAGTTTGGGATCCTATTAGATCAAAACTGATTGCTGAGCCGGCATAAATGCCGGTGGTTTGAGTACTTAAAGATATAGTCTTTCCACTGCCATATCTGGTATCTTGAGGACTACTAATAACCACATTGGTATTAGGGGCACCTTTAATAGAGAAATTTATAGGCTGTGCTCGATAAAAGGGACCGCCGTTGGCTGTGCCAACAAAACTACCTAGAGGCAGAACATCTATACCCGGTCCGTCAGTACCCCATGGGTTGCTGGTAAAAAACTGATAGTCAATGTTTTGAACAGTTACATTAACTGTGTTAGATGTAATTGTTCCTTCGTAGGGGCGATCATACCATAACGATGCTGTTGCACTAAATGATAATCCGTTGGTATCTCCTGAAGCGGTTGTATATGTAGTGGTGTAAGTTCCAGAACCTGTCATGTCAAGGCCGTTTTGACCATACCCAGTACTGCCCAACCCTCTATTGACGCCACCGCTGATTCTGTCTATGCTAAGTGTTAGAGCGTCGGTTACTCCAGTCACAGTAATTGTTAAAACATCCCCTACTCCAACAGTGCCGCTAGGACTTACTGATATTGTTCCGGGATTGGCTTTAAAGAAAGCCTTTGCCGATATATCCGCCGGAATGGCTGTAACACTATATCCCGCTACCGATGAAATACTGTTGATGTGGCCGCTCCAAGTAATTCGACGACCAGCTTGGCCGCCAGTGAAAAAGGTAGCACTAGATCCGCCAACAATTTGACCGTTTGCATTTGCAGTAAATGAAAAAGATGTTGAACCATTACTTACACCCAATGTATCACCGCTGAAAGTACCAGTTCCCGATACTATTGCACCAGGGGGTAGATTTGCTATTGTAGTTCCAACTTCGTATCCCCATTTTGTTGTTATACTATTTCCTGCTACTGCTGTGGCGCTAGGGCCAAGAGTCCAAACCCATGTTGGGGTTTTTGCAACTATAGTGTTAGCAGGTACTGTCACTGCACTGCTGTTAAATGATGTATAACCAGTTCTACTGACACTTAATGACACTGTGGTAGCAGGGTTACCACTAAGCACTTTACCTGTAAAAGTGCCGCTGTTGGCGCCGAAGAAATCAACCCTTGCTTGACTGCCGCTGGTAATGGTGCCGGTGTTGCTAGGTACGCTCAACCCTTGTGAGTACGGTGCGGTGCCGAAGGTCCAGCTGATCAAGCTGTTATATGTGTCGCCTAAAATTATAAATCCTTGATAAACTCCTGTTCCGGCTGTGTTAATAGTAAATGAAACCAAATTGTCAGCACCCACTGTTGGGCCAGTTACTGATATAGTGGGCTTTCCTACGACATTGGTGTAGGTTATTTTTTGATTTAATGTCAGAGGTGGGCTAGATGCGTCTGTTACATATATACCGTATGACACCGTACCTGTCTGTGTTGGCGTATACGAAAATTGATTAGAGCCACCAGAAGAAAGTGGACCTGTTACACCAACAGGTGTTATAGTTTGAGAAGGTGAGTAAGAATATGGCGGTGTACCCCCACTGGCAGTGAAGATTTCCAAGTACGGTGTATCAACGGTGATGGTGGCGGTGATGTTTGTAGGACTTAGTGTCAGGGGCGCCAGAGCCGTTGATACAGTATAAGCCATTGAAGGACTTGTAGCAGAAACACCATATGGGTTAATAATAGTTATTGTAAACGATCCACTACCAACAGTTGTTGGGGTGAATGAAAAGGTGCCGGTAATACTGCCGCCGGTACCAGTACCAGTTAATGGCGTAGCACCTGGAGCAGTAGTTGTTATACTTCTAGTAGTTCCTGGATAATTGGCCTCCCAGTAAACTGAAATAGATTTGCCACTAGTAACCGTTCCTGATGCCGGTGTGAGCGTTGGGCTTGACACCGATGGCGGAAAAATATTCATCGCTGTGACGGCCGGTGGACTTTCTCCACTACCGTCTGTTAGATATCCTCTCAAAGCTACAGTGGTAGAGGTGCCGCTTGTAGGTGCTGTGATAGTATAACCTGTACCGGTAGCGTTTTGTGCAGGCCATTGGGTAGCTGATTGCACTCCATTTACTGATACTTTTACATAGCTGGCATTGGTGCTGGTCCAATTTACAGCAATATTAGTTTCACCGGCAAAGGCGCCGTTGTTACCTAGGACAGTAGTAATGCTAATACTATCAACAGTAACGGCCGCTTGGGATGCCATGGTGTAGGTACCCAGTCCAGGACTCACTGATACCGTAGGTACTTGAGTGCTGGTAGGAGTTCCGATGACAATTGTACCTTGCGTAGTTCCTCTTGCGCCGGCTGTGCTAATAGCTGCCGATGATTGAGTTTGTGTTGCACCTGTGGTTGGAAAAGTCAATGTTATTGGGCTACCAGTAACGCTGGCTAAACTGCCTGTACCAGTATAGGGTACTGAAACTGTGATTGCTCCACTGACTGCGCTGGCAGGTACATCTAGTGTCCCTTGTACAATTGCCTTGGTACTGTCTTTATAGGCACCACTGGTGTTGGGACTAAAGCTGATTGTGGCAGTTGTTGGCACTCTAGTAATCGTCATTGCAGTGGTTTGTGGACTGCTAGGACTTGTTGCTCCACTGAATGACACTGTGATATTTCCAGATGCTGAGTTGCCGCTAGCAAGATTAATTGAAACTGATAAATCTGTTAATCCGCTTACTTGAAAACTGGGAACTGTAGCAGCGGTTATAAGATTGCCGGTGCCCAAAGCGTAACCATTGACAATTACACCTGTTGGAAATACTATCGAGCTGACTGTAACTGCGCCACCAGTACTGTTAAAGGTCCAGGTAACAACCGAACCGTTAGTACCTTTTTGTGTCATTGTGGTAGCTGTAACCCGTGCATTGTTATCTGCAGGAAGTAGGTATGCAATAGGTGCATATCCACTCAGCGTAATACTTGCGGCGGAACTCATGTCAAATGTCAACGGACTGGTCGCTGTGGTTAATCCCGAACTAGTTCCCGGAGTGATAGTTATTCTACCTGCGCCTGTAGCACTGGCACCGCTCTGAGTAGCAATCTGTGTGGCCACGCCTTGAGCAAATGTAAATGTATAGTTTCCTGCTGATATTCCGTTAATGGTACTGGTAAACGGCACTGTGACAGTTGTACTGGTAACTGCAGGATTGTTCAATACAGCAGTGACCGTAAATCCGCTCTGATATGCGCCACTTGGAGTACTGATAGTTACCGTGTAGGTTGTTGGAGCAGATAAGCTGGTATCGTTAACTGTGATCTGACTGCTGGTTGCCAACAGTGTTCCGCTAGCCGAGACTGAGTGTATTTCAACACTGAAACTACTAGAGCCGTCAGTGGTGGCATTGGCAAATACTGTTCTTGTCAATGTTCCTGTGTTATTGTTGATGGTAACAGTGCCACTGTTTTGACTATCGCTAAACCGCTGGGCTGTCTTTGGAAATGTTGAACTTGGTGACAAGATCCAATATAGAATTGTGCCGTTTGGAATGTTGGTACCTGTAACTGTAAAGGTCACAGTGTCACCTTCGTTCATCGAAGTCTTATCAGGTGTAATTGAGTAGTTACTTGACACCACAGCGCCGCCGGCAAATCCTGATTGTGTTGCACTTGGTGCTGACAAACTGAATGCACCTGTTGGAGTAGATGCTTTGATTGTACTAGTAACTGTTGCGTCAACATTATCGTCTGGCGGGCCAACTGCATCATCTGCAAAGTTGACGGTCAGTGTTAACACACTGGGTGTTGTTGCGTTATCCACACGAGCTGATAATTTATAATAATTGTTGGCGTATGCACCGGTACTGTAGGTCTTGACTATTTGTGTGTCGACGGTACCTAAACTATAAAAAGTTGAATAGTCAATAGCAACTTCGCCTAGACCGGATAATAAGATAGTCCAGCTGGTATCCTTAGCAGTGGCAGTGCCGCCACTGGTACTAGCACTTGCACGGATTTTTCCGCCTGCGTTAAAGAAATATCTTGCGGCACTATTTGACCCAAATGTAACTGTTACAGTCTGTGTTAATATGTTATTCCAAGGCTGACTTGAGGTGCCAGATACCAAAGTACTGTCTGCCAGTTGATTAGCGCCAACTGAGAATTTATTTGTGGTGATGCTGTCGGCCATATAGTTAAATTGGCCTCGGATTGATTCGCTTATTGTGGTAACACCGCTTACTACATTTATCAAATTTGATCCGCTGTAGGAACTGGTTTCAAGACTAGTGCCCAGAGTGCCGCCTGTTTGATGTGTATAGGCTTTGGCAATATCAGCTCGTAAAGCAATGTATTCTGCTGCCGATATCGTATTACCGGTGACTACAGACGGGCTAGTAATCGTTTGGCCGTAGCCGCTCTGGCCGCTACCTGCGCCAAGTACTAGATCAACTTTTTGTTTTATAGTTGAATAGTCACCAGATTCTATTTTTTGACCAACACCTGCTGCCATTTTATGTCCTTTACAGTATTACTGCTTCAACTAATCTTTCTTCAACACTGTCATTATCTTCTAGTGCGATTGCAAATACCAAATGATCATACGACACATCTTCATTATCTAAATCGATAACACCACTGATGCTGTTTTCACAACTGATTGCAGTTCCTCTGTTGAATGCTATTAGTCTGTCACCTTTGGCCACTGCATATTTGATTCTTACTGGCACACGCCCTTTTAGAGCAATATATGTTCCGCCTACTAGATCTTTATTCATCATAAACGCAGGTTTAGCACTGACCACGCCAAGTGCTCGGAAACCGGCTGCGCTTTCTGTAACCTCTGCTGATCCGCCTACAATCACCACAGTTCCAACCGGGTAATCTGCATCTGCTAGATATTTTTCTGCCAAGTCAGCATACTTTGCACTGGTTGCTGTGCCGGTAAATGTCACGGCTGCTAGGGCGCCACTGTTATCTCTAGCGGCAATAGTGTTGGCAGTGTTGGCAGTACTGGCAAATCTGTAGCTGCCAGTGTCAACTTGCAGTGCTTGAGCCTGTGTAGCAATACCATTAAAATTAGCGGCATAGACATTGGCATATCTGTAACTGACTGAACCAATATTAGTTGTGTTGTCAGTTCCAGGAATAATAGTGTTGCCAATCAACTGTAAAGGGGTTTGGAAACTGCCTGTATAAGTTTGAAATACAATAGTACTGCCTACTGCATTTTGAATGTATGGGGTTCCGCTTTGGATAAAAACTTTAAGGTCGTTAGCACTGGTTCCTACAGTAAATCCACTGTCTGGAAAATTGCTTAATGCTGTGCTCAATACAAAATCACTGGGTAAATGGCCGCCCAATCTGTCAGCGTTGCTGGCTGTTCCATAAAATCTATCTGTGGTTGAAGTAATACCGTTGGTACTGGCCACAGTGTTTCTTAGGGTCATACCTGCTCTGATACGATCAAATCCTGTAATTGGATTAGCAGTACCTAAGGTAAATTCGTCTGAAGAAATAATATAAACAACATTGCCGTTGACTTTGGCTTGTATAATAGCGTGTGTTTGCGGGCTTACTGCATTGTCTTGTACACTGATACTTTGCATCTGTGTTTGACCAAAACCGGTAACACCCTGGGGACCAATCAGCTGAAAATTTGTTCCATCTATACTAGCATACAGTTGATTTGTGCTGGTTTGAAACCATAGGTCTCCGGTGGTCAATCCTGTTGGTTGCGTGGCACTGACCGCGGCACCGCCTGTGGTACGCCAAGAATTATTTTTATCATAGAATTTTAACTTGTTTGTCCCACTGTCGTACCAAACTTGTCCGCTAATAGCATTTGGCGGAGCAATTGTGCCTGAAAAATTTTCTAGTAACCAGACATAATTATCATTCTGGATCTCACCGTAGCCGGCATAATTTTTACCCACTAATCTGAGATCTGTTGTATTATCTAGTGTACCGTCTTGCACTACGGAAATAGTACTTCCGTTGTATCTGCGAATGCTGTATGGCATTTGTTCTACCCCTTAACTTTATGTATTTAGTGTAACCATTACCATAAGTCATTCCAGGTACCGTTGTAAACCTGGGCTTTGTTAGTGGTTGTGTTGTAAATTATCTCACCGTAATTAGCGGCCGATAAAGACCTATTATCCCTTGCAGTACTGGTATACTTGGGCAACATCAAACTTTGACTTGCTCTAAAACTACCTGCTACATCTAGCGTATAAGCAGGACTGCTATTAAAAATGCCTACTTGCTGGTTGATACTTCTAACTGTGACTGCATCTACTGTGCCGGAAGAATTTTTTACTTTGATTAGGTAATCTTGTCCACTGGTATTACTAATCTGTTGAATAGCACTGCTAGACACATGAATTTCTGTATTCTGGCTTGATCCTAGAATCAACGGAACACTATTTTGTATAGTAACTGTGCCTACTGTACGAGTACTAGTATCAGTTGCCATAAAACTTTGGGCGGATTTTAAATTTCCACCTTGATCAACTAGTGCATTTGCTTTGCTGGCAGTAACATTAAATGTCAGTCCTGATAAAGTCCCTGCATTAAAACCAGGTTTAATTTCTCCTGAGAATCCAGCAATATTTGCTTTAGGAGTAAAGGGAGTAACTTCTTTGCTAAAGATTCCTAATAGAGTATTTGCAACACTTAATTTTACAACAAGTCGTCCTGTACCATTTGAATCTAATACAGTATCTACTGTTAGTCCACTAACACCGTCAGTGTACTTGTAGATAGGGCCTGCGAGCGTTTGACTAGTTCCGTCACTGAACCAAAGTTGTTTATTAGAACTGTCAATCCAAAAATCACCTTGTACTAGATTTAAAGGTGGTGTTGCCTGTACTACTGGACCACTACTAGTTTTGAAGCTGACACCGTCGTAAACTTTAAGTCTATTTTGACTAGTATCATACCAAAGTTGACCTGTGATAGCATGTGGCGGTTCACTGTCATTGGCAAAATTTTCTAATAGATGCACAAAGTTTGTATCTATAAATTGTCCGTATCCGCTGGTATTTTTACCTATTAAGGTAAGGTCGGTGGCAAAATTGTCAGTTTTGGTATCAAGAATCTCTACTAGTAGAGTACCGTTAGTTTTATTAATTTGATAAGTCATTATACGATTGCACCAGTAAAAATTATGTAGTTAATAGTTTGATAAGGATTCATTGTATTAACTGGAACACTTAGATTGCCGCCATTTGCATCAACTCCGCCACTATTGGGCAAGTACTGAGCAGTGTCAGCTTCTGTTGGACCAAGATTTAAATTTGACACAGTTTCTATGTCTGCAACATCCGATACTGCACTAGGACGAATAGCATAATACTGATTGCCTTTTAAGTTAGTGTCAGGATTGGTTCCTTTTAAATCATGTTTATGATCAGGAAGGTTTTGTGTTGATAATGTAACTTGCTCATGGCCAGCGCTTGAACCAACTTGATCTGCACTTACATCTGTTACTCGATTGGCCATTGCGGCAATTGTAGTAATGTTTGTACCGTCAATTACACTTTTAACTGTGGTCCCATTATTCATACTGTCAGGGCCTAGGGGGAATCGACCTCTTAGATCCGGAAGTGCAAATGTTGATTGTCCTTTTAATAATCCCAATGCTTTATATGTATATTTTATAACTGCAAACAATTGTGGATAATTTGTAACTAGCTGCTCACTGCCATCGCAAAGCAAGTATCCGGACGGTAAAGTAACAGTGGGGTCTGTCAGATCGCCTGCCCATGGAAATATTGATCCTACGGGAACTGTGGCAATGTTTGACAAGAAACTTTGCTTGGTTGTTTTTAGCAGACCTACTCCAGGGCGGCTGACTACCAATAAATCAGTTGCATAAGAATCTGTTGCCAATGTTTTAGTGTTGATAAAAGTTGAGTCAAGGGTAGTAGTGAATTCTGCTGTGCCACCTGTGCCATTAAAGCTAACGGTGTTGCTGGTAATATCGCCAACTAATCTAAAATTTGTTGGGCTGGTTAAACTGTTAGCACTTCCTGAAATTGATCCTTGAATTGTACTGTTAGAAGACAAATTACCGTTAAATGTGCCGTAAAAATTATTGGCATAAATTTTATTAAACTTAGCACCAGTTGATCCAATATCAAACACACTATCTGTACTAGGTAACACAGCAGGTCCAGGTTTAGGATTACCTGCACCGTCGATCCAATTTAAATAAAGTTGTCCGTTAATTGTGGTATCATCGCCTAATGTACTGGTACTGGCCACTGTTAATGTAGTGCCAACTGATAATGTAGTTCCTGCGGTGATGCTAGTAGATGAGGCAATATCACCTGTTACATCAAGGGCTGCGGTAGGAGAAGTTTTATTAATACCAACAGTTGATCCTACTATACTCAACGGATTTAAACCATCCCCGTTTGGTGCTCTAACTCTAAGAAAAATCTTATTGTTAGTACTATCGTTATTGGATAGAACTACACCGGCATCTTGTTTTAATTCAACAGTGCTTGATCCAACTCCGATAGTTAATCCACGAGCATTTTGAATTGTTAATTTATTACTAGTAACACTATCAGCATCGCTTCTTAAAAAATTTGATGCTGCTACTGTTGTACCATTAACAACTAGGGCACTTGCTTTTTCTGATAGCCCCCAAGAGGCATAGTTAGGACTAACATTAAAACCAACTTTTAAACTGGCATTTTCAAAGCCTCGAATAGTAATTTTAGGAGTAAATGCTTCGGTGGCAATAATAGCCACACTAATTCCGTTGACTAGAAAATTAATTATTGAATGATTAGTGTTGTTCGAATCTGCAATGATCTGTACTAGCGGCCCGCTTTCAGCGCCTGAACTATATTGAGGACCTACCAATATCCATGCACTACCCGACCATAGATATAGCTGTTGCTTAATAGTGTCAACCCATAAATCTCCAACTACCGCAGTAGTTGGTTTGATCTGATTTTTCTTTACATTACCAGATGCAACCCATCCAATACCGTCCCATATTTTTAACTGGGGTTGTGGGGTAGGGCTGTTGGTATTAGTATCATACCATAGCTGTCCAAGTGTTGGGTGGCTAGGAGCAGACGGACTGGCGAAATTTTCTAATAGGTGAAGGAAATTTTCACCTAATTTTTGACTGTAGCCTGTATAGTTTTTTCCAATAAAAGTTAAACTTGTACTAGTATTGTTTACACCGCCATCTGGTACTACTATGGCTTGGTATGACGGATCACTATGATTGATGTTGTATGACATTAGGCTACCTCACTAAGACCGGTCAAACTCTGTATACGAACCGTATAATCAATTTGTATGAGTCTGTTCAGACTTTTTTGTACAGGATGAAAAATAACATGAGTTAGTAACTGCCCGTCTAATGTTTTTAATCCCAGTTCATCAAATACAAAGTCACTTTTGTTATTTGTGGTATTGTCAAATGCACTTTGGCCGCTGGGCTCGCCGTAGTCTAGAAAACAGGTAACAAATACATCAGTATAATTGGTTCCGGTTACATGTCGAGTTTCAAGGTAGTTCCTTGTGGGGTCTAAGTTGGTAACTGAATTATTATCCACAACTTTTTGATATTTTTGATTGTATAAACTTGCATTTGTGCCTGTAGAGTTAGGAGTAAGATATGTAATAATACCCGTTGGATTAATGCTTGTGCCGCCATTACCGAATGCCATACCGTAGATAAATCCCTTCCTTGTATTAGCAATGCTCTGTGCAAGAGCCACACTCATGTTTTCGTAATGAATAGCATTACGCTTGTTTATATAGATTTCTTGTGTTTCGGGGTCATAAATTTTAATATGCCCTTCGATATGTATTCCGGATAAGTCTTTACTCTGCATGTTGATCTCTCATAGTTTATTATTTATCGTGGCCAGATAGTAGTACTTTTCTTCACGAAATTAGCAACAATACTATTGGAATTTCTTAAAGATTGGTCCATCTCTCCCCACAACTGTCCTTGTTTTTTTACTAAAATGATTTTAGTGTTAGCAGCTGGTGGTGTTCTCAAACTGACAATACTGTTATTGACTGTAAATTCAGGCGGTAGTATTATGTCGCCGGCAGGGCTATACGGATATCCTAAAGTTTCAGAATACACTGTATATGCTGATTTTTTCAAACGATAGCCGCCAACAAATACTTCAATTTCATTAATATTATCAATATTAAAAGTAGGAGTTACAGTTGTACCAGTACCATCTGCTATGAATGTTTCTACTAACTCGCTATCAGTATAAGGAACAGTTTCTCCTGAACTAACATCTTGCACTAGAGAATTAACTGCATGTATTGTGGGAACTCCGGTTCCCAAAGTTCCTCGTCTTAGTTGACTAATAACATTGCCTAGTTTGTAAAAATATTCAATTCGTTCTCCGTTGATAAACACCACACCTGGAAGATTCAGTGTTGGATTTGGCGTGGTTAATACTGATCCGTCAACAACTGCAATATCAGCAGAAGTTTGTTTCACTGCTTCTCTTAATGTAGTTGAAGATGCTGCATTTAATCTCTTGTAGTGTGTTCGATTTAAAATATCTTTAAATTGCATAAATCCGAAACTATTTTCTTTAATAGGTATTCCATTAAATGCAATGACTTGTATAACATCAGTGATTACTAGGGTAGATGTCAGCTGAATTGTTTTATAGTCAGACAAAATAATATAATCTACATTTAAAGTTAATAATTGATTATTTTTAATAACCCATACTCTATCTTCAGCAACAACTTTGTCTGCTAATTTAAATTTTCCGCCAGTTTTGGCAGTAAATTCAAAATACTCACTAGTATCTGGAACTAAGGTTGTTGCTGGTATCATCGTATCAGTTGTTCGTTTAATATCCAAAATAGAATGATTGTAGAAAGTGGTAACATCTATAGCAGTGTCTTGAGCATGTAGATTTTTAAATGTTATTGTGCCATTGTCGTTAATTCTGTAATCGTCATTGGCATCAACAACGATTGTCAATTTGGCATTATTAATATACGACGACGGTACTAACACAACTGAGATTGTGTCGCTGTTTACTGTGAAGTCAGCGCCAAAATTTAATTTTATTCCGTTGACAAATACCCTAATATCAGTTACGGCAAGATTGTATGGTGCGAATTGATAGGTAGGAATAGTATATTCTAATTGATTGTCGGCCAGTATATGATAAAATGCAGTTGGCGGTTTAAGCACTGTTGATCCTGCACGAACCAACACATTGGTTTCGTAGGGTAGTAATCCAGGAGTAGACAACACAGACGATGTCAAATTATCTAAACTGTAGGTATAATCAGTTCCGTTAGTTATTATTGATTGACTTTTTACAATACTGCTAGTACTGTCATTGACATTGATAATATATGTAACAATGCTACCGTTGGTCGGAATAGTTCCAAATCTAATTGCGGTTCTGTTGTTGCTGGCGTAAGTGTTATCTGTTTTAAACAGTACATAGTTTACTATCACGCCGTCAACTAACACAGTGGCATTCAAATTATCTTCTAACCACGGTGCCCGTGTAACAAACTCGTTAGTAGTACCGTCACTGACAAAATAATCTATATCTAATAGATTAGTACTACTAGGTCCAAAACTGATTATGCTGACTACTGAATTCGCTGTAGGCACATTGACCAATGTGACCAAATTAGTGTTCATATCAATTTGATAGTCACCGGCTTCAATAATAGTTGTTCCAACTTTGACTATTATTGAATGATTTAATAAAAGTTTTTGAGCTATTGAATAAGTTGCTCCAACGCCGTCGGCTAGATAATTTTTAAAGAAAATAGTTGAATTGCCGCTGCTCGGTCTAGTATAAACTTTTATGGCCAAACTATCTAATATTTGTCCAGGTACAACTTCTTCGGGTGCGTGACTTGTCATGGGTGTAACAAACCCATCACCGTCAACATTGATATCATCAGGATTGACACCTATTGCTGTGCTTAATACTGTGCCTATAAATCGTCCGCCGTCCAGACTAGTGTCGTAAGAATCAGCATCAGGTGTTATACTGCTATCGCTTGCACGATTGTTTGTGTAGGAATCCCATTGATCAGATGCCCATCCTGCATCATTGTCCCAACCGCCTGCAATATGGAAATCTAATCCGCTTATATTAACTCCTGCATAATCAACACCGGTCATCAACTGAGAAAGATCTTTGGCGATTTCACCGGCTGCTGGGTTGTAATAAAAATTAATTCTATCAGTTGCAGACAAGTGATTAAAATCTTTTTCATAGTCAACAACAATCTTGGCACCTTTAGCAGGAGCAGAATCTAATTTTAAAATGCCAAAATATTTTGTAGTTCCATTTGCAGTAGTAGAAGTATTAGATAAAGAATATTCGTTTTTTAATACCTCAATTCCGTCTACAGTAACTCGTTGATAGATTGTAATTTCTGTTTTTGGGCTCCAAGTCAGCGAAAATTGTAGTCTTGATCCCGTACCAGTGAAAATATCAGTATGTAACAGAGTCGACGAATAGTAGGATTTTGAGATTCTATCAAATTTAATTGCCAATTTGCTAGTTCTAACAACTTCACTTTCTATTATAGCAACAGCTCTTGCAGCCACACCTCGAATTCCTAGGCCGCCGGCTAATACAATTTGTGGAGCTTTTAGGTAACCCGTTCCTTGATTTACTAGATCAATTCTATTGACTTTCCCGCCGGCTATGTATGCCTTTGCTACTGCATTTTGTCCGTAGCCGTCCAAGATCTTAACCACAGGTTCTGAAATATATCCAGAGCCGCCATCAACAATCTTTATCGAGTTTATTTTAAATCCAACATTTTCTAACCACATTTTCCAAGGATAAGTGTTGATAACCGCCGAGTCGTATTCTACAATTCCTTGATCAGATACCGATACTGCAATAGGATGTATCTGCTGAGTTGAATCTATTACTGGCAATAGATCAAAATCTGATACAGCATGTTTTGCGTAATCTATAGAATCATACGCACTGACATATTCTCTAATTTTTGTTCTATAAGGTTTGACTTCGTTAACATAATCCTCAAAGTTTTTAAGATTATCGTTGTTATAAGTTACTTTTTGTTTGAGCATGCCGACATTGTGTCGTGCTTTGACAAAGCTAGTTTTGAATGCCCAGTCAACAAAACTTTGTTCATACATAACATATCGCAAACTTGCGAAGAACAATTTTAAATATTCTAATCGCAATTCGTTGATTAATAACTTGTGCTTTATAGTGTCTAAAATTATGTTCAATTCTATGCTGGCAAAGTCGTCATATGTTGCGCCGTCATACAATTGATCATCAAAACCCAATACAGTATTTGCATAATCATATAGACTACTTGAAAATTCAATTGTGCCGTTATATCTGCCAACAACTGTGTAATTTTGTGTATAATCAATTGTAACAGTATTACTGTATTTTTGTAGTAATATCCAGCCTCCGGTTCCAATATTTTTTACTTTGACAACATCTCCAATATTTGAAGTTAATGATGATAAGAAATAGGTATTGTCCACAATGTAATCAATTTTTGTAAACTGATTATACCCGGTAGCATACCAGTCAATATATTTCCAAAATTTTGTAACATCATAGGACTGTGATTTTACTCGAGCCCAAGATTTAGTTCCAGCATTCCACTGCAATATTGCCCATTTATCAAACACAAACGCATCGCTAGTGACTAAAACAGAGTATGGTCGTATACTTAAACTAGTGGTAAGGGTGTTGTAGCCTTCGCCGCCGTCGAGGATAGTGTAACCGTTTATTCTACCAAGATTATCTAAAGTTGTTTTAATTACAGCACCATTGCCCGTTCCAGTTACAGTGACAAATGGAGCATTAATATATCCAAATCCTTTGTTAGTAAAACTAACTTCAGTAATTACTCCTTTCACCACGGTAGCAGTGGCAGACGCTTGAGAAAGATTTGAAGTTCCAATATATTGTAATTCTGCCCCCAACGAGATTGTGATATCCCATTTGCCTGTTATATAACTAGGGGCAGATTCATACTTTGATAAACTGGTAATATCGTGTGAGTCAGAAATTAAAACTTTTGCTAACACTGTGTTAGTTCTAGTTATGAATTGCTTTAATGCTTCTAACCTATTGATAAACATACCTTGTCTTGGTCTAAATTGGACTCCGTAACGCTGTTTAACAGGTAACGATAAATTAGGAACTGTTTCATCATTGGCGTCGCGACCAGAAAGACTGTGAAACCATTTAGTTTCAATTTGTGCCGGTAATTCAGTGTCAATGTCTTCGCTGATTATTTTCCATTCGGTATGAAGATTTAATTCTTGATTATCAACAGTCCAATACTCTACATGTAAAGCAATGTCTGTAGATTTTAAATATTTTTTGCAATTGACTAGGTTAAAACTGTTGGTCCCTGTAAGTGCAAGACAGCTATAGCCATAGGCAGTTGGATCCGTAATCAGCGAAGATACTTCGGCTGCCGATAATGATCTGCCTAGTGCATTAGGTACAATCTGTTTGTTTCTAACCCAGAAATAGTAGGTAGTGATCAATACTTCACTAACAGAATCATAGCGTTGGCTTGTACTATATACTGCATCACCATACAAACTCTTGCCGCTTATATTGACAGCAAGCCCTGCTTCAGTATCTGCCCTGGCATCCCATTGACTTGGTTTTAGTCTTGACGATACCCATTCGTAAACATCAATACTAGCACTATTATACAATTTGTTCCAATTAGTACTTCTGTAAACAATGTCGCCGTCTACATTTTCTATGAACTTGGCTCTTGTAAGATCCCACCACAGCACCCCAACTTTGTCAGCTAACCAATTTGCACCGTTATCTATGTTAGCGCCTGAAACTGTTTTATCAGTGTAGGAGTATACTGCTGGATCATAGTATGTTTTATATCTAATTTCTTGATCAGCTACTCCGGGAATGTGTCCTTGGATAGGCTCAACAATATCAAGATAAGTCACAATCTGATTTGACTTTTTATTATACAAGAATACTTTTTTAATTTTGTCAAGATTTATTCTATCAATCTGTTTGTGGTAAACTGACCAGGTCTTACTTCCAGCATTTTTTGTATAACTATAAACTAGTCCAGAATTAACAACAACCTTATCTTCTTCTTGTGGTGCCCCTACAATCACAGTATTATTTCCTACTGCAACGGACATACCGTATCTAGTAGATATTGGAAGTGCATCGTTTGACACAATTCCCGAGAAACTTTCTGCATAGATAAACTTAGTGTTATACCTATCAAAAATATCAACTCTTCCAGATTGTATTAATCTATCAATAAATTTTAAAGACTTACTGTCAAAAGTTGTCATACCAGTGTCAAACATTGTGTCATTGCTGATATTTCCGTTAGCTGACAACACTACTAGAGAATTTGAAGAATCTATAAAACTAACAAATGCACCATAATGTTCATTTTCTTCATCTTTAGGACTTGATATTGTCTGTAAAAGATCATAGGTAAAATTAGAATCAATAAGTTTATTAAAAATATTTACTTTGCCATCTGACACGCTGGTTAACGATGACAACGGTGAGCCAACTGCTAGGTAGGCGCCGGTGGTTGATAAAGAAACACTTTCTCCAAATCTATCCCCGTCATCAATTGTTGGCACTTGTTGTCCACCAATGGTTGACATTAGACTGTAGGATGCTCCGTCGTATTGATATAAAAATATTCTACCGGTATTGGGATAATTTTGATTAGATAACAGAGTCCAGTTGGCATTAGGCGGTGCATCTGTTGTTGTGTGTAGTGCTTTAAAATAATTACCTGCATTGACTACCACTTGATTTGCAGTATAGAGTGTACCAAACTGATATTCTCCTTGTAATCCAGCAAAACTATTTTGGTCTGATCCCGGAGCACCAACAACTAGGATATCACCCGTTTTAGTTGCGCTTACAGAATATCCAAATTGATCACCGGCAAATGTTACAGCAGACAATGTCTGCGTATGTGTCCAGGTAGTATTGGAAGAAGTGTATATGTCAACTTGTCCTTGTGACGAATTATAACCAACACTAGACACTGCTAGCATGTAGGTTGTTGCAGCACCAACAGAGTATTGACTAAAGGCCAATTTAGAACCAAATTGATCATTGGCTAAGATATTATTAGGCGGCGTTAGCACAGTGGTAATATTAAAACTTACCGACCCAATTGATATTATAGTTACTGTATTTGTTGTAGGATTACTATAGGCCAATATATTGCTGTCTGGACTAAATGCAATATCACCTGTTGCAATAGTTGTTATAATATTTGTGTAATTGTCCCAGGTGCCGTCGATGTTCTTACTAGATAGACTTATTTTATTATTATCGGCAACAGCAATAGTATTACCATTTAATGATACTGCAATTTTTTTACCGTAATTTAATCCTGTACTAGGAGATAGATTTGTAACTAAATTTTCATTATAAACGGGGTTGTTTTTATAAACCGTCCATTGACCAAGACCGTTGTTATCTGCCCATAGTAGCTCATTAAGTTTGATAGACTTTGGCAATACTGTATTTGCATTGTCAATACTGTCAACCCTGCTCTTAATAAACTTGTATGAAGTAATTTGAGAAAGATCTTTAACTAAAAATTCAGTGTGTGTAAATCCTTCAACCGTTGCGTTGATATTAATTGTGGCATTTGTTATGGAATCTATTCGATAAAATCTATTCAATGCTTTGGTGTTTTTGATACCAATTATGTCGCCTTGACTAACATTAGGTATTCTATTACAGACAATACTTAACACTTCGTTAGAGTAGGTTACATCAAGAATTTTAAAATCATTTCTTGTGAATCTATAAACATTCCAATTAGCAGATTCAAATGCACACCATACATAATCTCCATCATTAAAAGCTGTTATATTTTGAGAAAATATATTGTTTTTAAGGCCGGTTAACGAATCAATACTATAATTGACATCATCGTATCTTACATACCCTGGGGTCCTTAAATACCCATCTTTATTTGATACCGGCCATGGATTATTATTATAACCTACAGGTTTAATGTATACATCAGTAGGTATTTGTCTATAGACAAAGTCTAATAATGCAGGATCAACACGATTAACTAACTCAAAAGGCTGAGGATTTATTTTAAATTCAGTTTCGTCTAAAATAAATTCTATTTCGTCAAATGTATCAACTGCTCCGTACTCTCCAACACGAACTGCCCATTCTTCATTAAAAGTCAAACTTTCCATGTGATCTGTACTAAGCACATCAAATAACTTGTTTAATACATTCTGAGTACCTTTTTCAATTATCATTCCCTGATAAAATTTGTACTGGCTTACATCGTCCTGTATGATGTTGGCAAGATACTGCCTCGGTTGGTATCCAATTAAATGTTGAGCAAACTTTTGTTGCTGTACATCAAAATTTCCGCTGTTTAGATTATAGAAATCTGTAAATTGCTCAACTTTGTAATCCCAATTTGGTAATAATTGAGGTGTTGGTTGTTTAGTTAATTTTACCCATTGTTTGTCATTAAATTTATTTGCGCCGGGTAATGACACTGTTGCACTGTAGTAGAATGATTTATATTTTACAATGTCGCCTAGATGATAATCGGTGTAAGGGGCCCAGTCACTTATTTTAGCTTGGTCAAAAATGAATCCAGGAATATTAAATGAACCGTTCCAATTTTTTGTTATGTATCCAAGCACTTTGACTTTTTCTTGTCTATAACCTGGTTCAAGGTTATAAATTACATCATTAAACATTGTACGATTATCTAACAACAATACATGTTCTTTTTGTACTAAAAATATTACTGCACCATATATTCCGTGCTGAGTATTGGATGATGCTAATACAAATCCACTGTCGTTTCGATAGATATTAGTTAGATGTAAATCTAACATTTGTCCATCAACTCTAAAAATATGATATCCGTAAAATGCATCGTTGATATCGTTTACTGTGGTAAATTCAGTAATTAGTGTTAGTTGAGATGCGGCAGGACTTAGGCTCAGCACAGTGCCGCCGGCCCATCCTTGAGTTGTCCAGAATACGAATTCATTAGCAGCATTAGTCCAATTATTAACTGTGGTTAAATTATTATTAAAATTATCAAATGTAAACCCTTGATCTTTTAAATATTCACCGTAACCTAATAAAAAATCTACTACAGACTGAATTGAAGATAACTGAGCACCGTAGCTTAAAACATTCTCGGTGGTCTTATCCCATGTATCTCTAATATAAAAATCTACGCCGCCAGTATTTGGCAGTCCTGATAACTTTGCAAACAGGCCGGTATTAAATGCAGTTAAACTAGTGTGTGTAGATGTTACTCGATAATATGCACTGCCGTATCGTACTACAGTGCCAACAAGGTAATATTGATTTTCACTCCAAGTAACATAGCTTTCACTAAGGCCGGCAATGTTGGTTAATTGACCTTCTAGTTGGTAAGAATAATATTTAAAATAGGGATGCTCGTTTGTATAACCTGAAATTTCAAATGATGTTCCGTCTGCACCTTTTGTGATAATTACACCGCTGTAGATTAGTTTTTGTACAGGACTGCTAGTGTTTAAAAATATATTATAATTTTCTTGCGGGACAAAAACTCCGCCGGTGCTAGCAGGATTTTTACTGTCTAAAAGTAAATTAAATTTGGGCTTGCTGGTAAAGCCTCCAAGTTTTGATCCTAATTGATTTGTTAAAGATTGTAAATCTGCCATATACTGATCTACAAGCGTGGTGGTTTCGCCTGACATATAATCAACAATATAATTGACCAGTCCTGCTGTAAATACTCTGCTAGTACTTAACACAGTGCTAGGCAGTTCAATGTCGGCCAATCTAATTCTTAAACCTGTTTTACTGTAAACAAATTGTCCTGCTAGATTTTTTACAATTCTACTACGATCAAAACAAGTGCCTAGTACTTTGTTTGGTTTTAATAAAAGAGCAGTTTGCATCAGTGCAAATGGATAATATGACGATTTACGCCATGCCGATTCAACTGGGCTGTAATCCCCAAATACATAATTGCTAGAAATTGCAGTGCTAAAATAACCATCAATAAAATTTGTATCTAATGGATTTAACAGATTGCCTTGTTCGTCAACAGGGAGACCGTTGTTTAAAATAGTTCGTATGAATCTTGCATCCTGGCGGACTACTTTATTTGGTTCTCTAATAATACCGTTTTGTATGTCTTCCCATAATAATAGGTTGCCGCTTGTATAAGGTGCCGGCCCATATACTTTAGTCCACCACTTAGGTTCTTCGCTAAACCCTAGCGTTTCCCAAGGAGTAACATTTGGCCTATCAGTATCTAGAAACCATTTATAAATACCTCTCCAATAAGCAGGAATATTAGTGCCACGAGGACTATAGCTGCTAGCATAATTAAAAGTAAACGGGTCACTTCCGTTATAATCAGTTTGCTTAGTATAATCTTGTGCTATTAGTTGTGTCCACTGATAAAAAAAGATGGCTAGGACTTGTTCAAATTCTTTCTTTGAGTAATTTGTAGTTCTATCATATCCAGGAATAAATTCATAGATATCAAAAATATCAGAGTCGTAGTTGACTTTGATATTATTGTAAATTCTTTTTTCTAATTCTAATAATAGGTCATCTCTGAAATCGTTAAATGCAATAGTGATACTACCGTCGTGCCCTTGTATAACTTTCCGTGGAGTCCTATAGGTATTGTCAACATAAATCTTAGGCTCAAATTTAGGATATAATCCTAATTTAGTTGGTGTTGCGGGACAAAAACTGCCATCTGTCGAATGATATTCGTAGGCTTCAATTATTCCGCCTTCGGTCAACTCAATATGTAATTCAAAGAAAACATCTGAACCAAAGGTATAATCTTTGCCGTGTAATAACTGCATACCGTTATAATATATATTGACTGTTTGATTGCTCAACTTAGTGAGATCAAATGTTTCAGTTAACGGATATTTTTTAATTCGTGCATCTAGTACTATATATTCTGATCGGACAGACCCGCTGTATGCAAACATGTCAGACAGGTAGTAAGATTGAGTTTTAGGAATGTTCGCAGTGACTATTGACAATACATGATCAACATGCTGTTTAACTTCTGTGTCAATACCCGATTCGTTTGCGGCAATTAAGAACGCTCGTTTAAACTTAGCATAATCATCTTTTGCAGTACTTAATGCTTTAAATACATTTGCTTGTTGATTGCCTAAGTGGTATAGACTTAGATTAACTGATCCGCTGTGTTGAACAAACTTTGTTCCGTATGGGGTTAAATCTCCTAAGTCTCTTAGATTACTGTTTCCAGGGTAAGCGCCGACGAATCCAGTAATGTTATCAATGATTGAATCAACATGATTAATAACTTCACCTAAGGTAAAATTAATTAAATTATCATTCAAAGGATTGTTTTGTAAATTAATTGGAATTTCATAATAACCGTTTTGATTTTTAGAACTAGCACTAAAACATTTTAAAGTGACAACATCTGTTAAAGTAACATCGGTGTTTAGACGAATTAATTTTATCGATGCTGTTGTAACAATTGAAAACTTGTTTTGGTCTAGACGATGCCCATTAACATACACACGAATTACTAGATCCGTTAGGGTGTTTACATTATTATAAACATCAACAGGAAAATTGTTTATTAAATTACTTTGTTTAAAAATTCTTACCACAGGCTGTATACGATCAACCAGTGATTTTTTCCAACCATTTACATAGTTAAAAGTTATAAGATTTGTGATTAATTTTAAAAATCCAGTATTTGTATTTTTAATACTAACCTGTGTGTTGGTTTTGTATTCAAAACTGTCATTTAACAAATCAAAAGTAAACGAAATGTCTCCAACATTATTAATATTCTGATACGACAGCGCAAATCCCAGTTCAGTATCAATCAAAGAAGATAAACTAGGTTTATAAGAAAATAATTTGGTTCCTACAAATTTTGATCCAGGGTATACCGTAGTGTCACCATAGCTGATACCATTAGTGTCTACCACATCAAATAGAGGAAATTGATTAACTTTGAGTTTAACAGGCCCTAATTTCCAGGCTGTGCCGTCAAACCAATACATATTTCCTTGGTTTGTAGTACCTTGTCTAACTAATACAGTCTCATTTAGTTTTGGTGTTGCGTCAGCTTCTTCAACCAAGTTGATTTGTCTTAGTTGACCCGTTTGATCTGAGAGTTGATGAGTCCCTGCTCCTATTTTTAACAAATCAACTGGTGCAGTTAATGACTTGTTAAGATATAATTTGATTGCAGTGTTGCTGATAACATATACATAGTAACTCTTACGGTTCAGTAATCCAGAAATATCACTATTGGCATTATTTAAATAGATAACTTGTGTTCCTGTTACAAATCCGTGCGGTGAGCCGACTGAAAAATTAATTATATTTTTATCTATATCAATTTGGCTTGCATCAAATTCAGAAATTTTTGCAGGATCTTGTATGGTTAAAAAATTGACCTTGTAAATTTTATTTTTAACTCTACCGTCAGTGTCTGCAGAAAATAACACACGCATGCCGTTAGTCAAAGGAACACCGTCAACAAGGTAGCCTAAACTTCCTTCAACACCGCTAAAGGCATCAGTAGTAACAGTATCAATTACATCAATGTCTGTCTTACACTGATGCCCAAAATTAAATAATTTTAATCCTGCTTGGAATTCAATAATAGGTCTTTTTGCCCTTGCTGCCTGATCAAATTCAGGAACTTGCCCTGTTGCAGATGCAATTGCAGTGATTACAGACTGATGGAACCATCGATTATATCGACTCCACGGATTCTTATCTGGACTGCCTCTAGCAATGGTGATATAATCTTTAGTATTGGCTGCGCTAGCAGATGAACTGAACGGTTCCTGATCAAAAGGGGTACTATCAAACAGTGTAGAAGTTTCAGAACTATAAGCAGAAACAATCTCTGTATCTGCTTCAGAAATTAATCTTATAGATGACCCAACACCTTCTACATACCAATAACCGTTAGAATATTTTTCAGGTGTTACTTTTCCAATGAAATCTAATTTCATTCCATTAGTTAAAGGAGTGCCGTTACCTAATGTATATTTTTGTTTGTTTAAAATATCAGTTTCAACATTTAAATAACTGTTGTTGTCAATATCTAGTATATGGAACGCTCCCCCAGTGTCGGCATCTGTTTCACTTACATAAAATAACACACTAGGAGCAGTATGTGGGACTGTAAAAATAATCTGTCCTTGAGAAATACTATTGTTTATCAGTCCGTCGTTGACAAATCTATTAAGAGTGTCTGCCGACCTGATGGTCTTAATGCTGAACGGATTGTTAGGACTTGTTATATTAAATCTATAAGTTTGTCCTCTATACAATGTTATTGTTGGGTTAGGTGTTAGGCCATCATTACTAAAAGTATATGCATAATTGCCGCCTTGATCTACTAGATTAACAGTATAGGTACTGTCAATAGCAATCTGTTGCCCTGCAACTATTATAGGGGTTGGGCCAAATGGTAACCAATAGTACTGTTGAAAGTTAACAAACTTATCCCAATCAATATGCGGATCCCAACTATAGAACTCTTGCTTATTTAGGCGTTCATGATTAGATACATTGCCGCCAAAGGTGTCAATGTTGTTAATATGATCAATATAGTCTTTATAGAAAGTAACATTTCCGATATAATCTTTTATAACAGCCGCAGGTTCTAATTGATAATTTTGTCTCGTTTGATCGCTAGCTGCTAAGAAGACATCGTTGCCATTTGTAGATTTGGCATTTTGTCTACCAATAAATCCGTCAATTTTTTTAACAGTTCCAGGCTGTGTTAGTTGATTTAATGTTGCCTGTAAAAACTTTTTATTACTGTCAGTTCTATAATATGTAGGAAGTAAGCTGGCAGAAAATCTAGCATTGTTGCCCGGAATAGGAAGACCGTATTCGCCTTGGTTGTCAGTTGTCATTAGTAATTCCCGCTAGTGATGCTTTGACTATTAATAGTAGTCGATGTTGCTGATATTGCGCCCGTACTTTGTAGTTGGCTAGCTGTCACGGCTGTGATTATTTCTATATCGTTTATAGTTGCACCATTAATAAAAATTTGATCGCTTTCGCACGGTATTTCAAATAAACTTCCAAAAGACAAATTACCTTCTTTAGGAACAATTAAGAAGTTTACAATATTAGGTGTTAGAGAATTCATCACATAAGTTAGTAATTCACTAAAATAAAAACTATCACCAAAGTCAAAATTATCTAATGCAAAAAATTGATTCAATGCGGATAGTACTCTAGTTTTAATATCATTATCGCTCACAACAACATTTGAATTTTTTACTATTTTAAAAGTTGCCTGTACATCGCCAGATGCGAGATTTCCAAATAATATTTTATATTTGACGGGGTGGTATACTATTTCATCGCTTATAGATTTGATTAAATTCAAACTAGGACTTAATAAACTATACAAGTAGTCAGTACTCGGAGCCAACGGTTGATTAGGTATGGATCCTAGTAGCCATTGGCGATAATTTATGTCATATTGTTTGGTTAGTACAAAAATGTCCATGATGTTTGTTTTGCTAGGATCAATTCTTGACTCATAACTTGCATTATGTATGTATTGAAATTTGATATCCCTTCGGCCAACATATACTTTGTAATCTTGAGATACTTGATAACCAGAAGTAGTATATATTTGAACTGTTCCACTGTCAATAAAATAATAGTAGTTTCCTATTGTCGGAGTGATGCTGTCTTGGTTTAAAATAGTCACGGTTCTTTGACTATTATCAAATAATTTATAATCATCTTTACCAGTATCTATAGAATACTTTGCCAAAACTACAAACTTGGTCAACGGATTGACCGTCGGTGCAACCAGCTGGTCAAAAATTGTAGGATCGTCAACAATACCGTCGTCGTTGCTGTCGCTGAATGTAATTTCAATTTTCTTAGTGTCAACATATCCGTCAACACCCTTATAAGTATCAGTTATTTCCCATTTGTAATCATAGGTCAATGGTGATGTTGAGTCAGGCTGTGTGTTGATGCTGAGTACTTTGATATTATCTTTTGCCACCGTGTTGCTTGTAATGTCATAAATTTTATGACTGGGATCAAAATAAAACCTAATCTGTTTGTCACTTTCAAAAACATAACGAGCCAATCTACTTTTTACAGTATAAAATTCAGAGTCAGTAGTAAACAATACCAGCCAGCTAGAATCTCTTTGTGTGTTAGTATTATCGCCGGAAGTATTTAAATCAAACGCTGAGCGAATATTCAAGTTTACTTCAGATATGATTTTCCAAACAGTATTTTGACTATCGTATCTTAAACCAAATTGTTTATTTGAATAGATTAAATCTACCATAGTGGACACAGTGTTAGTAGTTAGGTTGGTTACCCAGGCAGGTATAATACCCGATAAAATTGCACCGGTTGGTACTGTGTTGTTTATTAGAATAGGAGTGGTTACACTAGAGCTAGGTATACCATTTCCATTAATTGATACAACCTGCGCCCACAAAACAGAACTTGTGTTAGCTGTAGGAGAATTAACTAGGGCATTTTTATTTGATTTATCAAAATATTGTTGTACACGATCAATAATTGGGGCCTTAAACTGTAGTAGACTATTTGGTGTTATCAAAGTTAAGTCACCGGACCCGGTATTTGATCCAACTGTTTGGGCTTGTATCCCGTTGAGGATATAGCCAACTGATTGATTTGTATCTTTTGATATTTGATTCCATAGATTATCAGTGGTAAGATTTGTTTTATTAAATTTGGTATAATAAAAATCTCTTAATTGCTTAGAAGATAATGCACTGATAACTTGATTGTATATTACACTTTGAATGTCTGTCTTTGTTTTATAACTAAATCTAAAAGTATCTGTATATTCTTGTTTGTATAGTGCGCCATCATCAGCAAATAGATTTGTTTTACTATATTTTCCAGTAGGATCTACTAGATCAAAGTAACGACTTATTCCGCTTGAACTACGATTAACTGATTTAATCTTGACAATTTCTTGATTAACCGATAGTGGTGCCACATTATAATCTTCGCCTGTTATCATACGATTTTGTGTATAATAATTAGACGGAGCGTTATTTTTAATATGTGTATTTGTTTCTGTTGAGGCACTGTTAGCCACAGAGGACATTAAATTAAGACCAATAGTTAGTGTTTCAATCTGTCCCACATTGGATGCATATGGTATTTGTACCGTTACATTGCGGATATCGGCAGGATTGATAGTATAACTAATACCGTTACTAGTTCTATAGTAGACTCTAAAGTTACCTAATGGTAAGTTGCCAAATGTACCGTCGCTGAAGCCAAGACTAATCCTATCGTTTGATCGTGTAATCACTTCGTAAATATTTTTAATACTTTTGTTTAAGCTATTATAGATAATGTTATTGCCCTTAGTGCTAGGAACCTGTGCCCAGTACTCATTTTCAATACCGTTTTGATCTAGTCTATACAACCAAACATCGGTATTATTAACATTTATAGCTTCTAAATCAATTATTTCATTAGTTGCAGGTTGACTAACTGTAAATGTTCCTTGATTTAAAATTCCCTGACGAAAATGTACAAAGAATCCTTTGTTGGCGCTGCTGTTGCCGCGGCCGTCGTCACGATATAAGAATGATAACCTGTTGCCGATTAGCGGAGGTTCTTCATAAATGTCTGTAGAATTAATAATCGTTGACACAATTTCAAAATTCATATTACGACCATCGATGGCTTTGCTAAATTCATATACTGGAATGCCTGTATTAGATGCCTGGAATCTATATTGTTCTGTTTTAATGCCGTCGATGGTACTGCTAGCATCTGGATTTCCAAACTGTCTTGTGGCGGGGATAGCAGCATTGATAATTTTAATAAACTGATCGTACCAATTAGAGTTAGCAGTATCGTTCCAACCAATAACTTGATTTGCCAGGTTGCGATTGTTACTATCATAGATTGTTTGTGTGGTTTGGATTGAAGAAAATTTCAATAAACCTGATGATGTTATATTTCTTTTAGGCTTATAGCTTAGTAAATTTGCAAAACGGAGCACACTTTCTCTACGCTCTGCTAGCTCCAAAAAGTTATCCCTGGCATTAAGATCTGCGCGAAATGCAATACTTTGTCCCAAAAACGCAATAACATCGATCAGCGCAAGATATTCGCTAGATTCAATGTAATCATTAAAGTCTTCGGGGTAATTTTCTCTAATATATTGAATCATTACTCTGCGTAAATTTTCAAAATCATAGCTTTGAAAATCAGCATTAGTGAATGTTTGATATATTCTTTTCCAGTCTTGTGAGACTAATAATCTATTTTGTCTATCTGTAGATGACATACGCTATTCCCATTTATATGATATTTAGCGTAGTTTATTAAGTGAGTGTTTAATTTGTTAGACCGTTTTGCTGATCAAATCGTAGCTGTATGGCTTCTTGTATATAGTAGGGAAGGTAAGTCAAAGTGCATTCTATTTGCAGCCCGCTTTCATATTGAGTTATAATCACTTGCTTTGCAGTCACACGGGGATCATAGTTGATAATTTCTTCAACATTTTGTTTTATTAGTATTTTAAGCTGTTCAGTAAGTGGCTCGTAGAGCATATCCCATATAATAGTTCCAAATGTAGGGTTCATTAATCGCTCACCCTGACGAATATTAAAATGATTTAGGATATCCTGTTTGATTAAAGCATAATCATAAAGAGCAAACTTTTGCGTGTCAGGACTTATAGTACTAAAACCTTTGTAAGTCTTAGAGCCAGGGGCATCCTGGTGGGTGGCCCTACTAGGAATAGTGATATTATCATATAATTTTGGTATAGTATTCATAATATTATTTAAGTCTCCGAATCAGCTGCGGGCGGGGGTGTTCGTTTAAATGTATCAATTGATGTAGAGTATTCTTTGTAATATTTTGAAAGTGTTAGATCGCCGGAAACTTCCCTGTCAAGTTTGCTAATTTTTAAATTAACCGGGTCAAGGTTCTCGTGATATGGAAAAGGTTCGTGAGTGGTTAATCGTTTCATTATACTAGTTATCGGAGTATCTGTAAATTTATATTCAAAAACTTTGGCGGCAGAATCTTTTACAGTGATATCTTTAACATTAAATGTTTTTAATGCTTTAGGAATATCTGCTTTAGCAGCAGTGGCTGCGGCAGGACCATTCATATCAATCCTATCAGCAGTTTCAATATGGTTTCCACCGCTTTTAATATTAGTAGCACCTCCTGCTGTAAAATTATTATGCCCTGTAGAATTTAAATCTAAATCAGCTTTAGTAGTAAACTTGGTATTTTTTCCAATAGTAACATCGAGGTTGCCGTCTTTGGCTAAACCTGTTTGTATTTTTCCGTCGGATCCAACAATTAAATTGTATTTGAAGGCTGATTCTATTTGTATTCTTCCACTATCATAACCGTTTTTATCTGTATCTTTTGCCGAACTATAATCCGCAGTAGCTTTCATATTGATATTACGGCCTGCTTCAAAATTAATATCTCGGTCTGCACGAATATTTAGATCAGCTTTGGTACGCATGGTAATACTGTCTTCTGAGTAGATGTCAATTTTTCCATCGCTGGATAGTTCTACCCATGCAGTCCCCCTGCTGTTGGTAATATAAATCAAATCTTCACTGTTGTGCAATACAATTTGGTGGCCTGTTCTAGTTTTTATTCTAACCAATTCGTTATGCGGGCGAGTTTGATCGCCTGTAGGAGTTGACCCTTTGGGCAATTGCTCAAGTGCTTCGTACTCTGGCGGTCCGGCGGTTGGTGCTTTCATTCTTATAAACTTATCATCGCCATCATCCATAACAAATGAACTGCCGCCGAGGTGGCTGGTCTTCTTATCAACCTTGCCTTTATCAGTACCAACTGGATTAACCGGAGCACCATTTTGTTTGTCAAACGGGCCTGGCGTTGAAATGCCAAATACCATGCTAGGAATTTCTCGGCGAGCACTGCTAGTGGTTATTCCTCGAATGTCATCGTAGATTAATCCTTGATTATTAATTAGTACTTCTTGCGGAGTTGCAGGTTTGGTTACTGCTGATGCATCTAATGTACTGCCTCCTGCTTCTTTGTTTAATTCTGCAACCGGAACACGCTCTGCTGTGGTTTTTTTTGTTTCGTCAACATTATAATAAGTAGAAGGATATCCCGGCAGCATGAAATTCATTTTTTCATCTAGTACACAGCCTATCCAATACAATTCTCGTTGATTGCCTTGAGCATAGACTACCATTACTTTTGTGCCCACATCTGGCGGGATCATCCACATACCATATGACTTTTGTGTATTGTCATAGGTGTCGGTGCTAGGGTCATCAGGGTTGCCGGTGACAAATTTGGCGCTGGTAACTCCGTAAAACGGACTACAATAAGATGCTAGGTGTACTTGGCCGTCGGCATTTTCGGCTCCGCCTGATTCTCTTAATAGTTGCACTTGAAGTTTACCCATGTAACTTTTATCAAGATGCCCAACAACTTTAGCTATGAACGGGCCATCATTAGGTTTTTGGCCTGCTGGCGCGGAGTTTCTTGAATCTTCGTTTTGATCACTCATAATTTACCTTAATCTGTTACGGGGGTTGACGACACTACATTTCCATCGTTATCATAAGTGATACTACTACCATCATCAAATTTTTGCGTGTGTGATTGCGCTGCAGCGTCAGCTGGAGTATTAGCTTGCGGAATAACTTTGTCAGCAGCAGTGACCATAGGGACCGGTTTACCAGTTGCTTTAGTTGGGTCAACTGTTTGTCCTGGCAATCTAATCATTTTTAATATTTGAGTAAATTTGCCTCTACTAAAATTGCTGTCTACTTGATTAACTTTAAACAATCCACTAAATTCATTAACTAATTCCGTTGGTCCAAAAGTATATGCACTTTTGCTAACATCAATATCTATAGGAGTTCGAAAATTAACTATAATCATAACTTCGCCTGACTGATAATTTATTGCGCCGTCATTGTTCAGTTGTTCGTATTGAGTTGCCTTGGCTGTATAGTTACCCATACCACTATCACCAAGATAGTAAGGATCACCTAAAATAGTCATAGTGGTGTTGACCATATCAACTGCATTATTAACTACATTTTTTTGAAACTGTCTAGCTGCCATAGTATCAGGAGTGTCGCGACTACCTCCGCCTACTCCTGTATCAGTTTTTGTAGAATCGGATCTAACTTCTGTTGGCAAGTTGCCTGTTGAAGCAGTAGCTGCTCCAGCAGTAGGGGGCTCTGATCTTTCAACTGTAGCAGGAATAGCCGAGCCATCGTCTTTGGCTGTTACAGTGCCTTGGTTATTCTTTGCGGCATCTTGAGCTAAGGAAGTATAGAAAGTATTTTTAAAATTAATATCAAAACTTAATATATCTAGATTTTTTGATGTATAGATATAATTATATTCTTTAATAACTTGCGCCTTAGCTTTTTCAGTTTTTGGGTTAGTAGTATTTGGTGGCATAAATCTACTAGCATCAATAAAATAAGGGACTACTCTATAGACAATTAACTTAGGTAGTGTTCCTGTTTTGGCTAAATTATCTTCGGAAGGAATAGTGTAAACCTGTGCTTCAACTCTCCACCAAGGTATTCTTCCTGTTTCGGTTTGTTGTACTTCAGTTAATGCTTGACGACCGTAGTCGCTCATTAAAATAGTTTGGTTAATTGCATTAATAATATCAGTGCCTTGGGTGAATTTCATTACCCCTTTTGTTGGGTCAATGCTAATATTTCCCCTAGTGTAAGTGTTTGTTTCTTTATTATAAACTGCATTGTCTGCGGCAAAAGGAGGATCGCCCGGGCGGTACAGATCAAATCCCATGCTAGCTCGACCAATAGCATTAACAGTAGTATCAGAAACTTCTTGTACTAGTACTTGATTTGCTCCGACACTAACACCTAATTTACTATATAATCCGTTTGCTCCCGAACTAGCACTACCGGCACTTGGGTCTTTGGTTGCTCCTGCATCATCATTATTGGTTGCACTACCTGCACTACTGGCTATGTCGGCTGGGAATAGTATTAGCATTTGATCAGGTACTTTGACTATTCCGTCGTTTTTTTGTTTTTGGAGTCGTTTATTCAACTCAACTTCTAGACTGTTTTCTCCAGTTTGTAACATTTCAACTACAGTTTTACCTGAAATTGAAATATCTGTTTTTAAATCTAAGTAACTACTAGAAAACCCTTTTTCGTTCCAAGGGAACGCTTCACAATCATATTCGGCACCTCGCCCGGTAACGCTCATGTTTAGTGTTCGTAACTTTAACGGAAAATGTTTGGTTGTTTTTTCAGGAGTGATCGATCCGGCATCAATTCCTTGTACAATTGAACTCAGGTGTCCTTTAAATTCTAAAGTTAGCAATAACGGTACATCAAGATAATTTTTATAGCCTGCATTTTTTGCGGCAATCTGTAATGCCTGGAAGAACAGACCCATACTATAAGGTTCTATAATTTTAAATTTGAATCCGGCGGCATTGGTGTTGCCGGTACTCTTATCAAAACCAATAACACTGTTGATGCTGACATTGTCAATAAAAAATTCAAACTTACCGTAAGCAGTTTGTACACGATTATCCGGATCGCCGCTGCCATCTTTTAAAATAATTTGTCCAAGGTCGCCTTTCTTGTAAGTGTCGTCGGGGAAATTAATTGATGCAGGGTCAAGAACACTTAATGTCCAAATATAATTATAGCTGGCAAAGTTGTGCAAGACATTGGGTATCCTAGTACTTGGTTCACCGGTTACTGGATCATACCCCGGGATAGGAATATTTACTGCACCACTAGCTTTACCTATTGATGATGCAATGTTTCCTAAGTTAATTATACTTTGAGCGGCCTGTGTGGCTGCTGATAGTCCCGGAACTTTACTTAATAAATTTGAGCCAATGTTACTTAGACCGGCACCTGCTAGATTTTGAATATTTTTTGCCGCAGCTGTAATATTGTTTAAGTTACTGGCTAATCCAGTGTTTCTAACAACCGTATTGACTGCTCCGGTTAATGCAGTTGTCGCTTGGTCTAGCAGGCCCATAATTATAATCCTAAAACTTTAAGCAATCCTGCTTTTTGTGAAAGATAAATTTGTGTTCCGGCAACAAAATCAAATACAGGATCTTGCAGTACATCCATATTTCGTTGTATGAAAACCCACCATAACTGATGATGTCCGTATAAGTCGTAGGCCAACAAGTCTGGACGATAAGTGTACTGAGGTTCTATAGTATAGATAGCATCGTCTGATTGCGCACTAACTGGTCTAATTTTTAAAATGTTTAAATAATTCTGTGTTATAGGAGTGCTGGCCCAAGGACTGGTATTATTGTATGCTGCCATTATACATATCCTCCAGAACCGTTCATATAATCTCCGTTGACAAATTTTTGTAAACTAAACTGTCTCACAGATTCTCTGCTATAAATTGGTTGTAGCGTTACTGACACTGTGCTCTTAGTTGGCACATGAGTACTTGCACTGGTAGATCCTGCACCACTTAATCCGTTGATAAAGTTGGTAACATTGTTAACTGCACTACTCACATTGGCGGCCGCTCCTAATATTTTGGCAGCACCGCTGGCTCCAACTGCACCGGCTACACCTGCTAGTGTAGTTAATGCACCACCAGTACCTCCGCCGCCTACAGGATTTCCTGACCCGCTAAATCCTTTTTGTCCAACTGTGGTACCAATATAGTTTGTATCGCTAGGCAACTCTACTGAGAAACTTTTTATTACCACCGGCACATTTTTAAAAACAAAATCCCCGTAGCCGTTTAGCGTTAGGATAGGAGGTGGGCTTCCGCTGAATTCACCGCTGTCACCTGTGTACATTTTTGTAGCTGATCTTAAAAAGTGTACTACTGCAATCCAATACTGCGCTTGATCTGCAGTCTCACAATAAAATGTTCCGCTAATTGAAAATTCGCTTACTCTTGAATTTTGATAAGCAAGGAATTGATAATTTTGATGTGTTAGTACAACATCGTCATAGCTTGCGCTGTTACTGATGCTGATTGTAGGAGTATATGGAAACACCAAACCGTTAGATGCCATTAGTGGGGCTAGTACTGGACTACTGGAGAAGAAATTATTAGGAATTCCTAATCGTACACGCCAATCGTCTGTGTTTCCTGGTCCAGCAAAGGCCACTCGAGTGGCGGCAAAGGCCGCGCCACCCCCGCCGGGCAAGTTCATGCTTCGAATTGAGCTAATCAGCGCAGCAGGGTTAGATAAATTATTTAACGCAATGCCCAACTTGCTTGCGGCTCCGCCAATATTGCCAGTTGAAATATCGTTTACCAGTCCGGTAGCTGCCGACTGAATATTGTTTACCGCTTGTGTTGCACCGCTAGCTAATGTATCAAAAATGCCCATATGGACTCCTTAGTCTGTATATTTAGTTGACAAAATAAACTGCATAGTTTATAATAGTATGAAAATAGGACCGTTATGACCAAAGTTAATTACTTAAACAACAAAGATTTATTGGAAGAAATCCACAAAAGCAAGAATACATTTTGCAGTTATGTGCAACCCGAATATCACAGATATGATTTAATCTTGCCCAGCGTGGACAAAATCAATATTCGAACTATAGCAGAGGCCAAACGAGCACAGGCCAAACGACTAGGTCAAAAAGACTATGAAGCTAGGAAACTGGCAGGGGAAAAAGTCAAACAGGCAGATTGCGAAGTTGATTACAAAAAGATCAACAAGAAAGATTTAATTTTTAGGGTTATGACTTTTGATCATATTCCGTTAAACAATACTCGAAAAAAGAATCCTAAGAGCATTGCAGATCACAGAGATAAAGTTAACTTTCCACCGTTCCAACATTGGAAATTCAATGACGAAGACATTTTAGTATGCGTGGGCAAGAGTCATTGGAAAGGGTCTGTTGAAAAGGGCAAGTTTAACAAAGATCATGGGCAGATTACCAATACCCTGGCTCGCATGTATATCAAGCTGTGTGAACGATATGCTACTCGAGGCAATGTGCGTGGATATACCTACAACGACGAAATGAAAGGTCAAGCTATTCTGCAACTTACACAGATCGGTTTGCAGTTTGACGAATCAAAAAGTGATAATCCGTTTGCATATTTTACTGCCGCAGTTACAAACAGTTTTGTTCGTATCATTAATATCGAAAAACGCAATCAGGTTATCCGTGATGACCTGTTAGAAATGAACGGAATGAACCCTTCGTACACTAGGATCGGAGAAGGCGAGCATCAAGCTGCCTTGAAACGCAATGAGGAAAATGTTGAATGATTTAACCCTAAAGTGTATAAATAAAACTATACACTTTGGATTAAAATATGTTTATCTATAAAATTATCGTTAATAATAATGTTTATATAGGACTTGATACTAAACCGTCCTATAAGTTATCACGATGGAAAAAGCATTGTGATGAGGCAACTACAAGATGTAAAACAAAATTACATAAGGCTATGAATATGTATGGCATAAAGAATTGTGTAGTTGAAATATTAAAAGATAACTTTAAGTCTATTGGAGAACTTGCGTTATCGGAAATTGATTACATTAAGCAATACGATTCTTATAAAAACGGACTTAACTCTACTCCAGGTGGAGACGGTTTAGGAAAATACGATTTAACTTTATTATCGCTTGCAGATATAGACAAAATCAAATCTGCATTAGGTGAGCATTTTAGTAATTATAATAAAAATATCAAATGGGCAGGAACTACTGAAGTTGATAGAAAATTATTAACTAAACATTTACATACTGACGAAATTTATCAAAAGAAATCGGATACTCTTAAGAAATTTTACAAAGCAAATCCAGATATTGCCAAAACAAAAGCAGTAGGGATTAGAAAATGGCAGTTGCAAAATCCAGAAGAAATGAAGAAACGCAATCAGATTAATTCGATCAAAGGTGCCGCGGCTGTTTCGAAGAAACTAAAGGTTGAACTGGAAGACGGTAATGTGTTATACTATTCAAGTAAAAGTGAATTCCATAGATTAACAAATCAATGGGCAAACACCATTATTAAAAAAACACAAGAAGGTGTTTTCTACAATGGTTATAAAATATGGGAAGAAAAATGAACAACTACAATATGTCTATTCACACAAATCCCGATGCAAGAGCCTGGGCTAAATTCTTTACTGAAAAGTATAAAGTATGGTCGGAAGATGGTGTAGAGTCTGACTCTGAGGCCTTAATGACTGCGTGGTTTGCCAATGCTATGATGGCGATGCATGATCATTTAGTATTGAAAGGTAATCCAATCAATGGAGATCATGCCCAATACCTTATAGATAAAGAAAACGGAGTTAAACAATAATGGCAAACTTATTTAAAAAAGTTGCGTGCATGACCGATATTCATTTCGGTCTCAAGAGCAATTCATCAGTACACAACCAGGACTGTGAGGATTTTGTAGACTGGTACATTGCCAAAGCCAAGGAGGAAGGCTGTGATACAGGTATCTTTCAAGGAGATTGGCATCATAATCGCAATAGTCTTAATATCACTACTATGGACTATAGCCTTAGGGCCTTGGAAAAGCTCGGAGCGGCGTTTGATCAATTTTATTTCTTTCCTGGCAATCATGATTTATATTACAAAGACAAACGGGATATTCACTCTGTAGAATTTGGCAAGTACATCCCAGGAATTACTGTTGTTCATGAGCCTACTACCATTGGCGATGTTACGCTGTGCCCGTGGTTAGTAGGGGAAGAATGGCGGGCTGTGGGTAAGAAGGGCGGCAAGTATATTTTTGGTCACTTTGAATTGCCCAGCTTCTTTATGAACGCCATGGTGCAGATGCCAGACCACGGTGAGATCACTCTTAATAGTTTCAAAAACTATGAGTTAGGATTCAGCGGGCACTTCCACAAACGCCAGCAACAAAAGAACATGATCTATATTGGCAATGCTTTCCCGCACAACTATGCAGACACATGGGACGACGAACGAGGCATGATGGTATTAGAGTGGGGCGGGCAACCAGAATACCATACTTGGCCTAATCAACCTACTTTTAGAACACTCAAACTCAGTAGACTTATAGACGAAGCTGATAGTATAATTAAACCTAATCAGTATCTACGAGTTAACTTGGACATTGATATCAGTTATGAAGAAGCAACTTTTATCAAAGAAAAGTTTATGAAAGACTATCCAATTAGAGAACTAACCCTAATCCCTGAAAAGAAAGAAATTGATATCAATACCAATATTGATATTCAAAGTTTTGAAAGTGTAGATCAAATTGTCAGCAATCAATTGGTCAGTATTGAAAGCGAGCAATTTGACAAGACTGTGCTGTTGAGCATTTATAATAACCTATGATAAAAATTAAAGATCTGTCAGTTAAGAATTTTATGAGTGTGGGTAACCAGACTCAAGCAGTTGATTTTGACAAAGAACAGTTGACTCTTGTGCTGGGCGAGAACTTAGATCAGGGCGGTGACGACAGTGGCTCAAGAAACGGTACTGGCAAAACTACCATTGTGAATGCACTTAGTTTTGCACTGTACGGAACTGCGCTTACCAACATTAAAAAAGACAATTTGATCAACAAAACTAACGGTAAGAACATGTTGATCACATTGAGTTTTGAGAAAGACGGTGTTAGTTATCGTGTTGAGCGAGGCCGTAAACCTAATATTCTCAAGTTCTACATCAATGATCAGGAACAGGAAACCGCAGAGTCCGACGATGCGCAAGGTGACATGCGTGAAACACAAAAGGACATTGATGACTTGTTGGGCATGAGTCACGACATGTTCAAGCACATTGTTGCGCTTAACACTTATACTGAACCGTTTTTGAGTCTTAAGGCTAATGAGCAAAGAGAAATCATTGAACAGTTGTTGGGTATAACTCTGCTGAGTGAGAAGGCAGATTTACTTAAAGAACAAGTTAGAGTTAGCAAAGAAAAGATTTTGCAAGAAACTGCTGACATCGAAGCGGCAAAAAAGTCTAACGAGCGCATTGAGCAAAGTATTACCAATTTAGAAACTAAACTCAAAGCCTGGAATACTCAACAAGAAACAGACGGAGTTAAAATTGCCAAAAGCATTGCTGAACTTCAAAGTGTTGATATTGAAAAAGAAATTGCACAGCATGCACTGGTCAAAGAGTATGATGAATTTGCGGCCACTATCAAGAGTCTTAATAAAGAAAAAGCCACGCTGGAAACCGCAGTGGGTCAAGCAGATAAAAGTGTAACCAAGTATACCAAAGAAGTAGAGCAGTTAAAAAATAAGACTTGTCCGGCATGTGAACAAGAGTTACACAGTCACAAGCATGAAGACATGACAGCTACCGCTGAAAAAAATCTAGAAGACGCAGTGGCCTATATAGAAACTGTCAGCAACAACTATGCAGGTGTGTTGCAAGAGTTAGAAATAATTGGTGACATAAATGGTAGGCCTAGAACTTACTACGACACAGTAGAAGAAGCACTCAAGCATCAAAACAATCTAGCAACATTAGAACAGGCATTGATTAATAGGCAAGAAGAATCTAATCCTTATCAAGAGCAAATTGATGAGCTACGCAATAGTGCTATACAAGAAATTTCGTGGGATAATGTTAATATATTATCCAGCTTGAGAGACCATCAAGAGTTCTTGCTTAAATTGTTGACCAGTAAAGATAGTTTTATTCGAAAGAAGATCATAGATCAAAACCTTGCCTATCTTAACAATCGTCTAACATTTTATCTTGACAAGATGGGATTGCCGCACAGCGTTAATTTTCAAAATGATTTGACTGTTGAGATCACACAGCTGGGTCAGGACTTGGACTTTGATAACTTGAGTCGCGGTGAGCGCAATCGTTTGATTCTAGGATTGAGCTGGGCATTCCGTGATGTGTGGGAAAGTTTATATCAACAGATTAACTTGTTGTTTATTGACGAGCTGATCGACAACGGTCTTGATGCCGCAGGAGTCGAGAACGCATTAGGTGTTCTCAAGAAAATGGGCCGTGAACGCAATAAAAATATCTATTTGATCAGTCACAAAGACGAATTGATCGGTCGTGTTAACAATGTTCTTAAGGTTATCAAAGAAAACGGTTATACCAGCTATGCCAATGATTTGGAGATTGCAGACTAATGAGCGGACATGATGGTTTAATGTCAGCTTTCCAGGTTTACTTTAAGGCAAACCAACGATGGGAAAGCACACAAACACATGTCTCGGCCATTGCTCTTAGACGAGCACTTAGAGATTTGAGAGATCGCGCAAGCGAATACAGAGTAGAGATACAGACAGTACGAGAAAAAAAACCAAAAGTTAAATCACCAAAATGGCGAGAAGAACAGGCAAGTCAGAACGAAAAGGCTCAAGGCAACGATGATGCTAACTAAAGCATGTCATGGACTTATCAGGATACAATTATTGAAACATTACCCGAAGAATGTGTCGGGTTTGTATATCTGATAACCAATGTCATCTCTGGCAGAAAATATATAGGCAAGAAATTAGCAAAATTCTCAAAGACGACCTACAAGACTGTAAAGTTGAAGAACGGCACAAAGAAAAAAAAGAAAATTCGAAGCAAAATAGACAGCGATTGGCGTGAGTACTACGGAAGTAGTCCTAACTTGACCGCAGATATAGATGCACTAGGCAAAGAAAATTTCACAAGAGAAATATTATATTACTGCAACTCAAAATCAGAATGTTCATACATCGAGGCCAGAGAACAATTCACCCGCAAAGTTCTAGAATCAAAAGACTATTACAACGGCCAGATATCTGTCCGTGTACATGGTTCCCACATATTAAAATCTTAGGCTAATCATACAGTTAGGGCTCGCACCGGCTAAAATCGGGTGCCGAACAGTTGAAACCTGGACTCATAGTCGCAGGGATCCGAAGTCTTGCCGCTGTAAGCAAGCACTCAATCAGTATCCTTAACAGGACCACGATCGCTTAAAACCTGCGATTTGATTGTTTGAACAGAATACATAATAGGTAAAAAGAAGGGAGAAAAACCCTGGATTAATATATGCGACTGCGTGTGTATATTAATTGCCGTTGAATCTAAGACGGAGCTCGTGGTACTGGTCAACCGCCACTGTAACTGCTCTAACGCTAGTGTGACATTGTGCAACTCAGATAATGTTATATTTTTTAGCCCGGAAACGGGCTAAGTGTGACTGAACAATCTAGATAATACTTAAATGCTTCGCATTAATTGTGTTCTAAGAAACAGAAAACATGTTCGAGCGCGAGCGAAGAACTGAAGAACGCAAGTTCTTCTTTAATAAATACACATATGAAAGTTTATGATATCATCTCTGAAGAAAAACAACAACTAAATGAATTCGTACCTCTTTTGATTGGCGGCCTTACGATTGGCGGTATATTGACCGCCATAAACTTAGGTATAAGTGCTTGGGGTGCTTATGATATCTATCAGTTTGTAAAAAAGTATAATGACGATCCTGACAAAATTACAGACGATGAGTGGGGCGATCTTTGGATAGATGCCGCACTATTATTTGCACCTGCAATAGGTAAATTTGGTAGAGCTGCATTTGTCAAAGTGCTTCCTAAATCTTGGATTATCAAAGGTGGCGCTTGGTTCAAACGATCAGTATTAAAAATATATGCCAAGTCAGCTACCAAAGGGCTTGCTGGCGCAGATCGAATCAAAGCATTAAAGGCTATTGCTAAAGAAAGTAGATCAGTTGCATCTGCGCAAAAATCTATCAATGCATTAGGCACTGCATGGAAAATAATACAAACTTTAGGTATTAGTGTAGTTGGATACAACTACTGGACTGAACTATCTGCGCTGGATGAAGAATTTAGAAAATTCAAAGGTGGAGATAAGACCACTAAGATATTTGGTAATTCTACAGACAGTGATGCGTATGAGGTCTATCTTGACCTACATGCAAAGATACTTGGAGAGTTGACTATTGCTGTTGGTGGCTTTGTAGGCGGAATGGCTGTGGGCAAGACTATTGGCTTCCTGGGTAACTTTATAGGGAAGACACCTGTAGTTGGTTGGGCTGTCAAAATACCTTTTGATATAGCTTCCGGACTAGCTAAAATGATGGGCAACACTAGTGTTTATATTCCCCTGTTCATGGCCACTGATGCTGGCAAAAAGTTCATGGAAAGCGGAATTATAACTTTGATCACCAAAGGTATCGGACATATGGAACAAGGTGCTATAGAATTGCTATCTAAAGCATTAGAAGAAATAGGTGTGTCAAAGGGTGTAACTGATAAAATACCTGGAAAAACAGAAGAGCCGCCTGCTAGTGTGCAGGCTAACGATGCCGAATCTGACAAATATATCAAAACTGGTCAAGGTAATCCTGCACTTAGAAAACGCACTGTTGGCAAGCAAATCTATATTGGCAATGTACTAGTAACCGACGACGATGGCTATCTATTACCCAGCGTTGGAAGTCGAATTCAAGATATACAAGACAAGGCAAAGATAGTAGGAGAGCCGGATCCTACAGCGGGTATACCTAAGAAGCCCGGTGTTGATTACACCAACTGATTTTAAATCCAGGGCAACTTAGTTGCTTTGGTTGTTTCAATATTTTCCGTAATAATATCATTCATGATTTTACGATCTTCAAAAGAGTAAACATGAAATAGGTCATGGCTACTAACACCACCTCGCATATACCAACTGATTCTAAAAATTTCGTCTTTTAGAGCTTTGGTATGTGTTTCATACCCTTCAATAAACTTTTCTATCTCAGAGTTCGGCAGTGTTTGTAGCCTTATTCGAAAAAATTTGATTGATCCATCGTGATAGTAGTTTTATCTTGATGATGGCAATCGGAGCATTCTACTTGTAGATCAGGCATGGCCCAGACATCTTTATTTGCCTCAAGAAAGTCTTTGATCTGTTTATATTGATCTCTGCTCATGTGACTTAACCATTCAAGTATATGTTCTTTTTCAGAAACTTTTCCATCTGGCATGTCTACAGATTCAATACTGGCCAATAATACTTTTAATTGTATATCAGCTAATTTAGCATAGATTTCGTCTATGTATCCCTGTTTAGTTTCTTCAGTAACATTGGCCAATTGTGCTAGCATACGCTGTAGAGTAAAATTTTCTACATTAAATCCAGTAACTTCGTTGTAGTTTAATGGTCTAATATTGATGGTTAAATCGCCTAACGGTAGTCTACTGTTAAACACTTTGTCTTTGTAATTTTCAATTACAGCACCTAAATCCACATCAAAATTGTCTTCGTGCCCGCAATTAACACAGGTGTTGACAATGGTCATTTTTTCACCAAAAGTAGCCATTCTGATAGCAACTAGCAAGGTATCAGTATCTAAACTAGGAACAACTGTGGCGTCTTTAATATACGGGCAACAGGATTCAATTAACTTGATTGATGCTTCGCCGTTAAACAGGGCGTCAGGCGTTTTCATAATGACCTCGTCCATACCAGTCATGGCAAAAATAGGCACATTACTGCTGTCGCCCTGTAAGGTTCCTTCGGGATAGAACAATCCCTTGCTGGGAAGACTGATATAAATTTTAGGTTGTCTAAAATATTTTTGTAATGGATTCATGGTATTTTGGCTCTCGATAAATATAATTGCACAATATATTTATATACGCACATTTCTGGAAGAAAATAAATGGCAAAGTTAGACAATGACGACTACACAGCGATAGGTAACGCTATTGCTAACGCTTTGGGTAAAAGCAACAGCTTTCAGGGTGGCGGACAACAAACAACAGCGGCACCCAGTGCGTCTGCGTTAGACACTAGCAGTGCTGAAAAGTTTGGCCAAAGTTTAAAGAAAGCAACTAGTGACGGAGTTGACGGGTTTGGTAATGCTGTTAAAAATTCAACTGGAACACTTGGCGAATTAAGCAAGCGTGGCCAAAACTTCAGTAATGATCTTGTAGGAATGAACACCGCGGCTGCTCATAGCCGTGTAGGATTAAATGATTTTGCAGGAGTAGTTGCTGAAAACGGCAAAGGTCTAGCAGGGCTCGGCGGGTCTGTTACCCGTGGTGCAGAAGCTTTTGGTAAGTTAAGTAAAGGATTCTTTGACAGTAGGATGGCTGATGAGCTCCAGCAGATGGGCTACAGTGCAAAAGATCTTAATCAAGTTCTAGCTATACAAGCAAGTACGCAACGATCAACACTGGGTAATGATGCTACTAGTAGAAAAGCCAGTTACGAATCTGCCGCCAGTTTGGCCAAAGAAATGGATCTTATCAGCAAGCTAACTGGTAAGAATCGTGAAGAGCAGATGGAAGAAGCCAAGAAACGGGCTGCAGACGGACAAGTAGAAGCCAAGTTACGACTTATTGGTATTGAGCAAGGTGCTGACGCAGAGAAAGCAGCCAGAGCTAACTTTCAAGAACAATTTGCCAAAGCCGAAGCTCGCGGACAAGGACAAATGGCCAAAGAGCTGTTTGCCACAGGCACAGTGACCAGTCAAGAAGCCGCAACACAGTTTGCGTTAACGGGAGAGGCTGCTCAAAAATTAGCACAGCAAATGGATCATCTTGGCAAAGGTAATATTGAAGCCGCCAATGCCGCAAGCAAAGAAGCTGATGCCGCCAATGCTAAAAATCAAAGAGATCCTACACTGCTAAGATTAGCCACATTAGGTTCTGCCGCAGGCGATGCCGGCATGATCATGAAGAAGAATGTTGAAGACAACATGGCACTTCATGACTCAGTAGTTGCATATGCCAAAGCAAATGGTATAGCATTAAACTCAGTAAAAGATTTTGGCAAAGCACTTGACGGTGTTAGGACTGATCTAAAGGCAAGCCAACTAGGCCAACGACAAGTGGGTAACGATGTTGCTAAAGCTGACGGTAAGTACACCGATGTTAGTGGACTCAACAGGGGAGTAGTAGCTACTAGAGTAGCTGGACAGGAAGTTGGTTCAGGTGTTGCTCAAGCAGTTGAAGCCAAAGACCAAAACGGCCGAAGTATTGCTGGGAATTTGAATCAAGGCGGCCGAGCAGTCGAGTCTGCTATAGGTAGTTTATCTCCTAATCAAAGCCTAGGACGAACAATTGGAGAAGCAGCCGAGAAAGGTGCTGCTACAGGCGGCAAAGAAGGTGGAGCAATAGGCGGAGCAACTGCATTAACTGTTGGAGTTTTTAATAAATCAACTGACACATTTGACAGTGCTGTTAAAACTTTTGCTATAGGGATAAAAAGTTTTGCATTTGGCGCACCAAAAACAACTCCTCCAGCGCCTGCAGTCGCACCAGCTAATGGACAAGTCCCACAACTAGCAGACGGCGGAGTTGTTACACCAAAATTAGGCGGAACAATAGTTAATGTAGGAGAAGGCGGCAAATCTGAAGCAGTTATTCCGTTAGATAAACTGCCTGGAATGATTGGTGCCAAGACCAGTATCAGTTCATCAACACCTGCACCTGGTTACGGTATTCAAGGACAGATGGGACAAATGTCTGTGAGCATGGACCGTTCTGCACTGAGAACAGACGACCAGAAGAAAGTGTTTGATGAGATAATGACTCTCAACACTAAATCTTCTCAAGAGAAATTAGCATCATTAAAAGCAGAGCAAGCGGCAGCTCATGCGGCAAACAAAGCATCAACTGATGCAATTGATGCAATGGAAGAGAAATTAGAAGCTGAAGGAAAAGGCTTTAAAGATCTTGCAGGCGCACAAAAAGCTGAATATGAAGCTCTTAGAACACAACAGCGAGAATCTTATGATGCATCTGACAAAGGCAGAGAAGCAATCAAAGCTGCCGAACGAGCAGTTCAAGCTAAACAGAATTTAGAAAAATTAGGTTACGAACAAACTTTTGCCAACGAAGAACAAAAAGCAAAAATTGTTGAAGAGTCTAGCCAAAAGATCAAAGCTGATATCGCTGAAGCATTGCCAGTAAAAACCATTGAAGACAGTGCTGAAAAAACCAAAACAGTACTGACAGCACATCAAGAAACTACCTTAAAGTATGCTTACCAAGATACCGAAGGCAAGAAGATGCAGTTGGATAATCAGAAAAATCTGATCAAAGGTGAAATCAATTCAATTGCTGAGAAGAATCAACAGATTGCAGATATACAGAAAGAAGCAGATGGCAGAGAACTGTCTGAGAGAGAAAAGAATCGTATTGAAAGAATACAAAAAGAAATTGAAGCTGGTAAAGAAACTCTCAAAATAAGAGAAGAAGATCTCGAAGTATATCAAAATCTTGACAAGCTGTCTGCAGAGCGTGGACTAAAAGAACAACAGGAAACTGCCAAGAAAGAAGCTGAGATTAAAGATCAACAGATGCTGGACAAGATCAAAGCAGATGTTGCAGCCGGCGGCTCTCAAGAATTAACAGTTAACGGTAAAGCAGTGGATCCTGGTAGTGAAGAAGGTAAAACAGCCGCAGCTCAAATGAATACTGCATTAGCCGATATGGCCAAAAATATGCCCAATCCTGCTGATTTGATGTCAGGCGGCGGCACTTTG